GCTATTCATGTTGACCTACCGGCGCGGACTGGATGGTTTTCATGGTTTTTCTGATAATGGTCGGGTGCTGTTCCTTTTTTCATATTTGTTGGGGACTCTTTTTGGTTCCGCTTTTCTGTTGGGACTACCGGCGCGGGCGGCGCGGGGAATTGTTTTTCCCGTTTTCCCCGTTTAGGGATGCCGTCGGGCGTTACACTCGTAAATTGAAAATACAGAACACCTCGTTCCGACTGTTAACAGCCTGTACGACCGGAGTGTTCGCTGGATATGACGAAAGAAGGTATGATGCCAGACTTCACCAATTGGGGATTCAACAACAACCAGCAGTCGGAGCAGGACAATGGTTACGGTTCCGACAATTATTCTGAACCGGAGCAGTCTCCTGTCGAGGAGTCGCAGACGGAATCCGATTCTCTTAATCAGGAGAGTTCGGAGCCTGTCGCTGACGTGTCCGCACCGGCTGATGGTGAGGACATGAACGTGGACGCTGAGTCCACTGAAACCGAAGACAAGCCGAAAGGGAAGGGCAAGGGCCGTTCCAATCGCAAACCGCGTGAAAAGACCATGCCGCACATCGAGGAACAGTTCGGCAAGAAGCTGATTCCTCTTGTCAAATCGTTGGATGACGAGCGTGTGGTTTCTCTCGCCAAAGCGTTGACCGATACGAAGAAGAGCACTCCGGAAGCAGTGCTGGACGCATTGACCGAGCCGAAGAACCAACGTCGAATCTCCGAGTTCGCGTCCGCGTTGGAAGGGTTGGCTACAGCCGAGCCGGGCATGATTGCCGCAGAGGTGACGTTGGTGTTCGCGCAGGGCAAAGATATGACCAACCTGCTGTTCTCCGTGCTGAACGCGGTCGCGCCGGAGAAGAATTTCGGCCGTCCGGTTGACGACCAGTCTCCTGCCGGAATGCGTAAGAACCTGAGCAAGATTGTCGATAATTGGGGTGACGGTGTTGACCTTTCCGTTATCGATGAGCTGAAAGTCTGAGTTCCCATTCCGACATCATTGAGGGGAGTCGGCCTTACGGTCGGCTCCCCTCTTTTCAAGCTTGGACTATTGTCTGCGACGTAATCTCAAAGCGTCTTCGGACGAGTACACTCCGAACGGGCTGATGGTCACGCTGTATTTCGTTATACGATACGTCCACTCGTTCTGACTGTCGTTCAACTCCTTGAATCTATTTAGAAGATTCTGCTTGGAGAGGCTTTGCCTGCTTGCTGGAAGCAGTGATGGAAGGTCTGCCCGTTCGATGATGAGTCTATGGTCGTTCGGACAATACAATGCCGCCAATACGAGCAGGTCTATCGCTATGGCGCTACCCGCGTTGGGGTACAGACACTTCAACGGCATCTGCCGGACGTTCCTTGTCATCATTTTTACGAACGGTTCCGTGAACGTGATTTTCCGATGCTCGATAGTGAGACTGTCGGCGGTGATTTCGGTGTGTTCGACCGGCGTGACTTTGACTCCGTCCGCTCCGGTGAACTGGACTGACGAGAGCATGAGAAGCTGGTTCCGGACGGTAGTGCGTCCGTCTCCTCCACTGTTCAACCCGCATTTGTTGGCGAGGAAGAAGAAGTCGTCACCGATGGTGAGCGTGCGGGTTTCCGCATCCCATTCGTGGCTTGGCGTGTTGATGAGAGTGGTGATGATTATGCTTAACAGTCTCGGTACTCTACCGGAAAAACTGTTCTTGGTTTTCGCACGATAGGGTGCGAACAGCGGATAGGATTCCGCGGTGAGATAGCCGATATCGTAGCCGAGTATCGTATGATAGTCGGCTTTCAGGGTCTCCAGCCCATAGGTTCCTTCGTTCATTGTGTCTCCTTATAAAAATGACGGGCGTGTGGTTCCGTCGATAACACAATGATACCCCCAGTATTGTGAGGTCGGATACCAAAAGGTGCCGGTTGACAGCATCGTCAACCGGCACCCTTATAGGTTATAAGTCTTTCCTATCCGGCTTTGAACCGTTCCCATCCGTATCGGGTTTTTTATCCCTACCCACAGGTCTACGAAGTCCAGAACCGGATTGTCCGGCCACACGACGTTCCAATCGAAGCTGATACCGAATCTTCTCCAAGGTCTTCGACGTGTCAGTGATGTTCCCTTTACGGGCTTCACGAATCCACAGTTGACAACCCCGGTCGAGCATGACGACGTCGGATAGTTTCGGTTGCCTTCCGGAACGTTTCAGTGACTTCGCCGGTGTCTGGTTTTGGTGTTGCTCATCGTCGCACATTCCGCCCACCTTTCCTTTTCACTGGGGTGGGCGAGCTGGTGTTGCGCCCACTTTCTCGCTTGTTTCATAGCGGCTTTCTTGCCGCCGTTGAGAGTGTGGGCAGTACCGTTCGCAATGGGAGTGAAGAATCCTTCATCTTCCACTTCGGCGCTCCACAGATATGACATGAAACCGTTTCTGCGGACATTGATATCGAACTTGTATCCGTCACGGTTCACTGGTTGGAAACCTCCATCTTCAGAGAGTTGAAAGCATTGACGAACAGGTCGGTCGGAATGGTTTCCGAACCGGAAATCAAAGTCTTGCGGGCCAGATTGTCCACGGTTTGGACAAGCAGGGCCGGACTAACATCTTCTATGTCGATGTCGAGCGGTTGAACGTCGGCTTGGATGTTCAACTCCTTGAGTCGGTGCATGATGATGAGTCTTGAAGTCGCCTTGTCCGGTAGTGTCATATGAACCCGGACGTCGAACCTACGCCATGCGGCACGGTCTATAAGACTGCTCATGTTGGTGGCGCAGACGAGAATGCAATCATCTGGTAGCGTGTCGATTTTCTGGAGTACGAGATTGGTGGCTCGACGCATTTCGGCAACGTCATGGGAGTTGTCGCGTCGGGCAAGAAGCATGTCGCATTCGTCTATGAACAGGAGCTTTCGTTCCATGTGGAGCCGGTCGAACACCAAGGCGATATTGGTTAACGTCTTACCGAGCTGACTGCTGATAACACGGTCTGCACGAAGAATAACACCGTCCAGTCCAAGCCTCTCCGACAGGGTGGAAGCAAAGGTGGTCTTACCCGTACCGGGCGCTCCAGTGAGTATGATTCGATTACGGGGAGCGAGATTATGCGCTGTCAGAACATCCAGTTTCTTATACTCGGCAACCAGTCCGTCCAATAGTTCCCGCACGGTCTTATCCCACACAGGCTTATGAGTACCGTCCGGTGGGAGCAACGGTTCGGTCAACCAGTCAGCCGGTGTCAGATTCGTGTTGACGGCCAGACCCTTCTCGCGTTCCGACTCCGCCAGCCGACGTAGATTCGTGGTGTAAGCGGTCGGCTTGGCTTTCTCCACCGAGTCGGCCAGCAAGTCGATTTGCTGGGACAGTTTCAAATGGTCTCCGTTGCATGCAGCTCTGACCAGTCGAAGCATTTCCGTGCTGTTTAACATACTGACCTTCCTGCTTTCTGAAAATGATTCTTGTCAATAAACGTTATGGTCAATGTTTGGGAAGTAGAAGGAAGTATAAATACGGCAGTCTTCCAATCTATTTGAGAGAGGAACCATAGACGATGATGGAACCCACCGAAACCGACAACACCAGCAGTGACACGACGGTCATCAGCCGATAGTTGAACAGGTCTGAACGGGATTTCTCATCAGGCATCCGACTCATTCTTCCTATCGACAGTCGAGCGTAATGCACCAGCGCGGTCAAGCTCAACGCCGACAATATTATGAGAGAAACCATGCAACATATCTGCTCTTTGGAATACATCAGACGCCTTTACGAAGCCACAAATCTGGATGGTCGAGATACGGGTACAGTTCGGGAATCTTTCGCACAGCTTCCCGAATCCAACCGTTCTCGCAGATACGTTCTAAATAATCTAATGGCTTGCGTTGCAGGGACTTCGACTTGGTGTTCCGTGCCTTGTGGATTGCTTCCACAGCCTTCTTGTTCGCCTGTTGGAATGTGATTTTCCCTTTGGCCTTATCGTCCGAAATGGTTTGCAACCTTGCCATCAGACGGTTGATGGTAGCCATATCCATGGCGTATGGGCGTGCCGGAATGGCTGTTCTGCTTATGTCTTCCTTGCCGAATCCGTTGCCGCTCAAATCGTTGCCTTCCTTTCCTCTTTACGGCTATGGTCTCGATGTTTGCCCCACCGTTCCGGATAGTCCAAGTCCGGGTAAACCAAGCCCATCTCGTTTGCCGCTTCACGAATCCAACCGTTGGTGCAAAGCTTGCAGAGTCGTACCATGGGGCCGCTCGTGGCGCGTGGCATTCCTCCGTTGGCGGTCGCCACCGCGTCCACGGCGAGATGGTTCGCCTCCTCATATGAGATTGTTCCGTCGCTTTTACCGTCGGCTATCTCCCACAATCTTTTACGCAGGTTGAAGAGCTTCTTGGTCTTCTCGAACGTTGGATGGTATGTATGTATCTGCTCAGGCATTGTTCTCCCGTGGGGTTCCTTCTTGGCTGCGTTCACAGTCCGGCTTGCTGAATGCGTTCCAGCCAGTACTTGCGGTCGGCGGACGCATACGTTTCGTTGATGGTGGAGGAGAGTTCCTGATAGCGGACGTTCAAATCCGGCTGGTATCGTTCCGTCGCCGGCGGGACGACCGTGGTCATCGAACCATGGTTGAACAGCAGGACGTCACGGTCTGCGCTTTCGTTTTCGAGCTTGCTGTCGATTCCTTCGAGCCACTGTCGGGTTTCGTCGTCGTTCGGCAGTCTGCCCTCGCCAATCATTCGGCTTATCGTGTTTTTGAGGTCGAGCAGCGCGTCCTGCATGCGTTCGTTTTTTTCTAGGAGTAGTTCGAGTTCGGTTTTTGGTTTCTGTTCCGTTTTGGTTTCGTTTTCCATGTGTGTTGCCTTTTTCTGTGTGGTGACATGCCTATGCCCCAGTCTTTTCAGGCTGGGGCATTCTGTTCTTGTTAGGCGTCCAATCCGTTGAGGAAGTGAGCGAGCAGGGCGGCGGAGCTGAATAGGAATGTGATGCTGGTGATTGCCATGACCGCGTGGCCGTAATCCTGTCTCCACATGAGGAATGCGCTGACGATTGTGATGAGTGTCAGTGTCAGGTTGATGTTGTTTTCCGTCTGCTTGCTCATAGTTTCTTCTTTTTTTTTGGCGTGGTTGGGAGTGTGTGGCTCCCTTTTTTTGTGGACGATTCCAGTATAACAAAGGGTATGGTCGAACGCAAATCATCCGACCGCGAATCCCCGAACGGTTGCACACCCCCACCTAGTGTGTTAAGCTGACCTCGCCCACACAAAACATTCCACAGGAACGGGAAAGACCACAGAAACAATGAGCGCAACCAAATACGACAACGGCAACACATCCACACTCCAAGTCATCGACAACGAGGGAACAAACAAGCTCACCATCCTCCAATCCCCCAGCTTCGGCAAGGAACTCATGTTCACCATCACCGACAGCGACACCGCGACCAGCGTCGTCGTCAACGAAATAGAAACCCTCCGCAAAATCAGAGACTTCCTCAACGAAAGCATCCGCTGGATGGAAGCGTGAACCATGGTCGAAGACACCGTTTGCACCATCGGCGTATATGGTGGCCGACAGCCGTCCATACTCGTCAACAACCATCTCGTCTACGGTCGAATACCAGACCCGGGAACCCAACCGGACATCATCGCGGACGTTCCGAAGAACAGGCTCGTCGCCAACCTCAACCCAGCCTCCGACGGCAATACGGACAATCCCAGACTCCCCTTGGAAATGTTCGCCGCATGGCTCGCCAACGGCGACGCGGGCCTCAGTTCGCTCGCCATCGTGCAACGGCTCACCGGAATCACAATGACCGTGAACGGCACGCGTGAACACGGTTGCGAGGATACTCCGAAAGACCCCGGAGACCTACGTCGGATACTCGGAATGTTCGACATGGTGCCATCCGCACGCGCCTATCTGAGTCTCATGCGCGACGTGTCGGAAGACTGGAAGAACATCATCGACCATTGGGACGAACTTGAAAAACAGTATCGGAAAGAGGAACACAATCCATCCGGTTGCGCTCCCAAAACCTACCGAATACTGAAACGATTGAAGGAAGGAAACCGTGCCTAACAAAGACATCAAAACCGAACCACGGTTCATGACCATGATTCAAAAAGACCTCCAGCCAGTATGCAAGGCGTTGAATCTCGACGTTGACTCGTTCGCCAACGCGCGAACCGTGTTCATCGACCGTGACAGCGTCGGACGTATTCTCTCCTACATGAGCGACCATGAAATCAACCCCGAATGGTACGGCCTCCTGCCTGATAACCTGTTCGTCGGAACCGGACTGCCAGTCCTCACCGGCGTCGAAGGAGAATACTTCGCCCGTATGACCGGACGGAACCTCACCAAGAAAGTCGCGGCGAAAACATTCATCGCGGATATGGAAGCCTACTGGCTGAGCAAAGACAATCTGAAACGGACTGACGGTACGAAAAACAGCGGAACCACACTCGGTTTCGGACGTTGCTCCGGACTACGCGAAGTCAGCCGATACAACGAACGCATCTTCAAAAACAACGAATACGAGTACACGAACCCCGTGGACGAGTATGGCATCGACACGGTTTCACGCTACCGTCAGGTCGGTGAAATCTACAATGAGGTCGGCCAATGCTTCAAGGGAATGGCACAGGCGCGTACTCCCCTCGCACCATTCGTCTTCCTTACCCATAAAGAATACGAGGGCGGACTAGACACGGTTGTGAACCACTGCCCATACATCACCCATTCGGACGCCACCCGCATCATCGACGGAATGAAACAGTTCCCTCCGAAACGAAGCGTGGACAGGTTCATGCTCGCGTTCACCATGACCGCGTTCGCGTTCGCCATGAATCAGGTCGAGGAATCCGAACAGTACGAGACGGTCGAAGTGAAACCACCGAAAACCGAAATCAGACGGCATTCCGGCGCTCCGAAAACCACGTTGCTCATCCATTTGAAACCGGAAGAGCCAGCACCCAAGGCCACGCCATCCTACGCCGGTGAAACCGACGAATACGATTGGGACAGCATCACCGGACGGGTCGAAACCATCACCCCGGACGTTGCCAAGGAAATGCTCGGCGTGAACACCAACAACCGCAACGTGAGCCGCACACAGGTCGAACTGTTCGCCCGAACCATGGCGCAGAAGGCTTGGAAAATGAACGGCGAAGCCATCAAATTCAGCAACACGGGACGCTTGTTGGACGGCCAGCACAGGCTCCTCGCATGCGTCGAATCCGGTGTTCCGTTCCGCACTCTGGTCATTCGCGGACTGCCCGAAGACACGCAGGAGACCATGGATGCGGGCAAGAGCCGCACCATGGCTAACGTGCTCGAACTGAAAGGCCGTAACAACGCCAAACAGCTTTCCACCGTGGCCCGTTCCATCTATCTGAGCGAACAGTTGGGTGTGGAAGCCGCATGCGTCAACAACATGTCACCGACCCGAAATGAACTGCTGACGTTCATCGAAAGCACTCCGCAATTGGAGGATACGCTACGGCAGGCCAGCACGTTCTACACGAAAAGCAATCATCTCATGTCCACCAGCATGGCCGCGCTCCTCTACTGGACGTTCAACGAAATCGACGGTGAGGCGTGCGAACGGTTCTTCGACATGCTCGCCTCCGGCGCTAACCTTGACGAGGGAAGCCCCATTCTCGTACTCCGCAACACGCTGTTCGACATTAACAAGCGTGGAGCGCACAGCGACCGTCCAACCCGCCGACGCATCGTCGGAATCACCATCAAAGCGTGGAACAAATGGCGTGAGGGAGCGACTGTGAAACTCCTCAAATTCTCTCCGAACGAACAGTTCCCGGACGCAATCTGACCTTGGAAAGGACGAACAAAAGCATGGTCGAAAAACCGAAAAAACCGAACACATCCCCGGCGAAGCTTCTGACCGCAGACGAGGCTTTGGCCTTGGGAAGACGACCGGAAGTCGTCAACGTCTTGAAAAACAAGCACGGATGGTGGGTAATCTTCACCACCCAATTCCAAGACGAAGTGACCCTCCGATATCTGCAAGGGGAACGTCCCTCGGAGATATTCCGCAGTCACAATCTCGGACCGGAAGTCCTCGGATACAAGCGCATAGAACGTTGCGTATACCGGTGGGTCAACCATCCCAGCAAATCCCGTGTCAAACGTTGGCAAGCGGAACACCGCCTGTATGAGACGTTGAACAAGAATCAGACCAACACCGGCAAGAAGGAGAACAACGACAAGTGAGCGTCCCCACACCAATCCACAAGGACATGGCCGAACAAGTATTGTTGGGTGCCATGCTTCAAGACGCGGAAACGTTGGACAAGGTCATCAGCCAACTTTCCGAAGAGGACTTCTACCAGCCGACCAACCAGACCATCTTCCATAATATAAAGGAACTGGCCGCAGACAATAACCGTGTGGATGCGCAAATGCTGTCCTCGCACATGATGGACAACGGACAGTTGGAACAGGTCGGCGGCATCGACTACATCGCCCAGCTTGTCGGCTCCGCGCCCACGTCGAACAACAGTGACTATTTCATCAAGCAGATTCGTGACGCGGCCATCCTCCGCCACATCAACGTGGTCGGACAGCAGTTGCAACAGATGAGCAACGTGTCCGACGCGTCAGCCGAAGATGTGCTCAGCAAATCGTTGGAGGCCGCGTTCTCGTTGGAGGATTCAAGCCGTTCCGAAGACGACGAGTTGAAGACCGCATACCGCCTGTCCGACGAAATGCTCCAACAGTTGGATGAAATGTCACAGAATCCGAACGAGTTCGGAACACCCACCGGCTTCCGTGACATCGACGCGTTGACGCACGGATTGCAAGCCGGACAAATGGTCATAGTCGCGGGCCGTCCGGGCATGGGCAAGAGTACTCTCGGCATGGATTTCGCGCGTAACGCCGCACTGCACAAGGGTCTGCCGACTGTGATTTTCAGTCTGGAAATGGGCGGTCACGAACTCATGCAACGCATGTTCGCAGCCGAAACAGGCATCCGTCTCGCATCGTTCCAACATCCCGAGAATCTGAACTCGAATGATTGGAACAAACTCAACGCGCTCTGCCATCAGGTCGAGAAGGCACCATTGTGGGTTGATGATTCCGCCATCATCAACATGAGCACCATCCGTGCGAAATGCCGTGCTCTCAGCCGCAAGGTCAACGGGTTGAAGCTTATCGTCATCGACTACCTGCAACTCATGTCCTCCGGTAAAACCGTCGAGAACCGTCAGCAGGAAGTGTCGAACTTCTCCCACCAATGCAAAATGCTCGCCAAGGAACTGCAATGCCCCGTGGTCGTGCTCTCCCAGTTGAACCGTAATGCGGAACAGCGTGCCGACAAGAAGCCGGAACTGTCTGACCTGCGAGAGTCCGGTTCCATCGAACAGGACGCCGACATGGTGTTTCTCGTGCATCGTCCCGAATATTACGACCGTGAGGAACGTCCGGGCGAAGCCGACGTGATTCTCGCCAAACATCGTAACGGGCCTACCGAAACGTTCAATCTCGCGTTCATGGGCGAATGCTCCAAATTCGCGGACATGGCCGCAGGTTTCGAAAACGAGTTCTGAAACAAGTTCTGTCATAGTGGATACGCCCACAAAAAAGAAAGGAAAAGTCAATGACAACAACATTGATAATCGTCGCGGCAGTCATGCCGCCGGTTCCGCACTAGGTGGGAAAGGTCCCGAACAGTCCGGAAACTAACCTGTTCAGGGGCATGTTGGAGGGTATGGGAAGCCATGCCCTCCTTATTTTTAAGGGCTGAAAGCGTTCTTTCAAGGTTTTTAATGAGGGTGCGTGCGGTATATTAGGAATGTAATCCGATATTGACCCCGTTCAATGAATGAACGCGCGCCGGGTCTAGTAAGGAAAGGAAAACAAAGGTGAAAACCAAAAACCTGTTGAAGGCAACGGTCGCCACGCTTGTGGCCAGTGCCATGGGTTTGGCTGGAGTCAGCTCCGCCATGGCTGATACCACGCGTATCAGCGCTGAGGATTTGGCTAAGAATCAGACGTTGACGGTTGAGGCGGATGAGGATATTAGTGGCCGCACGTTGAAGGCTGTGCCGCTCGCCTACTATTCGTATGCGCAGACTGATGGCACTAATATTACCGGCTTTGACCTGATTGACGCCGGTAAGGCTTCTGCCATTGCTGACGCATTGACTAAAGCCCATATTGACACTAATTCCAAGAAAGACCAGACTGCCGGATACGCCTATAATGCGTCCAATCCGATGGTGTGGGTCGTGCAGAATCTCCTTGATTCCGAGAACAGTCCGTGGGCTGGCAAGCTTCGTGACTTCATCGACCAGTTGAAGCACGAGGCCGCCGTCACCGGCGACAAGGGCACCGCGTTCACCAAAGGCGCCGACGCCAAGCATATGACCGCATCCGTCCGTCCGGGCGTGTACGCGGTCGTGGACACCACCAAGACCGGTCAGGCGTCCATCGTCATGTTCAACGGCACCGGCATCGACGGCAAGACCACGTTGAAGAACGGCGCCAAGACCTACACGCTGGGCACCGTGGACTATAAGGTGAGTGACACCGGAGTCACCAAGGCTATCACCTCTGTTGAGAATGGTGATGTGGATGAGAAAATCGCTGGGGATGAGGATGGGCCACACCAAGCAGGGGAGGAACATTATGCGGTAGCCAAGACCTCCATCGGCAAGAAGGTCTCTTTCAAGATGACCAGCATGGTGCCTGTTTGGACTGGCTACGACCACTACTATTATGCGCTCAACGATACGTATACTAATGGCCTGACTTTCAACCCGGATAGTGTGAAAGTCACTGTCGGTGGTAAGGCTTTGACTGCCGGCAAGGATTACAAGGTGACGACCGAGACGGGCAAGTTCCATATCCTGTTCGCCCCGACCGCTGATGGTTCTTCCGACATCATCGCCGCCAAGACCACGTTCCCGGTCGGTACGCCCGTGCTTGTCACTTATAACATGACCGTGAACAAGAACGCCCACGTGGACGGTGTTGACACCAACACGAGCGAAGTCGAATACTCCCACAATCCGAACAACGTCACCGACCATCAGAAGACTCCGGGCAACACCAACTACGTGTACGTCGGCAAGTTCACTCTGACCAAGACCGATACGAACAACGCTCCGCTCGCGGGTGCCGTGTTCAACATCAAGGATGCCAAGAACAATATCGTCAAGTTCGTCAAGGTGAATGATAACGAGTATCGTGTTGCCGACTCGACTGAGGCCGCTACCGCAAGCGCCGACATCACCACCACCGATAAGAACAATGGCGTCATCACCTTGAAGGGCATGTACGGTGACTACACGGTGACTGAAACCAAGAGTCCGTTCGGCGGCAGCATCCTGCCGGAGTTCACTCTGACCGTTGGCGTGACCCAGTCCACAGGCCATAACACCAGCACTTCGTCCCTCACCAAGTTCAAGGATGATGCCAACCATCTGGCTTCCAAGACCAGTGACGATGGAGTGACCGTCATCAACGCCCGCAACATCGCTGACATGCCGAAGACCGGTGCGGTCTGGCTGTCCATCTTCGGCGTGATGACCGTCCTGTTGGCTGGCGCTTCCGCCCTGCTGCTTCGTCGCAAGGCGTGAGAGCCGTATGAGAAAACTTTTCTGACCGTTTGACGGTTGGAAAAGCATGAAACGTTCCGCTTGGCGTGTCGGGAACCCAAATATCGACACGCCACCTTTTAGATTCTTTATAACCGCATGGGAGGGGTTTTGGGAAAACATACGGCGAAACCGAAAGGCTTGGGAAATCGAGCCATAGCGGGACTTCTCTGCCTAATCCTATCCGCCCTGTCCGGAACCATCCCATTCATTCTCATGATTTCGAACAGCAGCCAATCCAACCGGTTGACCGACTCCCACACGCAAGCCGTGGAAAACACTGACGTGAAACGAATCGCCCAAGAGTATGCGGACGCGCAAGCCTACAATCAACGCCTATACGAGGAAGGCCAGCCCATTCTTGGTGAGGCGGAAGACCCTTGGACGGGCGTCAACAAGTCCGAAACAGACAACACGTATCGGAAGCAACTATCCACCCCCAAGGATGGGGTCATGGCTACCATCAAATATCCACGCTTGGGCATCAACCTGCCCATCCGGCATGGCACGTCGCAAAACGTGTTGGCCGCTGGAGCCGGACACTTATACGGTTCCAGTCTCCCCGTCGGCGGCAAGAACACGCATACTGTCATATCCGCTCACACGGGTTTGGCCGACCAGCTCATGTTCGACAAGCTGCGAGGCTTCGGCAGTGAAGCCAAAAAGGGAGACGTCTTCTATCTGATAACCGCCGGACATACGCTCGCCTACAAGGTCACGGATATTAGCGTGGTAGACCCATCCGACTTTTCTAAACTGAAAATCGTCACCGGAAAAGACCTCTCCACACTATTGACCTGCACGCCATACGGCATCAACAACAAGCGACTCTTGGTGACCGGCACGCGCGCCAGCATGCCGCACCCCGCACCCAAACCCGAAAACGCGCCGAAAGACCACACGAACCAATGGCTCATGCTGTACGTCGGCGGCTTCTGGCTTGCGGTAATCATCATCACCATTCTCATCATCCGTAGAAAAAACCACGCAAAGAAGGAACACTAATGAGTATTCTCAAAAAGCATGTGGCACATCCGGTAGCATTATTGGCCGCAATCGCCACACTGGCATCCGGCCTGACATGCATGACCAATCCGGTAGCCTCTCCAAAAGCGCATGCGGACGAGTTGAAATCCGCGTATGCTACTGCGAAAATCGTTAAGAAAGCCGACGGTACGGGGCATGGCACGAGTTCGCAAACGTTCGTGAATTCGAAGAACGGGTTCGCCACGGGCGATGATTCCCCTACCGATGGCGTGGTCGCATCCGGTGATACGGTCGAATATTCATTGACGTTGAACTTCAACGCGGCGGGCAAGCGTACCATCAACGTGAAGTTCGACTTGGACGACGCGCCATATTTGCAGACTACTGACGGTGGTGGCTTCTGCCAGCCGGGACAACTCGTCACCGCGAAGAAAAAAAACAGTGACGGCTCCTGCTCCTACACGGTTCCAGCCGGTGGCGTGGAAACCATGACCCAAACCTTCTATCTGAAAGCAAAAGACACGGGAGGCTTGGTCAAGCCGGGTCAGATTCCGAAAATCGTCGTCGCCCGCGAAGGTGGAACGTCAACCACGTATCGTACGGATGAGCTGACTGTAGTATCCGCTCCGGCGGCTGACTTGGTCATTGACAATGGTGGCAATCCGGTGAAAGGCCAATACTCGTATGAGCATCGTACTTATTGGAGTCAGAACACCGACGCGACCGGCGATTTCACTATTCGTGCCGACGCGTTGACCTATCCGGGTTATTCGTCCACGAAGGGCGCGTCCACCAGCATCGATTGGACTACCAAAGTGGATATTTCCGACTTCCCGCAGGGCACCGTGTGGACTGTAGGCGGTCAGCGGATTACCCGTAATAGTGATAAAGAACAGTATCTGACCGTATCCAGTGGCAAGAACGGTGCGGCGGCGACAATCAGCTACAGGATTCCCGCCGGAACCGACGCGCTCAAAAACATGAAAGAAGGAGACGTCAAATATTACGATGTCCACCTTGTTCCCGACGAAACCGTGTTCAGCGTCAAAGACGATAACGGCGACGCACTGTTGAACATGGGCAAAGGTGGAGAACCCGGCTGGAACATTGGACGGGACAAGAGCACCTACAACAAGGATACGGGTGCCCGCGTCGGCTACCCGTACGCGAACAATGACTGGTCACGAGCCATCATCCAACGGCTCAAGCCGACTCCAGCTGGCAAGATTCCACTGTTCGGCAAAGGACTGCAACGGCCTAACACTGCGTCCAAGACCATGTTCGACAAGGAGAATCTGACGTTCGACGCCGCCGAAGGCAAAGCCGACATCTACCATTACTATTCCGACGGTTCCGGCGACACCGTGTCCCGTGGAACGCAAGTCAAAACCATTTTGGAAATGTATGCGGCGAACGTTACGGCGGACAAGCTTAAAAACACTACGCCGACCATGCAGGACGAGTGGGATAATACGCGCATGCGGTGGGATGGAAGCTTGGAAGTCACCCAGAACGGCGCTCCGGTTTCCGACTACAAAGTTCAATGGGCTGATAGCAAAGACAATTGGCATGACGGGGAACCATCCGACACGGACGCTCCGAACGTCAAGAAGATTCGGGTGACGTTCAACCCCGACACGTTGACTTTGGGAAAGGGTGCGCCGAACGTTCAGGTCACGTTCAACACGCTCGCCATAGCCGACGTGTCCAAAGGCAATGTGGAAGCTTTGGATACGCTGACCGCATGGCTTACCGAAGACGATAAGGCGAGCGTCACCAATTGGGTGTGGATTGCCAAGCCGGTAGACCCGACCACCAGTATCGACATCAGTCTGAAAGCCTACGATGGTGAAGGCAATCAAGTGTATGCGAACAACAGTTCCAATCACCCGTCCGGAAGCGCAGTCGATTTGATTCCCGGCATGCGAGTGGATTATACGGTCACGGAACAATTGCGCACCATTCTCCTGTCCAATACAAGCATGACGCCGACCATCACGGTGCCGAAACCGAAAGGCTTGTACAATCCGACCTGTGATGATTCGTTCTGGCAGATGAAAGTGGACGGGAATAATCTCGTGTTCACGCCACGTTCCGGCAAAGTCACGCCTGAAGTAGACCGTATGGGGTCGGCCACTTTGCCTGACCTGCATTTCAGTGGCATCGTATCCAATCTCGCCACCGGGACTGTGACCGCCAGTGCGAATATGAGCGTGGACGTTGACGAGAACGGCGCATTGCAAGCCCAAACCATCAAAAGCAATACGCCCAGCGTCCCATTCCCTGTCTCCAATGCGGAAACCAACAGTGGCATCATGCGTGTGAAGACCACGAAGGCTGAAATCAGTGACCCGCTTACTTGGGAGTTCAACGTGTACGGCAAGGGCGGCGGACATACCGGCACCATGGATAGCATGCTACTGCTTCCTGCGAATGGTGATGAGAAATACGTGCAGGACAAGCTGGTCGAATATGAGCGTGGATACAGCAACTATCATGGCTCCTACGAACTGACCCAGCCCGTCACGGTCAATATGGACAATTCGACCAGTACGACCGTCTACTATTCAACCACCACCGGAAAGAAGTCGGATAATCCGGCTGACTACGAGTGGAAGACATGGGATGAATTGTCCGCCATCGAGAAGAAGAACATCACCGCCATCCGACTGACCAGCACTGTCGTCGCGTCCGACGATAAACTGTCCTATTCGGCGGTGAACGGCACCATCACGCTCACCCCATCCGACAATGTGAAAGACGACAAGTACACGCTGTGGCTTGGCCGCAACTATTATTCCGACGCTTCCGACAAACCGGCGGGCAACCAGCCGTGGCCTGACGTGGCGAAGGTAGTGGCCGGTAGCATCAGTGGTACCGTCTGGTGGGATAAGGATGAGAACACGCTCATCGGTGACAGTGAGGAGCATATCGAAGGAGTGGAAGTCACCCTCGGCAAGCAGGATGCGAATGGTAATTGGCAGACCGTCAAAACGGTGAAAACCGATAAGGACGGCTACTATGAGTTCGTACTGCTCCACTCCGGCACTTACAAGACTTCGGTGAAACGCAACACCGGCACCACCACCAGTGACGGCGTGCAGACACAAGTCAAAACCTACTACGGCAAGGTCGAAAACGTGACGAACACGCGAAGCTGGTCGAACAAAATCAAAGCGAACGCGAAAGACACGTCCGACAATATCAGCTTGGGCATCGGCATCGACCAGAAAAACGTGGACTACGGGTATGCGAAACCAGACCCGAAAGCCACCGTGGACAAAACCGTCACCGGTACCAAATGTACTGATACGAAATGCGTCATCAACTGGGATGTCAAAGTACAAAACAAAGGCACTAGTCGTTTTGATACTTCCAGTGTCGTTTCTGACCGTATGAGCGCCGACGTGCATGATGTTTCCGCTACCGCCGGTACGGTTTCTATCGAGTCTGGTGGTGCGAAGCAGGTTGCGACGAGTGGCGACCATAAGTTTGTGTTGACGAGCGAGGGCTTGTTGTATGCGTGGGGTAATAACCAGTATGGTCAATTAGGTTTCAAGCCTGACTCCACGAACACGAGTACTCCGGTGAACGTGAACAAGCCGACCATGGTCAACGGTAGTTGGCTGAAAGTCGCCGCCGGTGGCAAGCATTCCGCCGCCATCAGCACGGACGGACACTTGTACACGACTGGTTGGAATGGTAAAGGCCAATTAGGTACGGGTGATACGGACAATCGTTTCGAATGGACGGAAGTCGCTTCGGATAAGACGTTCACGGACGTGGCATGCGGCAACCAGTTCACCGTCGCCATCGCCAGCGACGGAACTTTGTGGGGTGTTGGAAACGCTGTAGGCAGTCAGAACTATGCGGCTTGGACGCAAATCGGTTCTGGTGTCAAGTTCACTCAACTCAGTGCGAGCATGGAAGGTTTCATCGCCTTGAACACGTCCGGCGGATACCTGTACTCCGGTACAGGCGTTTCCTTGGGACAGCTTTCCAGTGGCGGTTACACGCAAGTCGCCGCCGCGTTTGGTCAAATGTACGCGTTAAAAGACGATGGGACGGTGTTCTGGTTCTCGACCTATAGTGCTACCTTGTCCGGTTTGAAGGACATTGTGAAAATCAGCGGCGGATACAATACCCTGTACGCCATCGACAAGAACCAACACTTGTGGGCCTCAGGCTGGAATGGTGACGGACAATTGGCGAACGGCAAGACCGGCAACGGCATGTATTGGACGAACGGCTCCACCGGTAACAACACGGACGTCATCGGCACGCCAGTCGATACGGGCATCATCGCATCCGACGTGGCGGGTGGCGACCGTGACGTGCTCATTCTTGGCAAACAGGTCATGATTGCGGGCTTCGACCCGTATGGTGACGGTAAGACGGGTGGCGCGCGTTCCACCGGTTTGAAAGGTATGGCGGTATCGTCCGACCCAACCGCCGTACCGGTCGAGCCATCGAGCGAAACCACTGAGAATGGGTTGACTACTCGCACGTATAATCTGCCGTATGCGATTGAGCCGGGCGGTTATGTCATCTACCATTTCACCGGCACAGTTGACCGTGAGACCGCTGACATGACAGGCAAAGACCAGTCGTACATTGACGAGTGGGTTAAGAAGAATACGAAGACCATTCTCAACCAAGCATGGTTCGACTCCGAACACACACCATACTCGGGCACGCCACACGCAATCGGCAAAACCACGCCGAACACTCCGGACGCTACGAAACTGGACACCAACACGAATGATGTGACCGGCAATCCGACCTGCCGCACCGACACCGACTATACGGAGGAAGGACGCCAACACTGGTTCAGCACGTCCGACGAGGACTCCTGCGACCAAGTCGGCACCATCATCACCCCAACCACAACCGCGAAGAACCTCGGTTCCATCAGCGGCCTGTACTGGGAGGACACCAACAAGAACGGCATCCAAGATGAAGGTGAGAACACGCATTTCGCCGGTCAGACGGTCATTCTGACTGACGAGAACGGCAAACAGTTGGCAACCACCAAGACCGACGAGGATGGCAAGTACATTTTCGAACGTCTGGACGCGAACGGCAACAAATACCGTATCCAATTCACCAAAGTGAACCACCGGGACTTCACCACGCCGGATGCGGGAGACAAGACCCCTGCGACGGATGGAAGCTCCACTGATTCGGACGCTTACACGGACGAAGACAACAAGCTGACCATTACCCTCACCCAAGATGCTCCAACCAAGGAGCATGTGGATGCGGGTGTCCTGCCTGAAACATGGTTGGCGACCATGCCGCACACAGGCATGGGATTGCTGTTGCCGCTCCTCATGCTCGTCAGCATCAGCGGACTCGTCACGGCAATCATCCTCCTACGAAAGAAGGAAGAACAGTGAAAGGAACAAGAATGGGCAAACACGCCACACAATCACACGGGAGCTGTCACATGGTTCGGCGGCTCCTCGCCACTCTCGCCATCATGAGCGCGGTCTGCGGCGGCTTCCTCACCGGTAGTGCGGTAGCCGCCGAACCAGCCAAATGCAATACTGGCGTGGACAAGGTTTGCTACGCGGGCTATAACGCGGCGGGTTTGAAACAGATTGCCGACGATTTGAGCGAGAAAGGTAGGGGAAGCACATACTATGCCGCAATGGAAAAGAACCTGACCGACGGGGTCAAAGGCACGCTCACCCTATCGGACGGCTCGAACCTCCCATTCCGACTCATCGGCATCCTCCACGACGACAAAGCCGACGGAAGTGGACGGAAAGCAGGATTGACGTTCATGGCTTGGAACGCGTTACCGAAAGCGTATGCCATGAACAATAGTTACACCAATAGGGGCGGCTGGCGTGACAGTCTTCTTCGCAATCAGATGAACAATGGTGAAATCTGGAACCAATTCCCCCCGGACTTCCAAAACAATGTCACACCCGTGTTGAAACAAACCAACAACATGGCATACGGAAGTTCATCCGGTTCAAGCGCGTCAGCCACAGCGGACAAAGTATGGCTCGTCTCCTACCGTGAACTCGTGTCCACTATGTATGACGGTTGGAAGACCTACGGTGGTTTTCAAGCGTGGAGTCAGGAGGGAAGTCAATACGAGTACTTCAGCGGCAAGGTGACGAACAACTATTCGGGTAATGGCATTCTCTCCGGCATTTACAAAACCGTTTCCGGTTCCTCTCCTCTTGGTGCTGACAGCAACTATTGGTGGGAGCGTTCGCCCGACCCGAGCAGCTGCAGCGGTTTCCTCCAAGTGAACTCGTACGGCGGCCCCAGCTACAGCTACAGTGCTGATTATCGCTACTCTGTTGTCCCCGCTTTCTCCTTCTAATCCTCTAATCCTTGGTGGGTGGGGTTCATCCCCACCCACCATCCCAAAGCTGAAACTTACAAAAAGGAAGTCTTATGACGGTTCCCGCAAGCAAACGTACCAAGGCCAGAAGCGAATATGCTAATCAGGCAAGAATCGTGCTCTTGGCTACCAGAAATCTTTTCCGCAAATGGCCTAAAAGCCGTAACTGTCTCGAAACCGTGCATGTCATGCATATCGCCTACGAAATGTATTCATCCGCCTACAGTGCAGACATTATTTATGCGAGCACGGTCGAAGAACATACGATGAAACTGCAACTGTTGTGCAAGGCTCAAGGCATGTTGAATTCGCTTTCCGGTCTTGTGGACGATTGGGTGGAGTTTCCTCCACGGGAAAAAGACTTGGAAGCCTACAGGAAGTATCCGGAGGGCGACCCTAGATACAATCCCGTCGTCAAGGAGAAGAAATTCGTGAACTATGCGGGAACCCTCTACAAGGCTATGGGCGTGTTCACCGGAGCCGTCAAGTATGAGCGTGACCAGTTGAAGAAAGCGAAAAACGCCGAGTCGAAAACGAACACTATAATGAATTCTTAGGCGCAAGCCTAAAATATAATTGAACAAAATCGGCCATATCCAAACTATGGTGACACCGTTTCCGGTTCCACTCCTCTTGGTGCTGACAACAACAATTGGTGGGAGCGTTCGCCCAACCCGAACAACAACAACAATTTCCTCCAAGTGAACTCGAACGGCGACCCCAGCTACAACAACAATGCTAATAATCGCTACTCTGTTGTCCCCGATTCCTCTTACCAAAAACTAACATCAGATAGGCCAGTAGCCCAATGGGTGAAAGCCTCCCGAAGGGGAAGGGGATATGGTCGAATGCGCTGACCCTCGAAAATGGGTTGCGTGTGAAATAGGTTGAGGGAGATAAGACTGTCGGAAACGACGGATACTCGCCCCTTAAGCTGGGCGTCCAACATCATTGCATGTCTTGGGTTGTTGCCGACGACCTGCCCTCAACCATTCTTTTCTCTTTCCCTAGTGAAGGAAGCATTAAAATCGTGAATGCGAGTCAAAGACGTAGAAGACGCCAACGTAGACTGCAACAACGCTCGGATGATAAGTACAGGAAGCTCCACCGTTACATCGACTTCCAACGAACATTCGGATTCGACGCGCTCTACCAAGCCGCAAGAAAATGCAAACGCGGCGTCACGTGGAAAAACACAGTGTTGAACTTCGACAATAGGCGTGCCGTCAACTGTTGGAAACTCGCCCAAGAATTGGAGGACGGCACATACAAGAAGAGAGCGCCAATCCGATTCGACATTTCCGAACGTGGCAAGCTTCGCCATATCAGCGCGGTCTCATTCCGAGACCGGGTGGTGCAACGCGCTCTGTGCGATAACAGTCTTGTACCCATCGTGGAAAGCCAACTGATATATGATAATGCGGCGAGCCTTCCGAAACGTGGAACATCGTTCGCTCGAAAACGGTTTGAACTACACTATAAGCGGGCTTTGGGTAAATGGGAGCATCCGTATGCTGTCATATTCGACTGTTCCAACTATTTCGGCAGTATCAGCTCCCAACGCGCGTTCGATATGATTTCCACCCTGTACCGGAGTATCGCCCGCACCGGACGGGAGAAGCAGGATGTGGAACGGATTCTAACCGTATTGAGAATCTTCGTATTGGACGAACCCCACTTAGGGTTAGGTAATCAGACGAGCCAAACCATGGCTATCTGGTATTTGAACAAGGTTGACCACTGGTGCATGTCGCAAGGATTCTACGGACGGTATATGGATGATGCCTACTGTTTCTGCAAGAATCGTGAACAGGCCGAACGTGTGCTGGCCGGTTATGAGCGGCGTGTCAACCAATTGGGATTGCGGTTGAACAAGCATAAGACCCGCATAGTGGACTGTCATACCGGTCAACTCACATTCCTGAAACGCGTATACAGCGTACAGGATGACGGCAGTATTCTTATCCGCATGCACCATAAGGCGTTGCGTGCAAGCCGACGGCATGCGCGCAACCTTATCCGCTCATATGATGGCGTGCATGTGGGATTGAGGACAGTTCAGGATTCTTGGACGAGCCATGAGAGCACACTGTCGGGTCTAACTCACCGTCGTGGACTGTGCGCTCGGGAGAAAGCGTGGTATCGGAGGCATTGTGAAATGCGGAAGCTGGCTTTTCACCCGTGATATTCCGGACTTTCCAGATTGTGTGGTGGAGGGGCGCAATCTGCTGGAAGCTTTGGATGGGACGAGAAAAAGATTGGCCGTCCGATTAGCAGAAATGGTGGCGCAGAATCTTCCGCTTCCTCAAGAAAGTCTTTTGGATGAGATTTCGTGAGGCTTGGATTGTATCGTATTTCACTCGGCATGCTTGTCGGCTAGTTTTTCTTCCCGGCTTGGTGTTACACTGGGTTTACTTGCATTTCCTTCCTCGGGACTTCGCCCATGTGGGGCTTTAGAGGTTATCAGCGCATTGGTCAGAGTATGCCGTTTGAGTGAAAGGAAACTGTCATGGCAGGTTTTGATGATATTACGGTCACTCGCAGTGACGGACGTTTGAAGGTTAAGGCTCCGTATAATCCGTTATTCGCCCGTCGCTCCCGCGCGTTGGGCGGAACGTTTGATGACAAGTTGAAGACTTGGACGTTCAATGTTCGTGTGGAAAGGCTGGTGTTCGAAGCTTTAGACAAATACTTCTGGTGGCATGAGGGAGTGGACGCTGAAAAGCGTGTCACAGTCACCATCGACCCCTACGACTACTTGTACGCGTACTCCAAGCAGGATAGCGACATTATCTGGTTCGCTGGTCGAATCCTAGTCGAAAAATATCAGCCCGACCGTCCACCGCGCATGATGCCGAATGTGGCTCTCGTGGATGGCATGTGGCCTAAAACCGGCTTGTATACGGGGTTGAATCTCAGTCCCGACAAACTCCGATTATTGGTATGGGATGTTCCCACCAGTTTTCTGGAACGATTGTCGTCCGGCAAGTATGAGTTGTCTGAGCCGGATGGTGACACGTTGACTGCGGTTGACGTTCGTATTCAGGCTGTGGAGGAACGGTTAGGCCGGTTGAGGGAACTCCGAACCCGACTCGCCTCTAATAGTGAGGATGGTGAATGATGCTCTCCGTGCCGATTAATGGTCAAGTCCAGCCGCGTCTCATTCCGCCTACGTTCGTGGAAGACAACATCAGCGACATGTTCAAGGCTGTGGACGCCGGACACAATATCGTCGTGACGGCAGTGGACGAGTATGGTAATCGAACCAGTATTACCACGCCGGATAATGTGAATCATGACATGCTGGGGCGTCCTCTCGAATTCGCGTCCCATCCCGTACTGATGCGGAATGTGCGCCGTTGGATGGTTTGGCTGTTGCAAGCGCAATACTGCAAGGATTACAAGTGGGATACGAACAGGCTTGGAGGTTGGATGGAAGTGTTGGGTTTACCAGCCGACCTTGATATTCCCGTAACGGAGGAACATTTACGCGTGTTGAAGCCTGTGTTTAACAAGGATGATGCCGACCCGTATCGGCTTGTCGCACGATACGACAAGCAACATTATGCTTCATGCACCCTCAGCACTCTCATACGGTTAGCCGAACAAACCACGCCGAACTATGCCCTGAACAATCCCACCCGCTGGTGCCAAACCGACCGATACCGCAAACTCAGCATCCAACCCAATCCGAAAGAAAACTGGGACGGAATGGACAGGGTACGTGACTGTTGGAGCGGATGCGAATGGGCATACCCCGCATTGGAACGCTACTATAATCCGATTCGACTATTACGCGACGAATACCGGCGGGGAGGACTACCTGAAACCTTCCACTATCCAATACACACGACAAGAGGCGAATACCGGTTGGCGAAAGGACAAATCAGCCCCCACGCAACAATCCTCCTCAACGGCAAGCCGGTAGGACTCATGTTCAGCGACGATTGCGAGGAACCATTCACCGACCGGATACCACCCGAATGGTGTGCCACACCCTTACCGGAAAACTATAAGACCACGCCACTCAACCGAAACATTCCCGTAAACGGCGAATTCAAACCATCATTCCAGCAAGCCATGCTGGGATTCGTGGAATGGTATGAGAAAACGCACAAGGGATAGCAAAAAGAAAAGCCCCTCGACTAAGGGGCTTTTTAGTAAATGTCACCTCATGTTTTCTCGAATTATAATAAATATAAAGACTATAACGGTTTAAAAAGACGTGTTGAGAAAAGTCTTTTCTGCCTCATCGGGGTATCTTGTGTCTTTTTCTTAGAAGCTTTCACTCTACCGATTTGCTTTGTTGTCAAAGTATATATATACTGGGATTGTTCACACAAGCAATAAGCGTAACAAGGAGAGTCAAAAATGAACAAGCCCGCATACTTCAAGCAGTTCGGCGCAGACGACTACAACATTTTCGTAGTCAAGGACAAGTCGTATGTCATGAGTCGTTTCACAGACGACCCCGAGGGCGTCTACTACATGCTTTTCGAGCATGTCGAGGGTCAGACCGGCGTCAGCTATTACATGTTGGACAATATTCCCGAGACTGTTTTGGACGGTGTTTCCGACGGTGGATATACCGATAGGGAGTTTGCTTCGAGGATTGTCGGTCAGGATAGGTTTGTCCACAATATCAATGTTCGTAGGCTTCTGCATCATTCCCACTTGAACGCCTGAACGATTCCGCAACAGTACTCTTCCTTCCCTTATAGGTTGGAGGGGTTTGTCTTTTTTTCAGAGGTTGTTTATAGTTTTTTTGGGTGTGTCGTTTTTCGCACGCTGTATACTGGGATTGTTCACACAAAGAGATAAAAGAAAAACCAAGGAGTAAAAAATGAGCAACATCGACAGCATCATCGAACGCATCAACAACCTCATGGCAATAGCTGAAAACGAAGCTTCCAGCGACAATGAGGCACAAATGGCGTTCGAGCGGGCACAGAAACTCATTAACGAATATCGTATCGAAGACTGGAAACGCGACCGCACCCGCACGAACAAGCCAATCATCGAACGTGGCGTGAACGTAAGCAAAACCACCATCTACCATCAGCAAGGCTACCTTGCGACCATCATCGCCCAAGCTAACGAATGCCGCGCCTACCTTCACGAAAGCCGGTGTGGCGGAAGGATTGAGGAACGTGCCGTCATGTTCGTAGGCGAGGAAGACGATGTGAACGCCGCAGTCATTCTCTTCCAAAGCATCGACCTATACTGCTCAGTCCACGCCCGCACTAGCTACGCGGACATGATTGACAAGCGCGCCGCCGAATATTACGAAAACAACAAAGAGTACGTGGAACGGAATTATCCTCACGGCTACACGTATCCCACACTGGTGGAATGCAAGCAGGACATGCGTCATGATTATCCTCGCGCGAAGTTCTACTATGGTTATCGCAACGGGTTCAATGTTCGTCTGAGCGAACGTTTCGAGGAGCTTCGCAAGCAGAGTCTCGCCATTCCTTCCGGTCGTGAGCTGGTGTCATGCAAGAGTCAGCGTCTGAACGAGTATTTTGACAAGCTTGAGCTGGTGTCGGGTCGTGCGGCCACTGCTCGTGGTAGCAAGGATGGTTTTGCCCGTGGTGTGAGTGACGCGAACAATGTGGGTTTGGGTTTGTCTGAAATGGGTGTTTCGTCCCACGCTTTGCTGAATGCCTGACTTTTCAGCCCGCTTCCTTGTTTTGGGGAGTGGGCTGTTTTTGTTTTTCCACCAGATATAGTATACTGGGATTGTTCACACAAAAACTTGGTCTACAAAAGGAGCAACCCATGAACACCTACTACGCCGCCATAGTCAACCACCCCAACCAGAAGCTCGACCCCGACAACAACATTCCACTAATCCAGATTTTCCACAGCGCCACCGAACGCAATAACTGGGTGAAAGCTTACGCCGATAATCCCCACGTGAAGACCATCGACTCGAAACAGGCGATTCGTTGGCTCCGTTTCACCTACCGCCAGTATCGAAACCAGAAGATTCCCTCCCGCATGAGCAGAGACGGCGTGGTCACGAAGTTCCTCCGCACCTGCTCGTTCCAACCCCTACTCCACACGAAGAGAATCAGCCTTACGCCGGAAGAGGTCATCAAGCATCTCTCCGACCCCGAAGACCATGTGCTGAGGAAAATCGGATACACTCGCTGAAAGGACAAAAAATGAGTGAAACTATCGAAGACGCCAAGACCGAACCCCGTCCGACTTGGACGAAGCTAAAGGACGGTTGGAAAGTCCGAATCCCGAAAGAGTGGTGGGACAATTGGAGCGAGGCTGGTGAAACCGACGAGTTCCCGGTATTCAAAGCCAACGGCGAGGTGTCTCACGTGAACATCGTCAAGGTCAGCAAGCCGTTCGTGTTGGACGATGTGGAATACGTCATAGGCACGCCAAGGAAGGAAACCTACCGTCGTGGGTCTGCCCTCTCCCGCACTTCCAATACCGCTCGTAAGCGCAGTGGCATTCGTTGTGAGGAGTGCGGCTCCACCAAGGGCGTGCATCTGACAAGGGACATTAACGGCATCGGTTGCCTGTTATGCTCTCTTTGCGATGATGGTTCCGCGAGCGTCTGCTGATTGGGTTTGCGGGGATATGGTCTTGTTGCTGTAGTTCCCGCTTTTTGTTTTGTAGCGTGTTTTGTCCAAGCAAATTGTATACTGGAATTGTTCACACAAACAGGAAACCAAAAGGAGAAAAAATGCATATCAAGGATGTTCTGCTCATGACGCTTGCCACCATCGCTTTCGGTGGGATGGCAACCGCAATCGTGTTCGGCATCTACTCGTTCGGCACTTGGCTGTTCACGTTTGGCCGCACGTTCGGCGTCGTGTCGGTCTGCGCCCTCATAGTCGCGTTGCTGGTCGTCGCGGTCAAGATTCGATTGAGTATGAATCGATAGTTTTGGTTTGTGGCCCCGTCGTTTTGGCGGGGCTTTTTGTGTGGATGTGTCTTGTTTTGTATATTTATCCAAACGTGCTATACTGGAAATGTCCACATAAAACAGGCGGAGCCAACCAAGGAGAACAAATGAACGACACCAAAACCTACTACCAGCCAATCGCATTCGACAACGGCACCATCAGCATCGTCGCAAGTGACAACACCTACGACCACGCCTACGCAGACAGGCCCATGAACGAAGCCATCGTGGAAACTTCCCACCACAAGCCCAATCCAATCAACTGGAAGCACGTCGTATCCAACTGCGACGAACGTTGGAACCTCATCAAAGGCAACGTGTGCTTGGCTGTCCTGAGCGGCAACTGGGACGTTTTCGAGAACCGCCACGAAAACAGAATCATGCTCGTCACCCGCAAGGGAACCCGAATCCTCTGACCCACGCTAAAAGCCTCGGGGAGAAGCGTCGTCCAGACCGCTTCTCCCCTCTCTCATATCCGACAAAAAAAAGAAAGGAAGCCTTGCATGAAAGAACGGAACATCTCACTGGAAAACGACCTCATGATGTTAGGTCAGGAGCCAATGGATGAACCCGACTCGTCCACCACCATCGAACTGCAAGAAATCGTGAAGAAGACGGAACGAAAGATGTTGAACCCACCGGCACCACCATTGAAATTCGAACCGAAAACAGCGGACAAGTCCACCGAAAACACCGACGAAACCGCCAGCAAGACGAGCAAGAAAACCGCCCCGACAGAAAACAAAACCAATCCGAAACCCATTCCGAAAGCCTATAAGCCCGCCACACGCAAAACCAACAAAACCGCACCTCCAACACCAACCCCCACCAACCCGTACGCGCCCGTCGAATACGACTGCAACGGCAAATGGCGTCAACTGTTGACGGGAATCGCCGTCATTGGAATTCTCGTGGCGGCAATCGCATTGTTGGTAGGAGCGAAAACATGTTGGCGGTTCATCGCCGTAGGCGCATTGACCGCATTCGCCATGCTCCCACTCTACGGCTGGTTCGACGAACTCGAACGGGACATGGCGGTCAAAGCAGTCGAAAAGGATTACGGGATTCGTATTCTGCAAACAAACGGAGGCAATGGACTCGCGGAAGTGCATTACATGTTCCAGCAGAATCCAACCGTCGAAGCCGGTATGGTCTCCTATGGTCATGGCTTGGCATGGTTGCGGAGCGTGGGCGGCAAGAAGATTGTCGAACGAAGGCAGCAGGTGGAAAAATGATACCCAGCACGGTCAAGGACGCACGTTTTCCCTCGTTCTTTTTCAACGGCGTTTGGCAAGGACTTAAAACCGCCCTCATGCCGCACGCTTGCATATTCGACCCGCTGCCTCCCATGCCGACCGTACGCGATTGGCTTCATGCCCACGGCGGCACCGGCATGGACGCGGACGCATTCGACCGGTGCGAGAGCGAGTGGTACGAGCTGCTGGAGCTGCGCAAACGGCAGATGAACGTGTTTTTGGCTGGCTTGTTCGTAGGCACGCTGGTGTATGCGATTGCGGCGCTTGCATTACTGGCGCTTGTTGGCTGGCTGGTGTATTTGCTGGTTCCGTTTGACGGTTTCGGACGTTTTGTCAATTGGGTTCGGGGTTGAGCATTTCTCTATTCTGTACTATACTGGAACTGTTCACACAAAAGAGTCATTCTCGCACACAGGAGAAAAAATGCATAACACCTACAAGGAAACCCTCACAGTCTGGCCTGTCAACGACGCAACCGGACTGCACCTCTTCAGCACTCCGGAAGCCGCCGAAACATACGCAGACGAACATCAAGGCGACATGTTGGAGCCAATGCCCGTCATGTCAGCCCGAACCGTCTGGCATTGCGTGGGATTGAGGTTCATTGGTCGAACCTTCGACTGGAACACCTACACCGTCGAGGAACTCGGATACTCCACAAAGGAACGTCCGGCCACCGCCACTCGTCCTTCCGTTCGGGCTATTCCTCTAAATGGCGAGGACTTCGTATTGGAAGTGTGCGCCGAAACCGAAGAAAAAACTCACGAATTGGCCGCGTTCCTTGGTGATTCGGTGGTTCGTTGGGTTGCTAAGGAGGGGAAGCAGAAGCCATCCTTAAGCCATCGTCTTGAGCTTGCCTTAAAGAATTATGTTGAGGGTCGTGTCTGATTTCCTTTTCTCCACATTTTTGTGCTATACTGGAATTGTTCACACAAAGAGCGATAGGCAAAAAGGAGCACACAACATGTACGCAATCCACTACATCGGCGGCGCAATCAACGTCAAGAAAATGCCCAAAAAACAAGCAGTCGAATACGCCAAAAAAATCAACGACAACCCCACGGGCGCATTCACTGAAAGCGTGAAACTCGCACAAAGCGCCGAAGCCCGCGACATCATGCAAAAAAGGCTCTTCACCAAAAGCATCTTCCACCGCCACAGCGACGTGTACGGCATGAGCATGGCTGAACTCGTCAACGCAGTCAACGAATACTGCTGCTGACCGCGCTGACACCTCCCATACGTGACCGAAAAAGGAACAACGAAATGGCAAGCAAACAACACGGGGAACGAATCGAAGAACTGCGCAAGGACATCGAAACCGGCGTGAAGGAACTACGGAACTCCGGCACTTGGCAGCGCTACCTCGATTTCATGGGACGTTTCCACCAATATAGCTGGAACAACATCCTGCTGATGCTCATGCAATCGAACGGCAACTCGTCGCTGGTCGCCGGATTCCGCCAATGGCAGACACGCGGGCGCGTCGTGCGCAAAGGCGAACACGGCATGAAAATCTTCGGCTTCAGCACCAGAACCGTCAAAGACGAAGACGGCAACCCACAGCTAGACGAGAACGGCGACCCTATCCAAAAAGTCTGGTATCCCATCTTGACGGTGTTCGACGTATCCCAGACCGACCCCATCGACAAGGAGACCGACCTCATCGAACAGATGAAGCCGTCCGAGCTTGAAGGCGCAGACGCGCTCGGCCTCGTCGGACGCATGACCGCTTGGCTCGAATCCAAACATTGGCGAGTGGGACATGAGTCGATGGGAAGGGACGTCAAAGGCTACACCACGATGGACGGAAGCAGACGAATCATGCTCAACGAGCAGAACAGTCCGAGGCAGGACGCCAAGACCATCCTGCATGAAACGGCCCACATGCTTCTCCATCAGGGGTTGCCGGAAGGTGAATACGGTCGGCATCGCGGCATCTATGAGACCGAGGCGGAAAGCGTCGCGTACGTGGTGGCTAAATACATGGGAATGGACACCGGCGAGTATTCCATCCGCTACGTGGCAGGGTGGAGCGATGCCGACCCCAAGCTTGTACGTTCCACTGCCGAGCATGTCCGTAAGGCCGCTGACGAAATCATCACCGCGTTGCATGGCTAAGACCGTCCACCGGCACCTCGCGGGTTCGCCAAGGGGAGCTGTCCTTTGGCGAACCCCGCCGCAAAGCATCTTCCAATAAAATTCAGGTAGGCGTGTGCTGTTTTTTTAGGTTTTGTCATTTATATGATATACTGGGATTGTCCACACAAACAAGGGTTCGACCCATACAGAAAAAGGAAAACAGAATGTACTCGAAAATCAGCGAAGACACCTACCGGAAACTCATTGACAAGCTTGTCAAAATCCCATACGTGACCGGAGCGCACGCCACCCACGCCATCTTCGGAGACGGAATCGAAGTCGCATTCCAATGCCCATACATGGGCAAGATGTTCGAATACTATCTTGTGGCAGACTCGCAGCATAACGGCAGACGTTCCTACCGTTGGAGTGGAGGAGTATACACGGTTTCGGTCGAGCATTGGACTTTCGACGACGGGGAATACACTCCCGTGGATTTGCCGTCGCACAAGCTGGAATCGTTGAACGTTGACGGACTGTATGACGCGATTGTGTCCGATTTAGACAAGGCCATGAGGGAATTGTAGGAAAACGAAATGCGATTCACCGACGGCAAGGAAAAGCTGGAAATTGAATGAAGAATCTTTGGAATACGCTGACATTACAACCGAAACCCTTAAGAAGCTCGACATGAGCGCTACGCAACTGTTGGACGAATGTTGACGTCCTCCCCACGGTTTAAACCGGGGGATTCCTCCTATCGTTTTGCGGTAGGAGAGGTTCTGGTTTCTAAGAGACTGCCACGGATTCGCGTGTAGCGTTTCCGTTGGTCTTACGTCCCTGTTCGACCGGGGTGCCGTCCGCGCCCCACAGGTTTTCCGACGTGACGGCGAGCGTGTCCAATCCTCGTTTGAGAATGTTTTTCGCCGCGTTCACGTCAGCGTTCGTCTTGTACGAGCATTTTTTGCAAATGGACACCGCTTGGCTCTCGCGGTTTTCTTTCGCCACATACCCGCATTGACTGCATGTCTGGCTTGTGTAGGCCGGGTTGACGAGTATCATGCCCACGCCGTCGGCAAGCTTGGTCTTGTATGCGAGCATGGAGGACAGTCTTCCCATGCTCGCCTGTCGGAGGCTACGGTTGAGTCCACGTTTCGCCGCCTGACCATTGTGAAGATACCTGCCTTCATGCAACGGGTCGGGAACAGGCTTGTTGCGTCGGCTCATGTTCGCTAATCGTAGGTTCTCTAACACAATCAAATCATTGTCACGCACGAGTTGGGTCGTGTATTTTTGGTACACGTCGTCCAGTATGCGCTTGGATTTCGCGTGCAGTCTTCTGATTTCCAGCCGTGTTCTCCGATACGCGCGGCTGGTCTTGCCGCTCTTCGCGTACTCCCGTTCGCTGGAGTATCCCGCGCTCCCAACCCTGCGGGCTTGGGCCTTCTGCCGTTTCCTGATTTCACGGTCGATGGCTTTCAGCCTGTTCTTGGGTAAGTCCATGAATCGACCGTTGGAGTCGGCGGCGGCATGCGCGCATCCACGGTCGATGCCGACCGCCCTGCCGGTCGGCTCATGACTGATGGGCGTTGGAATGTTGGTCAACTACCGCGACGGCGAGCGTCGCGGCTTGGACGTGGGTGTGACCCCCGCGACTCTCCCGTAAGGGAGGTCGTCGCGGGCACCCCATCCATCATGGGTGGTTGACGGCACCCTGACCTTGGGTCTATCCAAGGTTTTGTATGGCCCTGTCTCGGATGTTCAACGCGGCGTTATGGTCGGCGTTGTCGCTGTGCCCGCAACGGAGGCAGTCAAATCTCGCGCGATTGCGGTTTCTCGCGTCCACGTATCCGCAACGGTTGCATTTCTGGCTCGTGTAGGCGGGGTCTACCATTAGGATTCTGACGCCGTTCCTTGCGGCCTTGTAGGCGGTGAACTCTTGCAGTTGGGCGAACGGCCACTGGTTGAGCATGTTGCGGCGTCTTCTGCCGGTCTTGGTGCCTTTCCTCGCCTGACGACGGATGTACGCCAAGTCCTCGAACGCTATGACACTCACGTTCGGAGTGTTCGCCAATCTTTTGGACGCGCGATGGTTGACGTCACGGATGAACCGCTCTTCCCGATGTCTCATCGCCTTCAACCGGCGGCGGGCGCTTCGGGTGCCTTTTTCCTGCAATGTCTTCCTGTTGTGCGCGTAACGGCGTCTGATTCCCTGCATGCGGGAATAGGAGGTCTCACCTCCTCTCGAATCCATGGTGAGGGAGTGCTGCCCCAAGTCAACGCCCAGTACGTCCCCATGTTCGACGAGCGTGGACTGCGGTAGTCGGTAGATGAGCATAACGCTCGCGCTCTGACCGTCCGGGTACAGCACGAGTTTCGTCGCGTTCAGCCTGCGTTCGGGATACCTTTGGTCGAACCATTCGGGAACGTCGGGCAACAGTATCCGCTGTCTTTTCTCGCCGTGCGTGGCGCTCAACGACAGCAGGTTGCCGCGCAGGGACATGACCCTCAAATCATAGTTGATGGTCTTTTCCCTGCGTGACGCCTTGAGGTTCCACCGGCGTTTCGGATGTTTCGAGTTCCATGAGCGCACCGCTCCGGCGGCGTCGCGCATGGCTATGCAGACGAATTGGGATGGCAGTTCCGGATATTCGGCGCGGAGCCTCGCGTAATTGTCCTTCTGCATTCTGGTGCGGTTGACCGAACGGTTGCTGTCGCACCATGAGACGAGCGAACCCCACATGCGGTTGTAGGAGTCGGCCAATCCCTCGAAGATTCCGTACTGTTCAGGTGAGATGTCCAATGGGAGCACGAGGGTGCGTTGGGGCGTGGCATTCACCATGCTTTCCCTATGTTGCGCCGTCTTGCTTTTCCCAGTGGTCATACCTCTTATGATACCATAGGTTTTATGAGCATGCAACGAAATAGTCGTCAAGTCTATGAACTCGGCTACCACATCATCTTCTGCACCAAATACAGGCACAAGATACTCACCGGAGAAGTCGAAATCGCATGCCGCAACGCCATAGCCGAGACCTGCGCCGCATACGGATGGACGTTGGAGGAGATAGAGGTCATGCCCGACCACGTCCACATGTTCGTCACCGCCAACCCGCAGACCGCCCCTGCCGAAATCGCCAGAACGGTCAAATCCATCAGCGCCGTCCGCATATTCACCCAATTCCCCACCCTCAAAGGAAGAAAATTCTGGGGAAGCGGCCTATGGTCGCCATCAACCTACTTCGGAAGCGTCGGACACATCAGCGAGGACACCATCAGACGATACATCCAGACCCAAAAGGAAAGAGCCTAGAACGGCGATTCCTCCCCACCCACAAGAGGCGGGGAATCCTCGCCTAACAAATTTTGAATACTACGGTACGGTTCGTCCAATCCACTTGGATGGCCGTGTATTCGCGTATCGGCTGGCTGACGCGCACGTGCAGGAGGATACGGTAGCGTAACGGTTCGCCCGGCAATGACATGCCTTTGGGGTTCTGTCCGGTGATGGTTATGATGCCGTGGTTGCGGTTGACTCGACGGTATACGGCGTTGCGTCCCCCGTTGTGCCAGCAGACGAAACGTTGCCCGTCACGCTTGTACGATTTGAAACGGGGCATTCTCCCCGGTTTCAACCGTTTGCTTAATAGGGTCTTGCGTCGTTGCACGGCGGTGAACCATTCGACCCGTTCGATTCGTGTTGGGGACTCCAATATGAGGGATGGCACCGCCGCCAGCCAAGAACATTCGCTTCGGGACTGGCTGACGCTACGAGTGTCGGGCGTGCCGCCAATGGGGATGAGAGTCTTGTCCTTACCGTATTTGCAACGGTTCGACCTTAACTGGTTGAACCGGTAACGCCAAGCGTCACAAAGCCAGTCCATCGCCTGACTGCCGGTATTCGCGTAAAGCTTTTCGGAACATGGGTCATGCTGGTCGGTATAACCGATGAACGGTTTGGCACCGTCCAACGTCACACGTTCCAACACGACTTTCTGACTCATATTTCTAATAATACCACATTACGCGTAATATGGAAAAAAAGAAAGCTGTGATTCCTTCCCACGCCTAAAGGCGCGGGCACCCTCACAGCAAAACGGTGGGGAAGGGGATTTTTCTTCTTCACGCCACTCCGGTTGTGTTAGAGTGAGATAGTCCACACCAAAGAAGGAAAACCGATGACCTTAAAAGAACTCCCCTACCAAGACGGAATCAACTGGACGGAACTCGAAGGCAAGCCCGCAATTTTCAACTGGAACGGCAAACCCATGGCCGGAACCCTCTACTTGGACGGTTTCAGTAATCTCGTTGTTCGGGAACTGCCCGGTTACATGCCGGTCTTGTATGTTTGGCCGGATAATACGACTCACGTCAATGTCAAGTGCGTGACGGATTTCCATATGTTCAGTTTTGTTGATGATTGACTTTGGTTCAACCGCACGGTTCTCCCCTCATTGGGGAAAGGCCGTGCGATTCTTTTAGCCCGCTTGACTTCCTCCCCTGACTGAAGTCAGGGGATTCCTCCCCTCGCGGGGAGGAGTTTCCTGTGGGTTTAGACGATTCACGCTCTTGTGTTCACCGGAGTGTCGCTTCGGTGAGGCGTGAATCCCCGCAGGCTCGAACCGCCAGTCCGGCGGATAGTATGTTTACGGCGGCGTTCAGGTCGCGGTCTTGCATGGTATGGCAGTATGGGCATTCCCATGCTCTGACGTCCAATGTCTTCCTGCCGGTGTTCTTGCCGCACGTGTGGCAGATTTGACTGCTGGGATACCATTGGTCGATGACCGTGAGCTGGCGTCCGTACCATTCGGCCTTGTATTCAAGCATGGTGCGGAATTGTCGCCAGCTTGCGTCCAGAATGCTTTTGTTCAGACCGCTTTTCGCCTTCTGCCCGTTGTGGAGGTACCGTCCCGGATTGTCCGGGTCAGTTTTCGGCTTGCAGCGTCGGCTCATGTTCTTGACAGCCAAGTCCTCGATGACAACCGTTTGGTTTTCACGGATGATTCTGGTCGAGAGCTTGTGCAGGAAGTCGGTACGACAATCCTTGACTTTCGCGTATGCCTTCGCCACTTTCAAACGGGCCTTGCGATAATTGTTGCTTCCTTTCTTTTTCTTGGCGAGTTTCTGCTGCGCCAGTCGAAGTTTTTTCAAATGGTGTCTCACATAGCGTGGATTGTCGATTTTCTCACCATTGCTGAGGATGGCGAAGTGTTCCAATCCCATGTCGATGCCGACCATGTTTCCATTCTTGGCTGGTTGGAGGATGGCATCTTCGACCAGTATGCTGACGTGCCAACGTCCAGCCGCGTCCAAACTGACAGTCACGCTGGATGGTCGGCTTTTGCGTGGCAGGGTGCGCGACCATCGGACAGGCAATGGGTCATGCATTTTAGCCAACGTCAACGCCCTGCGCTCCCAATCCCATGTGAACGCGGAGACGGTATAGGTGGCGGAACCGCCCTCGTGTTTCGCTTTGAATCTCGGATAGGAGCCGGTCTTGTCGAAGAACCTCTTGAACGCGGCCTGCAAATGCCGTAGCGATTGTTGCAGTGGGACGGACGATACTTCCGTCAGATAGGAGTGTTCCTCCGTCTTCTTCCAAGCGGTGAGCATCTTGCTCGTCTCCGCATAGCCGACGTTCTCTTTGCGGAGCGTCCACGCGGTTGAGCGTGCGTCCAAGGCCATGTTGTACACCTTGCGGCAGCATCCCAGAGTACGACGGAGCATGTTCTCCTGTTCCGTCGTGGGATAGAAGCGGAACCGGTATGCCCGCTTTACTGTCTTGGTGTTCATGTTTCCAGTATAGCACACTCTTTTACATATGTGAGCTAGAATGGTAAAAGAGAAGCGCCTTATATCCCCCGGCTAAAGCCGGAGGTTTTACGGCGCAACACATAAACGGTGAGTTGACGGTTTCTTCCGTCTTTTTGGTTTTTGTTTGTCCGGCTCTCGTGTGGGTTTGTATCGGGTTGGGAAGAGGGAGTTCTTTTTTAACGGGACGCTGGCTTAGGTTTGCGTGTTGCGTTTTTCTACCCCCTTGTGTTATAGTGGGATTGTTCACAGCAAAGACAAACCCCAAAAAGGAGGACGCATTGAATCAAGCAACTAAATTCGGCAAACGAATCCTCTTCGATGACCACCCAACTCGCGCGGTGTTCGACACTGAGGAACTGCCAACAGACGACTCCTATGCGCTTTATCGCGTGTATCTGCGTTCTTGGCAACGGCATTCCTGCCGACCGGGAACCGAGGATACTCCCATGTTCGACGTGATATGCCCTGCAAGATGGTGCCGGTGGATTGCTCACGTCAGCATTCTGAACTATTTGGACGGCATAAGCTGGTTGGCTTGGCCGGTGGAAGGTGGCGTCAGCTGGCGGCATAGGACAATCGACCCCTATTCCGTCCACTATTCAACCGATATCCACATTCCGATAATCGACCTGCGCGAAAGCGAAGAATAGGAGAGAACATGTCCGACACTCAGAACACGTCCCGATTCTCGACCATAGGCGTCACCTACACGAAGCATCAGAACAATGCGGCGCTTAGCATGAGTCCCGCCGAAGATTCGACCATGCGCCGACTGGGATTCACTGACCACCGTGAGGGGTATTGGTACCTCTGCTGTTCAGTCTCCCCCGACCATGACATGACATTGAATGTCGAGATTGCCAAGGACGGTAGCGACTGGCAGATAGACGTGTTGGACGAGAACTTCTGCCAACCCTACGACTACCAGTATTTACTCAACGTGAACCCAACATTGGATTATCCCAACAAGGTGGCGGACGAATGCGAGAAATGGTTCCGGAAACTATCCGAATGGGGTTTACTACACGGCTGGCATGAGGGAATGTACGTCTGAATACAAATTTAGAAAGGAAAAACAAGAAAAATGAGCATTCTCAACGAAGAACTGGAAGAACGGTATCCCATCGAGGAAGGCAACTGCATCACGCTCACGCGGGAGCAGTTGGCGTTGCAGTTGCGTCGCGCATACAAGGCGGGCGCGACCCGCGACTATAAGCGTACTCCGCACGGGCATATGGAACTGTTGGAGATTATCGGAACCCTCCAAGACTCCCACCTACTGCCTGACGGCACGGACTTCGAGGATGTCGTGAGAACGGTTCTGGACGGTCGCGTCAAGACCATCACCAAATAGGCGTTATACTAGAAACGTCCACACATCCACTTACCCGAGGAGACCACACTATGAGCTGGGACAGATACCAGAGTCGAGACCCCAGAAGAATCGACCCAATGAAGACACCACTCTACGATTACGTGGTCTTGGATACCGAAACCACCGGTTTCAAACCTGAAAACGGTGCCAAACTCATTGAAATCGGAGCCGTGAAAATCCATGACGGAAAACTCGTGGACCGATACGAGCAACTGATTGACCCACACCAGCCAATCCCCGAATACATCACCTCGCTCACCGGAATCAACGACAGCATGGTCATCGGACAACCCGACGTAAGCCAAGCCATCATCCGATTCGACAAGTGGCTTGGCCCGCGAACCATCATCATGGCGCATAACGCGTCATTCGATTTGAGTTTCTTGGACGCGGCCATGAAAACCGTGAACTGTGGAATGTTCTTCTTTCCACACCGGTTCGTGGACACGTTGGAAATGAGCCGGAAAATCCATCCCGAAAAGCCAAGCCATAAGGTTGCCGTGCTTATCCGCGACTATGGTATCGGTGACGTGGAAGAGCATCGTGCCTTGTCCGACGCAACTCAGGAGAACATGCTGTATGAAGCCATGCGCAGAGAGGAATTTGGCCGCTAAATGGGATACGAGGACATGTTCAGTCCCGAACGCAGGGACTATCTGAAATCACGCAAGCCGTCGCAACGGGAGCGGGAAATAGTGAAGCTTGAGAAACAAGCCGACAATAAGCACGACATATACGGAAACAAAAGCCTCTATGAGGTTTCCGGAGAGGTTGCTGCCATCTACGAAAGCCAGAAGGCGTTGCGATTGCGGCTGGACAGCATCGAGGAAAAACTGGACAGACTGTTGGAAACCAGAGAGGAACGGCTGTGAAAAATCTGCTCACCTGCCCCTGTTGCGGTGGAACCCCGAAATTCAGATATCAGGCCAAAACCGAAATACACGGAATGTGGGACGGGTCTCCGGTCTACCGGCCTAAAGGCTGGGAATACTCCCATCTATGTCCAGCTGAACGCGATTTGCAGACGGCTGGAGGAAACGGATTCGCAACACTGCACGAGGCGGAACGCGACTGGCAGTACAAGGTGGGAAGCTTCCTGCGGAACCCGATGAACAGTTTCCAACCATTCATCGAAACCGGCGCTGAACTACTGACCGAATTGGATGATTGTCTCGTCGGAGAACGATTGCACCTTGGAGACAAAGTAACATTAAGTCGGCGTTCCATGACTGTTCGTGGTGTTGTGCAGTTCATCCAGCGGACTGCCGTCGGGGAAATCAGTATCATTCTCCGCGATACAGATACCATTAAGTTCGTGATTTACACTCCGGTCAGAGAGCGCCGAAAGTACATGTTCTCTTATCATGTCGAAAGGCGGTTTCATTGGACAAAAAAGTCGAAAGGCTTCTCTGTGACGCGTACCATCGTGGGCGCTTAGCGGAGGTTGACGAAAACAATCAAGACTCGGCTGTGTTCCTCATCGACGGTGGGTATGCAGACCATTGGCGTACTCTGTTGGGACATGAGGCCATCAGGCTGACCGACCATGGGTTTGGTGTCGCGCGGAAACTGGAGTTGGATTACTGATTTTCCAGCGTTTTAAAGACTGGATTGTTATAGTGGAACAGTGGACACAATACTGTGCTCGCTGTTTTTCTTATTCTCAGGAGGAACCGGAATGGCCCAGCATAGCAACAAAAGTCACAAGAACAAGAAGGCCGTGGTCATCGAGAAGGTGCGGGACAAGTATGGTTCCGTCATTGCCTTGAAGGTCGTATTGTATCGTCGGCATGATACTGAGAATGGGAAGGTTTGGGATATGAAGCGTTCTCATACGTTCAGTGCGGCTTTCAGCCGTCGTGCTTGTAGGGAACAGGCGAAGACGTTGGCTCGTCAGTGGGCCGATAAGTATGGTGCGAAGGTTGTGAAGAGGGGGTAGTTGTCCTCTTTGATAGTTTATGTTATACTGGGGACGTGCACATAAAGCCCAGTTGAAAAAGGAGAACACCATGCAGAACATCAACCTCTACAGACTGATGTCCGAACTGTACGCCCGTCCCGAAGTCGAGGACGCTGACATCGTGAGCTGCATGTGCGAAGACGATACCCTTAAAACGGTCATGCGCAACGGCACGGTCGTCGCCATCGGCGTGCAAGACGAATATCCAGCGGTCGCACTGTACACCATATACGCCAACGACGAGGACTACCGAAACAATGAGCCTCTGACCGAAGGCTTGCACTACGACTTCGAAGACGACCACGACTACAAGGACGGCGTGGAAGCCATCATCAAGGAGGCGTGCTGACCCATGGACACCATCATCTTCGTCAAAGACCGCAACTGGCCCGGCACGGACAGCCGCATCTATGAGATTTCCACGGCTGATTTGGGCGCAATCTGCGTGGCCGATTGGTCGTCGCTGACGGACGGACAGTTCTCAGGCGACGTGCTCCCCGACGAGGGGCTGCGCGAACAGTATTTCACATTGTACGAATGCGAGGACGACGACCAAGCCGACTGGGACGCGTTCATCGACGGCCTCTGGCAGACCGCCGATGACATGGGCTTGGAGGGGCTGGCTGACTGGTTTGTCGAACTGAACGACCCCACCACCATCAAGGCCCGCTACTGGGTGCTCGACGGCGTCGAATACTTGGACGCCGCGCACACCATGCCAAGGGACGAAATGTGACCGGTTTCATTGCCGTAGATATGCTGGCCGAAATCAGCAAGGCCCTCGAATATGAAAACGATTGGACTCAACTGAAGGACGGCGTGCTGGAATGCCGACTGCGAGACCAGTATGACGGTGAGCACACCGGACTCGCCCCGCGTCACCGTAGACAAGGCGGGCAAGGTGTCCGTTATGGCATGGTCGGACAATCCGTACGAATACGCAACCATGCCCGACCCCGACTGGACACATGAATACGATTCAGCCGACCCGGAAGCCATCGCAGATGACATTTGGGACCGTTGCCCGTACTGCGGGCGGGAATCTGACAAGTGCGTGTGCGAACGTTGCGCGGGCTGCGGTGTTCTTTTGGACTGGGACAACAGGGCGGACGGCGATTATGGCTACTGCGATACTGCCATTAGAAAAAAGGAGAAACGGAAATGTTGAGAATCGAGAAGACGCTGAAAGAACTGCGTGACCTTCAAAACACCTTGCATGGACTTGGAATCGAAATGTCCATCAATGATGCGGATGCCGAAACGAAAAGCGATTACGAGGATGCGGCGATGACCATTGACGTATATGAGCCGTGTCGTTGTTTCGCGTGGGTCAGCATGGATGGCGTGGTTCACATGAGATGGAATTCATATCCCAATGCCTCCGCATGGTTTCGGATGAACCTGCTTTTAGACCTCGCTCGCGGCTACATGCTGAAAGCGGACAACATCACGAAATCGTGGACACATCTTCGCAGGAATCTCGACGGTCGGAATGTCGAAATGCCCCTCCCCGACAAACTGGCCGGAAGGAAAGCGGAATACGAGGATGCAGCCAACCGGCTACGCGACCTTATCAAAGCCGACCCGATTGCAATGGATTTATCCCCTTACGAATGCGAACGCCTTGAAAGGTTTCTCCGCGACCCGCAGAAGGAGCGTCTTCTGGAGTACGACCCGGACGACCCGTTTTATCGGAATATGTTCAACAGGGGATTGATTGACCGCGAGGGACTGACCGAACTGGGACGGAAGGCCATGGAACACTACGTTGCGTCGGCCTGACCGTCACGTCCATGGTCGGACAATCCGCGCGAATACGCGGCCTCCCGTTCGCTGAGAACCTGTTCTCGTTAACGCGAAGCGCAGGACGCATTCGATGGACGAAAAATACATCAACCAAACAACAAGGAAAGGAAGCATACCATGCTGTTCAAGCTCGAAATAGGAGACTATTCCGAAGACGGTTACGGAGTCCACGAGCCGGTAATCTACGAGACGAACTACGATGTCGCCGCCATCGCGGAAGGATACAGGAAGAGTTGCAAGAAGTACGGCATCCAGTTCAACCGTGGTGACAACGACTTCACGGGACTGGGGTTGAAATGCTGGGACAAACGCGCCCTCTGGTCGAACCCCAGCATGGGCGCGAACTGGCTCGACGAAAAGATGCACGACCTGCTGACGCATACCGGCGTCGTGCCCGAGGAAGACATGATGCCGTCCTTGTTGTCCGAAGGCAAATACCTCGCCAATTACGATAGCGAGTCCGACGAGTACGCCAACGCCATCATGCGGTTCATCGCCCTCTCCATGCCCGATGACTTCACCTACAGGATTCAGGAGCCTGAGAACATTCCGTGCCTGAACGACACGCTGGGAGTCAACCTTGGCTACGGGCTGCTGGTGCCGTAACCTTGACTTCCTCCCCACGGCTGAAGCCGGGGGATTCCTATCGCATGTCAATGCTGGCTTACGAGGGTGTTGGTTTGTCTTCTTAACCAACTGTGTTATACTGGGGGTGTTCACATAAAAAAAACAGTCGGAAAGAGACCACCATCCCGATTCGGAGTAACAACAATGCATAGCCTATACAAGACCGCAGGTAAATGCACTCTCAACCGAAACAAAGTGCGTTACCCCAACCAAAAGGAAGCCCAACTCGCCTTGGCCGTCATCAAAGGACGAGGCAATCCGAAACACACGGAGAAACGCGCATACCATTGCCCCGTCTGCCATGGATGGCATCTGACCAGCGCTGAAACCGTGAGCGACACCATCCTGTCCGGGAGCGTGCTCCAACACACCAATCCAGACGCGTTCGACACAGGAATGAAAGCGTTCCTCTCTGGTTCCAAACGCGGCAAATATTCCGCAAGCAAAGCCAGCCTGACCCGACGTGTCCGACATTTGCTCCACTTGTTCGCGGCTAACGATATTCCGAAGGACTCTTGGGACAATCCATGGTTGTGGGCAACTCTTAGATTCCAAGTCATGTGGAGGGGCGGAGACCAGAAGGCCGAACAGCTTCTATCCACTTCGAAAAAAACGGTCAAAATGGCGGGCGACATGCTCACCGAAGACAAGGAGCCGTTCCTTCGCGTGGCTGAAACCCGGAAGGAAGCACAGAAATTACAGAATACACCACTACCGGCATGGTTGGCCGTCGCACTGATGGCCGACAAGGGAAAGGAGCAGAAAGTTTGAACGAAAACGAACTGAAAGAAAGGGCCGTACACTCATTGCTCCAATCGAAGCTTGGTAAAGTCGCCCCGGCGGAAGCGTTTGTCATCGGATGGCGGAAAGGCTGGGACGAGGCTATCGACATGGCTTTGGAAATCCTTCGCAATGAACTCGATAAAGATGGCGAGAACGAATCGTGATTTGTTCCAAATACACATGCATGTTGTGCGGAAGAGTCACCGACTTGGACACCGGCTACAAGTACATCATCTCCGTCGTCCAAACAGGCGGTCACGGTCGATGCTCATACGCTCGAACATTGGTCATCTGCCAGCATTGCATGCGCACGCATAAAACCGTCATGACCTTGCAACGCAAATCCTTGAATGAGGAAAACGTTCTTGAATTCCACAGGCCACCGAAAACCCGAAAAACGTCCACCAAGAAAACCAGCGAGAAGAAAGGCTGAACCGTTATGAACGGAAAGTACGAGGTGGACGTTCCGGAATGCCGATACCAGTGCGACGAAACGTATTGGAACGCGCGTCGCAAGATGGAAGAATCCAACACTCCCCTCACGTTGGATGTTCTGCGGAGCGAACCGTGGAGCAAGGAGCATCGCACTCCCGTGGCATTGCCGGAACAGTATCGTGGCAAACAGCATCATCTGGGAGGTCATTCCAGCCTGTCAACTTGCTGGACAAGCTGGCCTCACATGATGTTCCGGTGGACGAGAGAGTTCTTATCGCCCTCGAACTGGAGGAACAGTTCCCGTTGCGGCTGACTCCACTGTCCGAAAAGGACTGACATTTTCTAGGGAGAAGCCGATAGCAGCCTCTCCCTCTCTTAGTCAAGAAAGGAAACCCGATGGTTAGAAAAATGGTGAGCGTTCAAAAGATTGAGGGAGTGTATCCCATTGAGAACGCAGACCGTATCGAGAAGATTCGCATTGGCGGTTGGATTGTCGTAGTAGGCAAGGACATGGGATTGAAACCCGGCGACCATGTGGCCTATTACGAAATCGACTCCATGCTTCCCGCCGACGACCCACGCTATACGGACTTGCAGAAGCGTGGTCAGCGTACCGTTCCCGTGTCCAACACTATTACCGGCGAAGAGAAAGAAATCACCGGACACGTGCTACGTACCGCGCGACTGCGCGGAGTGTACAGTCAAGGACTAGTCATGCCGCTTTCAACGATTGGCGTACCGGAGGACACTCCCATCGGCACTGATATCACCTTACAGGCGGACGTGTGGAAGTATGAGGAACTGCCACCAGTGAAAGGCGGTGACATGGTTGGCGCTTTCAACGCGCCATGCTCCAAGTCCGACGCCACACGAGTGCAGAATCTCACCACGTATTGGGATGAAATCAGGCGGATTGCGTGGACGCCAACCGTGAAAGTGGACGGCACCAGCACCACAATCTACCGTGACATGGATGATACGGTTCACGTCTACTCTCGCAATTGGGAGTTGAAGCCGGAATGCACGAACATGCAGGTGGCGGTGAAAACCGGATTGGTTGACGCGTTGGAGAAAGGCATGGTCTGCCAGTTCGAGCTGTGCGGCCCAAGTGTCAACGGCAACAGGTTGAAGCTGGCGTCCTATCGCCCATTCGCGTTCGCCGTATGGCGTGACAATATGAAACTCGACCGTAGGGATTGGCCGAAAGCCATGCTTGACAACGCCGTCCCACTGTTAGACGAGACCGAGTGGAAGCCGACCGGCGATGTGATGGACATGATTGCCAAAGTGGACGGTCTGCGCGGCAACGTGACCCGCGACTTGTTGGACGAAGGAATCGTCTGGCATGCGAAAGCGGGCGAACGGTTGAGCGACGACCTGTACAACGAGCTTGGCAGCAACCGTTGCTTTAAAATCATCAACAACAAGTATCTGACCAAGCATGGTCTTTGATGTCGAATAGGGGGCTGGGCTTACTTTTGTGTTCAGACCCCTGTTTCGTCTTTCATATCATTCCTGTCTTGTTATACTGGGGATGTTTACAAACGCCGGATGAAACAAAGAAGTGGCGAATTGAATATCTCCAACATGTCGGAAGAGACGATAGAAGAAAACCTACCCGACCTGTCCCCGCATTTAGAGGATGGGTTCAGTCTGAAACAGCTTGAAACACTCCACGATTATGCCGTGGAAGCTTTCAAGGCCGGAATCGAATACGCCAACAACAATCGAAAAAGGAGCCGTAAATTGACCGATAGGAAAACGTGGGTCATCTCCATTCCACCAGTCAAATGTCCCGATGACATGACCGGCATCCCTAACTATTACATTCAAATATGGGAAAAGTACGTCGGCAAGGTCAAGCCGGAAGGTGGAGACCGTGAGGATTGGATTGAAACCTGTTCCCGACTCTACTGGGGTGTCCGCAATCTAGGTGAGGGCGCCATAGTCCGAGTGCATGGGAAAACCGACATCGACCCGAAACAGCTAATCGGATTACCGCACTTCGGACCAGTGTTGGACATGCCGCCAATCGACCAGTATGCAGACCCATCTCATGCCGACCGTTACGCCATCAATTCCAACGTGCGTATGCTCATGCATCGGCAGACGAAACTCAGTTCCATCTACGAGGATGACATCAAACATGCGTTCGCTTCTCTTATCAAGGACGGTGTCTCGTCGTTCTTCATCAAATTCATGAACCAAGCCAAACGGCTACCGAATTTGAAAATCTCCGGAACTAATCTTGACGAGCTTGAACAACAAGTGCAGGAGTGGGGAGGTTGGGCGTTTGTTCATGCGGATGATGACCCGAATGCTCTGCTTATTCAAGAGAATGTCGATATCCAATACGAGTATCGCATGTTCATGGTCGGCAACCAGCCTGTCTGCGGCGCTGGCAATATCGGATTGAAAACACCAATCGACAACATGCATACGAGATTCGACCCTCAAATGCAGAAGATTCGTGACGACACCACCGTTAAGAATGTTGAACTCAGGCCGGATTTGGCGGAACGATACCGTGAGTTCGCCACGCGAGCCGGACGAATGTTCTCACACTGCGGTTACGGCGCGTACACGCTCGACCTGTGTCTTATCAAGGGTGAAGTGTCAATCGTGGAATTGAACGGCATGATGAACGCCGGACTGTTCGCATTGAACATGAACGATTTGACGAGCGCGTTGCGAGTCAATTGGAAACAGTGTCTTCCCCCGGTTCTACTCGAACCGGCTATCTAAAAAGAGAGGAATAATATTGGAAAACGGAGAAAAAGAATGCCCCTCATGTGCCAGACGTGAGGTGTCGTTATCGGATTATCCAGATTGGAGTCAATGCAACAGTTCAGCACTCCGCGATTGCGTCAATCGGCTCAACAATTACGATGCTGGAATCGTATTCGAAATGCATTTCGGAAACCCGGACTTCGTACTGGAAGGCGACCCTAATCCAGCAAAAAAGAACATTCTGTTCTTCAAAGCGGATAAAAAGTACGTTTATCTGGAAGTTGTCACTATGGAAGATGGGAACGTGCCGAAAGAGCATATTCCAATAGTCCGAATGTGCAAACCTTGCATGGCTCTTATGGGGGAATATTTTTGGAGCGAATATCTTCCGAAAGAGTTTTGGGAAGGATACGAGCAAAATGTGTTGCACACTCTGAAAAGACTGGTGGACGACCCCAGTGTCGAATCAGACGCTGACCTGATTAAGTATGCGAGAGAAATCGTCCACGGCGACATGCTCATCGACTGGTAGTGTCTGTTGGCTTGTTTTTAAACAGAGAGGGAGTATTTTTTGCGACCACAATCAGAAGACACCGGGGAACTCACCACCGTCATCGACCCCGCGTCCATCACACGCATGGCGTCCAGCCGTCCGGACAATAGGGAAACCACCATGTATGGCAGACACGGCAAGCATGACAGCAAGCCGCCAAAAATCAAAAAGTCACAGGCTGATAAACCCAAACATCCCATAGAACAGGTCATGCCATTCGTCATGCTCGCCGTAAGCATTGTTTTCTTGACGGGGATGGTTCCGATTCTCTGGCTTATGCCGGTTTCAGAACCAGAGGATATGATTGTCCGTCCTATTCTGACCGGCCTGATTGGTGTGGCGGCGGTTTCCGCCAACATTCCGGCTTGGGTGTATTTCTCCCGTTGGCGTCGAGATTCATAGAAAAGCTAAATCCGAAACATTTCCTTGTTATACTGGAAACAACCACATTCAAGCAAAAGCAAGGAAAACACATGCCTAGAACCACACTAGCCGATGTCGCATCCGACTACGTGCGCAAACACCAGCACGAGCGACAATGCCGACAACTCGACTCCAACAGCCGGGTCACGCTCACGGTAATCCAAAACCAGTGGGCGAAACTTGCAGGACAGGAACCCATGACCATTTTCGACGCGCCGGAAGTCGTAATTAGAAGCATCGAAAACACGCAACGCGGACACGAACTGTTCGACCGCACAAAAGAAACAAACGGGGTCGTCTACTACGGCCTGAAAAACTGAAAGGAAACAAAAACATAATGTCGGGACTCGCAGAGGACACCAGAAGGGTAACGCTTCTACTGGGAGACAATCCGGAAGGAAATCAATGGCATACATGCTTGGACTTGTCCCACAACGAGTATGCCATCCAAAAACTGCGTGAGACCGGAAGACTGGAAGCAGGGAAGGCCACTTCGCTGACCGTCGGACAGTTGCAGAACCTTCTCACCAAGGCGCAGAAGGACGCCCACGGGTTCCAAGACACTCCCACCGGCAAATGCTTGCGAGGCAGTGAGCCTGAACGGAGACTACAGGCATACAAGTTCGCTGAAAACCTCAACCGTGCCCTCTGTGAAGGCTCTCCCGTGTATTGTTCGGAGTCTGAGCCGAGGCTGGACTTATCTTTCCCGAGTTTCAAGGACTGACCATAATTGGGAAGGCATTCAAACAGACAAGCCCGACCGACGACGATAGGCGAGACTCCTTCTTTCGATAGTCTTATCGCCGCCGGAGTAAGGGATGGCAAGGAATGGGCGAGACAGCGTGTGCAGAAAAGGATAGCCGCCGTGCTGTCCGTTCTTGTCGCCCTGTCCTTGTGTTGTGGCGGCGGATACTATTGGTGGGATACCCAAGGCAAGGCGAAGCGTGCCCATGCCGAGGCGGAGGACGCCTGTTTCCAACAAGTCAGCAGGATGACGGAATCGTATAATAAGTCGCTCCGGCTGTATGCTCAGGTGTCTTCCAAGTTCAGCGAGTTGGACGAATCATATGATTTGGACATGTTGGCTGCTTTGCAAGGCAAGAAGCCGAAGGAGTATGAGAATCTGCATTGCTCCACGGATTTGGATGGCGACAAGCGGAAGGCGATGTCTTTGAAGCGTTCGTATGATGAGCTTTCCAAGGAGTATCGCAAGGCTCTTACCCCCGTTAGAAAATAGTATGCTATACTGGAAACGTTCACATACAGCCTATCGTTTAGGAGAAAAACTTGCACAACGATAACGTCAACCACCCCAGCCACTACACGTCAGGCCCCTTCGAATGCATCGAACTGACATCACGATACCCGTTCCTAGGAGGCAACGCAATTAAATACGTGTACCGCTGGCAAGACAAGAACGGTCTGGAAGACTTAAGGAAAGCCCTCTGGTATCTGAACCGAGCGAAAGCGGAAAGCCCCTACGAACCCATCGGACTTTACCCGCTCGACTCGCTTGTTCCACCTTATGGCCACTTCCACATCGATGACGAATCAGTTCATATGCTGAGGAAGCTCGCCCGGCTCAACTGGCAGAATATGCGAGGATTCTGGAAGGGCATGGCCGAACTCGCTTGCGACCACCAGTCCGGTTACACCCGCGCCAAGAAGACATTGGAGCGTCGAATCCAACTATTGGAGTCCATGCTGACCGACGAAGAGCAAACTATTCTGTCCGCTGTCTGGCAGGATAAGGAGCTGACCGAATCGCAGAATCGAATTGCCTACCGTCTGCAAGCCCGGGGACTTGTGAAGCTGGACAAGTCCGATGGCGTTTGGAATCCGACCGGAAAGGAGCGCTGACATGAAGGAGGAGAACGAAACGTTCCTTGAGCGAGTGTCCTATGCTATGTTCCGGTATGGTCTGGGTCTGTACTCGCTGTCCGGAATGGTGTCCCTGTTGGGGCTTGTCGGTTCTTTTCTGCTGAAACGATTTTCTTGGTATTGGGGTTTGCCCTTCGTTGTGTGCGGCATACTGTTTCTAGTCGTGTTTCCACTGGCGTTGTTTCTCCTGTCGGTGGACGATTGGAGGCAAGAAAAGCATGTCGGAGAAAACGAGATTAAGGTTTCGTAGAATCGAAGCCGAATTGTTGAAAGCCTTCCATCGGGGTTTCAGCCTGTTGCTGGCGGTGTTCGTGTTCACGTTGCTGGCGATTGTGTTGCTTCATCTCGTATTTGGAACGTATGCGGTCGGGCTTCTGGCCATTCCGTCCGTCGTGGTGATTATCGAGGCCCTGCTGGCGGCTTTGGATTTTCTGTTTGAGTTCCTTGCAGGGGATGTCACGTATGAGCAAGCTGGCATAGAACCCCCCGAAGGAACTTTTCTAAAAATCTGAGGATTCTTCCGTGATGGACGATGCTCGTATGTTTGCCGCCGTTTTGAACGGATTTTAGGCCGCATTCCCCTTCCGTAAGGGAGGGGTCTAGGCCGTCACCCGTTTGTTTTTCTTCGGTATTTGCGATTCGGTTTCTGCTGGTCACGTATGTATTTCCTTACGATTTCCAGAGGTGCGCCGCCGCAGCTGACCACGCAGTAGCTTGGCGACCAGAAGTGGTCCCCCCATAACGCTTGTCTGACCTCGGGCCAGTCCTGTTCCCGGACGCGTTTGCTGCCATTGGTCTTAAGGCTCATTACGAGCGTGCTGAGTTGCGTTTTTGGTGTATAGGCGACGAGCAGGTGGGCGTGGTCATTGTCGGTCTCGAACTCCTCCAATTCGCATTCGAAACGTTCGCAGACCTCTCGGAACGTGTCCTCCAAGAGTTTTGTGACCCGTGGGGTCATCACTTTGCGCCGGTATTTCGTGACGAACACGATATGCGCATGCAATTCGTAGACCACATGTCTGCCGGTACGCCAATCATGAGTGTTTTCAGCCATAACCATAATTATAGACCATGTGATATAGTGGGGTGTATGAGACGCAGCACCAGAACACAGGACGACGAGACATGGCGGGTCGCCGTCATACCCGTCCGCCTGTCCGGTGCCGACCATCGCAGGGCGCATGAGGCGTGCCACAAGGCCGCATTGCTATGGAACTTCCTGTTAGCCGAAACCCGCGCATATTGGGGCGAACATGGGAGTGACCCATCCGACAAGGAACTGCGGCATCGCCTGTACGAGAAACGCCCCGACCTGCGTGACGGACTGCACGCGCACACCATTCAAGGCGTGTTGGACGGAATGAACGACGCGGTAGCGACTTACAGGGAGAACCGTCGCCAAGGCAATATGGACGCGCACGCCCCGCACAGGGCGAAGAACTATCGTCCATTGGACTTCACCGCAGGATACGGATGGCGTCCCGCCAACGATGGCAAACATATCGCACTGAATTTCGGCAGAAACCATAAGCGAATACTTGTACGCATGCCGAACATCTCCGACCCGAAAACGAACGCTCCCGTACCGGTCGAACGGTGGGGAGCCATGCGCCTGTGCTGGGACCGCAACAAACGCCAATGGAGCCTTCACGTCAGCGTTCCCACAAGCCGACCGCCGCAAGGCGACCCGAGCAACGTCGCCGCCATCGACGAGGGCATCATCAATCCGATGGCCGTCGCCATCGAAACCGACGACGCCTACGAAATACTGGTCGTCAACGGACGTCACGCGAGAGCCGTCAAACATTACCGCAACACAAGAATCGCCAGCCTTCAGGAGAGACTGTCCCGTTGCGTCAAAGGTTCGAAACGGTGGCGCAAACTCGACGCGAAACGCAGACGAATCGAAGCGAAAACCTCCGACGCCCTACGTAACGCCGACCATCAGACCACCCGCAAGGTCTCCGACTTCATTCAGGAACACGATGCGGGGCGAATCGTAGCCGGGGACGTTCGCGGCATCGAACAAAACACCCGCAAAAACGAGACCCGCCGCGTCAGGAACCGGAAGGACCAACGCAGACGCCTATCGCAATGGTCTCGTGGACGACAGGAGAGTCTGCTTGCCCATAAGACCAGCATGACAATCGAGCATATCGACGAATCTTGGTCATCCAAGACCTGCCCCGCGTGCCAAACACGCAACCACCCCAATGGGCGTGGATACCACTGCCGCAACTGCGGTTTCACCTGCAACCGTGACGCGGTGGGCGCAATCAACATTCTGATTCGCGCGAAAAACGGCTCCTACCAGCCGATGGACACGAACAAAACGGTTCATGTCAAATATCTCCGGGCCACGCCAATCTTCCAACCGGAAGAACGACGTGAGCATGGAGTAATCCCCGGAACCGGGGCGTGACCTCGTATGAGGTCATGTAGCCGTGCCGGAAGCAATCATCTCTGCGGAAAGCACGGAAGCCCCGACAGTAAGGTCGGGGAGGTTCACGGCTTCTCGCAAGTCCGGTAAGTCGAAGAAGGGTGACGCGCACTGAGTTTAGACTACCCCCTAACGTGCTACACGTTATATTGGAATTGTCCACATATGGTAATATGGGAGCATGACTGGTACAACACACTCAAAAGAAATCCTGATGATACGAATCGGATACGCACCCCGACAAGGCCGCGTATACTTCCAACCACACACCGTGATGCAGGAATATCTCCGATTCAGCAAAGAACACGACAACCACGTCCTATGGAAATGCGGAATCATAGGCGTCATGAAAAACGTGGAGCAGGTAATCCTGTACGCGCACGACGAAGACCTCATGCTCATAGGCGAAGTGACTGGCTTCGGAAGCCCATACAATCCAAGGACATGGGACGAAGGAAGCTTCTACCAATGCCCCAAACCATGGTCTAAAGAACCAGCCAAATACTGGATAGCGTTGGACAACCTGAGACCATTGGAAGGCTTCAACCCAGACCTGTATGAACTCGCCGCAGGTAAAGACAAGGGCAAACCGTTGTCCTTGGTGTTCGAACGCAAGGTACCCATGCTGACCATGGCCGACGCCGATGGCAAACGCAAGTCCGCTACCACTTCCCGACGTTCGGGACTTACCCGTATTCGACTACGTGAGGTGTGACTGATTCCAGTATTGGACACATTCGCAAAAACACCCTATACTGGAAGTAGTCACATAAGAGTAAGGATAACACCATGACCGAAACACTCATGGACAGACGCGCAGTATTCATGCGCATCAGTTCGGAATCAGACCTCATTGGAAAAGCCAGCGTCAAACCCGACGAAGACACCATCATCCGCTACAACTGGCGACAGGCGGAAAGCATGATGGATGAAATCATCAACCATGCGGAACAGAACGATGGCAAAGCCATCATCCCGTTCGACAGCATCGTTGCAGTCCGCTCGCTCGACACCTGCTCCCAGTTCATCCTCTGGCGCACCGACGGCAGATATCTCATCGGCAAACTGTACGAGTCCGGAGAGGACTACAAGTACGGTATGGACGACCGTGACGGCTACACCGCCCCGACCGCACTGCGGGCGAAAACCGCGTCCCGCTGGGTGAAGGTCAAGAACATCAAAAGCGGAGACGACTTCCCGTTTGAAAAATGGTATATCGAAGCATACCGTCATCGCGCTCGTAGCAAAACACCATTGGATGCGGCCTTGAAGAACAGTCACATGAACGTCATGTTCGTGTATAAGGAGGAAGGTAAGGAAGATGCCTAAAATCATCGTGCCGGGCAAACGTCTCACGGCAGATGTCACCCATAAGATTCAGCCCATGATTACAGTCAAGGATACGACCGGCAGGGAATGGTTCGCCCGAGCCATGTTCCTTAGTCTGGACCGTGGGACAGGCGACAATTGGAAGGTTGAGGATTTCAGCCTTTCCATCGCCGCCAAGGAAAACTATGCGTTCTACAAGAACGCCAAGCTTGGAGTGGAAATCCGTCTCGACCAGAATCCTGAACTCAAGAAACTGGTAAACGAATACGTGTCCATAGTCAAAAAAGACACCACCCAAGCCGGAGCCTGATTTTTACCCAAACAGCAAGAATAGAACCTCCCTTTCGCGTAAGGTTGTTTACAGCGAAAAGGAGGTTTTCTTCTATGACATACAATCCTTCAGAACCACGCGACCCGCTAGGCAAGTGGATGAAAGCGCATGGTGGCAATCCGAAGGCGAGTCTTGCCGATAATGTCAAAAATCTCAACTATGCGGAAGAGCATGGGGCGGCTGTCGATACCAAAAACACGCCGACAGCGGTAATTGACCAGATAGCCAAGACCGGCAAAGACGAGGACAACCGGCTGGAGGCGCTGATGAACCCGAACATCAGCGACGAGACGCTTGACTCGTTCAAGTACAGCGACGACGTGAGGGAGCGCACGGCAGTCGCGTCCAATCCAAAACTGGACGGCAAGACGCTCGACATGATGGCGGACGATGACAACTTCTATGTGAAACGTGCCGTGGCCCTCAACCACAACACCCCGACCAACACTCTGGAACGGCTCGAAGGCGATGCCGACAAGGACATTGCCGACTACGCTCTCATGGCATGGTGCCGGAACCGTTCGCTGGAATACTGCAAGAAAGGCGATTACGGTAATCCCAGCGCCCTGCTCGGGCAGAACAGATACCATCAAACACTGAGGCTCGAAGAGCTTATGGACTACGACGATGTGAGAGACCCCATGCCGTTACCGGGGCAGGACGGTTACAACGACTATATCGAGACCAACGAGAAACTGCATGTCTGCGACGCGTACACGTCAGAGATAGCCGCGGAGGCGGCTAGGAACGGCGACTACGACGCAGCCTTGCAAATCTTCGAGGCCGGTCACAGCGAATGGACGGACGGCAGGGCGGGAACCACCTTCCCCCTTAGCAAAGGCAGGATGAAATGCCCCGCCATGGCTATCGACGCGGAGACGAAATTGGCCGACCAGTTCCTCTACCACGCCTCGTCCGAGCAGTGCGAAAAACTCCATAAGCTAGGCTACGATTCGTCGGCGCAGGGCATACTGAACCGTTTCGACATGACCAACACCATCAGCACCCGCCCCATGGCGGAACACTGCACGGTGCCGGACAGGCTCGACAGGCTCTCCCAGTCGAAGGACTCAGAGACGAGACTTCATGTGGCGGGCAATCCGAACACCAGCCTTCACACGTTGGAGACGCTAAGCGAAGACAAGGACGAGAAAGTCAGCCGTAGGGCCGTCATGAATCTTGAACATTGCCGTGAGAGTCAAAGGCTTTCGGACGAATACGCAGGAGTCGATTTCAACGACGATAGCGGATACGACGATATCCAATTCGAATACTAAAAGAAATTGGAGGAGGAATGTACAATCCTTTACAAGCAAGAGACCCGCTGGGCAAATGGGTCAAGGAGCATGGCGGCGCTTCGATTGAAGACGTGGTCTCCAAGACCAGCATGGTCGATTTGGAGAACATGGCCTTGGATGATAGGACACCTACCGCCGTGCTGAACAATCTCGCCACTACCGAATACGGGTTCAACCATCCATTCGAGGAGAATGAGACCTATCCGAATGCGAACGGCGAACCACCGAAGGACGCGAGGGAGAACCGGTATAATTACGAGCAACAGTTGGTCAGATATGATTCCAAGGTTCGTTGCACGGCAATCGAACGTGGTGCTGATGATACCGCGTTGAGCGTATGCCGGTTCGACTACAATCCCCAAATCCGTAATGCGGTAGCACGCAACACGGATGACGCCCGCACATTGGATGTGCTCTCGTCCGACGAGTCTTGGAAGGTTCGTGGTGCCGTGGCTGGCAATCCACATACTCCGAAGAACGCTACGGAACGACTGTTGAACGATGATGAGGCCATCGTCCGTGCGGAAGCGTTGAAACGTTCGGATTTGAATTCCGGGCAGATTAGGAAAGCCGTGGATGACGCTTTGGAACCGACCCCTCAACTGGATGGTGCCGTGACCGATGATATGACGAAAATAACCCGTGCCGCGTCCGACAATTGGCAAGCCGACGCCGATACTCTTCACGAATGTCTCCGCGTGGACGATTATGAGACCCAACGGAACGTCGCGGAACACGAGAATACGTCTCAGGAGGATTTGCAACAGTTGGCGCTTAACGCCGACAATGCGGTTCGTGAGCAGGTGGCGTTCAATCCCCATGCCTCGCCGGAAACATTGAACGTTCTGGCCGATGACGGTTGGACTCAGACCCGCATCAACGTCGCCGGTAATCCGAATACTTCGACGGAAACATTGGACTATATGTCCGACCAGTGGAGTCCCCATGTGAAGCGTGCTATCGCGACGAACTCGAACACGTCCGTCGAAACGTTGAAGAAACTGTCCCACGATTCGGATAAGTACGTGAGACAGTTGGCTTATTCCGGGCTGAAGCAAAAAGGTGAGAAACCCATCGACAAGCCATTCAAACCGGCCAAGCTCGAAGACGACAATCCCGGAAAATATATGAGCGCCGATTTCGACCCCGTGGAGTTCTTCGGTTTGGACGACTGAATTGACACTCCCGTGGTTGAAACCACGGGAGTGTCAAACAATCGCTCAACATGAATCTTCTCGAAAGCATGGCTCCGGTGCCATTGGAAAGGTCATGATTCTAATTGATGTAATTTTTTACCGTGGTAAAAATTACATCAATTGATGAAAAAAACTGCTGATTATCATAATTTTTAGACATTCAAGTAAGTTTCAAGTGACGTCGGCATCATTCAGGTATCGGGTATGGGGCTACGGACGTTTTCGCGGAGATAATCACGCAGCCGTTCCCTAGCTTTGACACCCATCACGTTTTCAAAAATCCCTCCTCAAACATCCATTCCAGAGGAGGGATTTTTCCGTTTTTAGAAGGTTTATAACACTTGGAGCCGTTAGAGTCGAAACCAGCAATGTAGAAAAAATTCCACAAAATCGAAAGCGATTGACCCGAAATGGCAAGAGACGGTTTCTATCGTCCGGAAAGCTTCATTAGTCCCGGCAGCGAATACGGTCTGCTTCGAGCGGCCACGCCGGACAGGACTGTATGGCTGTATGCGAAGATTCCTTGGACGAGCGCACTGTTGGACGGTGCCGGTGATTCGAAACGCAAGGAAGCCGAACAGAGTTTCATGGCGTTCTTCGACGGGTTGGCCGGTGAGGTCAGCGTGGCTGGCATGAGATATCGTGACATTCTGAAAAGCGAATACAGGGAATTCCACCTGCTGACCGGTTCCATGCCTATCCCCTACCGTCCGCCGGTCATGCAGCAGGATGATTTAAAAAGCTATCAGGCTTACTATTACCGTAATCTGAACGTGTGCAAGCAGTTCGCCGTTATCGGAGTCCCGTTGAAACTGGGTGGCGAAGCCGGTAGGAAAGGCCGTAAACAGTCGCTTCTACGAAAAGTCACCACGAAGTTCAATCAGCTTAGCTTTTCCATGGCGAACGGTTACGCCATGTTCGAGGAGTATCTGCCGGACGCGCATCGTATCGAACGCATCATGCTGAACGCCGGTCTCATACCTTTCACCGTCATGGAGGAAAGCGAACGAGAACAGCTGGTCGCAATGATGGAGACATGGTGGGTGAGCCGCGCGTCCGCGTCAGCCCTTCCCATCATTGCCGAGAACGACCACCTGCATTTCTTCCCGAACAGTAAGGTCTGCCAGAACGCGAAACGACTATACGATGAGGGAATCGACTGCGACCAGTGGAACATCGACAGCGAGTATCCGGCGTCCATCTGCTTCGCCCGAACAACCCAGTTCGCACAATCGGACATCACCGACCCGTCCAACCTGTGGATTGCGAAACTGATGGAAGTCGCCACAGCCGGTGGCGCGAACGCCGTCGGAACGTCCATTCGCGGCAAGGTCGAACCCGGCAAGGTAACGGCTGACACGATTCGCCGTAACGCCCGCACGATTGACGAGAACATCAAGGAACGTTATCAGCATGGCCGTGAGGCTTCCGCCGATATGACCGATTTGAAATATCGTCTGGACTATAAGAAGGCCATTTACAATTCTCCCGAAATGCCGCCGAGTATCATCGATTTGAGTGTCGCCACCTGTGTGGCAGGTAACGCTCAGATGGCTGTGGACTCGTTGCAGAACATCCAGAATTTCGAGTTCACGAATCTGACCACGGCCAACGAACAGTTGATGGCGTTCAAAAGCATGCAAGCCTGTTCTCCGGTGCGTATGACACCGTATGAGATTCACTGGTCTGCGACCTGCGTGGCTGGTGGCGGCGTGAGTAGTTTCGCCAAGGCCGGTGACGATACGGGCGCGTTGGTCGGATTGACCGAAGCGAACCGGCAACCCGTTTACGTGGGCACTACCACCGTGCAGGACAAGGACACGCGACCGGGCATTCTGGTCATTGGCGAGACCGGTTCCGGAAAGTCCATGCTGTTGGTGAGCCTGTTCCTCCAGTGGATGCTGATTGACTCCCGTAGCGGCAAGGGCAAAACGCCTTGTATTCTCGTCAATCCGAAGGAAGGCAACGACTTCGAGGATGCCGTCCTGTCCCGTAACGGAACAGTGCTCCGAATGGATTCCGACATCGCTGACGGAACATTCGACCCGTACAATGTGCTCCGAAGCGAGGAAGAGGCCAAGGATATGGCCGCTATCATGATTTCCGATATTCTGAAACCTGACGGCGACACCTCCTATGAGCTTACCGTCAAGGCCATGCTGGATTACGGTTACAAGAAGGGTGGCCGCTGTTGCGGGACCATCCTATACAAGGCGGCTACCGACTTCCGTGCTCTCCAGCAAGCGGGGAAAGACCCTTCGCAATACAACTTGTATCCGGACACGTTGGACGTGTTCAAACTGATTACGATGAGCGTCAACACGAACCAGTCGTTGCGTCTTATCTTCGGTACGAACGATAACGTGGCCCCTTTGCGTGTCAGTCAGAACCTTACCCTTATCAACGCTGGCGACCGTTCCATGATTCCGGAACCGGGAGCCGAGAACACCGTTACAGGACGTATCCAACGTTGGGTGCTTCGTATGATTGTGTTCGGCGCGGGTGCCGCAGTAAGCGAACGAGACGGAATGGTCGGCATCGATGAGGCTTGGGCAATCCTAGGCGAGGACAAGGGTGCCGCCAAGGTGAACGAGTGGATGCGTACCGCACGTTCCCGCCGGTTCACCCCGGTGTTCGCCTCCCAGAAGGTCAAGGAGTTCATCAACGCTGGCATGACCGGCGGTATCGGCCGAGCGTTCCTGCTGGCTTTGGACGACCCGATTCAGGATTCTCCTGCCCGTGACGCTTTGCGACTGTTGCAGATTGAGGATTCCGGCAATCGTATCCGCTCCCGTATGAGCATGGGTGATACGAAGGAGAACGATGAGCCGAACTGGGCTGGCATGAGGCGTCTGCGTATCAAGGACAAGGAGACCGGCAAGGACAAGACCATTCGTGGTGCCGTCGCCTACTTTAAGGATTCCAGCAAACAGCCGGTACCCGTCGAAGTCATCATTCCGCCAGACCTGTTGAAGGAAATCTCCACGACCGCAACCGATAAGATTCGCCGTGAAGAGGAGAAGAAGAAAGCAATGCAAGCGTCAGAAACGCAGGAAGGACAAGAACAGTGAGCTACAAGGATTTCTTCGGAGAGAACCGTCCGACGCCCCATAAGACGGAGGATGAGCAGAACATCACACCATTGTCTCCGCCGACGTTCGACACCACGCCGGTCGTTGAAAAATATGATGTGATGTCTTTCCAAGGTTTCTCCAGTGGAAGACCGTTGCTGTTGGAACGGCCAACCAAGTATGTGAATCGTATTATCAATTCGATGAAGCAGATTATCGCCATTCCGGAGAACGACCAGTATGGTGGAATCGCTGGAAGAGTCTACCTGTCACCTATCTTCACACTCCCCATGGCACTGCTCCATGAGGGTGACAAAATCGGCAATGAGACAGTGAACCGTTACCCGTATCTGCATTTCCCGACGAACCATGATTGGAACGTGGACGAAATGAGCTTGGACGAATATCTTCTAGCCATCGAATACATGTTCGTCATCCATGACATCGCTCAGGAAAGCTCCGAGGGAGACCTTCTCACTTATGGTGTGGACGGGGATTATACGATGGATGATGACGCGTGGAAAACCGCGTGCGAATGGTCTAAGGAAATCAGCAAACCATTGTCCGACCTTAATTGTGGCCGACTATTGGGGTTCGCAATCAACAGTAAAAGCGAGAAGGAAGTCGATATGGTCGTGAACCTGTTCGACCTTTGGGGGGAGGAGCGGGAACCGCAACAGATTCTATCCGACGCGCAGACTGCGGCGGGTGATGTGGAAGACCTTTACGATATGGTGTTCAGTATCCCGTTTGAACCATTCCACTGATTTCCCTCCACTTACCTAAAAAATTCTGTTAACTTGGAAGAGATGGCAAAAATCTCTTCCAAGTTTTTTGTAAGGCGGGTACAGTGCAAAGTTTTGGAAAAATGGCGGCGATGGGGATGGCTGGCCTACTCCTCTTCGACATGATGATAACGGTCGGCGTGACCAGTATGAGTACCGTGTCTGATACGACCATGATGTCCATTCGCTCCAACGGGTGCAAGAAGACCTCTGCCCAAAGCAGTTCGGACAGTGGGAACAGTCTCATAGACAAGTACATAGCCAAGGCCGAGGAAATGGCTAAGGATGGCAAAATCGGCTACAGCCAGTCGAAACGAAAGCTTAACCCTGATGTTGACTGTTCCAGTTTCGTCTACTACGCGTTGACGAAGGGTGGCGTCAAGAATCTGGGTGACTCTCCGTTCAACACGTCCAGTATGGACGACCCAATGAGCAAGGCCGGTTTCACCAAAACCGACTTCGATGGTTCCGCAGACAAGCTCCAGAAAGGTGACGTGGTATGGCGGGACGGCCACACGGAAATCTATATCGGGGACAATAAGACCGTTGGCGCTCACGAGGACACCGATGGCAAGGATGGTGACAGCAAAGGAGACGAAGTGTCGGAAGTCCCGTTGGATTACGGTGGCGGTAAATACACTTCCTACTATCGTCTTTCCAACTCTTCCGCGTCCAGCTCCTCCGACTCCTCCTCTTCGGACTCCAGTAGCTCCAATTCATCTTCTGATTTCAAAACCAATGATGTAGCAATCAAAATCGCCAAGGCGTTCGCGTCAGCGGGATTCTCCAAAGCGGCCACGGCTGGAGTATTGGGCAATGTGTATGCCGAATCCGGTTTCGTAGCGGACAGGAGTGGCAGTGGCAATGCCTACGGTTTGGGACAATGGGACCCCCGAAGCAAAATCCGCACATGGATGGACGCCAACGGTTTGAAGGATACCCCCGACTCGGATGAAGACGGGCAGATAAAAATGCTTGTGGCAACCGCGAAAAGCTCCTTCAACAATCATTACTTGTCGGAAGCCAAGGCCGAGATAACCGTCAAGAACGACAGCCTGTACGATACTTGGCATGACGCCAGCGACCCGGAAGTGGCCGCAGTCGCATGGATGGCCGGATGGGAAAGGCCAAATTGGGCTTCCCGTAATGAGGATAGCCGAAAACAGGTAGCCAAGAACTATTACGACAAAGGATTGAACGACATCTCCTTCAACGGCAAGAGTGGGGATTCCGATGATGACAGTTCCCAATGTTGCACGCAATCCGACGATACGGACGGAACCACCGATACCGCGTCGGCCAATGTGACAGTAACCAATTCCGTTCAAGCATATACGGATAAGTATGGTCAGGCCGCTTTCGATATCGGCAAGAAGTACGGTATCCCATATGAGGCGATTCTTGGACAGTCCGCAGTGGAAAGCGCTTGGGGCGCTTCCAGTCTGACGACCAAATATCATAACTTCTTTGGCATCAAGGCGGTCAATGGTCAAAAGTCGGTCAAGCTTGCCACCAAGGAATGCAATCAAGGTGGATGCTATGACACGACCGGTGATTTCGCGGTCTACGATTCCGACGAGGATGGTTTCGCCGGTTATGGCAAGTTCATCACCGAGAATTCCCGTTATGCGACGGCATTGCAGAAGCGTACCGACCCACACGCGTATATTCAGGAGTTAAAGAATGCCGGATATGCCACGGACAATAATTACGTCTCGACCGTTTGGGGTGTGACCCAACAGTTCATTGCTTACATCAAGCAGACAAACAAGTTCCCACCATCGTCAGAAGTGCAGTTTGATTCCGCTCCCCCGGCTGACACGGGTGGTTCCTCAAGCGGTTCCTCAGACGATTCCGACGCGAACACCACGTGCCCTGTGAGTGACGATAGCGGTAGTACTTCGTATGGTTCCGTCGGCGGTGCGCCTACCAAGGATGGGGACTTTTCTTGGATGTGTTCGGGCAATCAGAAGATTTGTAGCGCGTCCGACGCTGGTGTGTTCTACCCGCATTTGGAATATGGTCATCAGTGCGTCTGGTATGCATGGAACCGTCTTGCCATGATTCACGGCAACGAAGGCTGGTCTTGGGTTATGGGTAACGGTGGTGACATCGCCAACAATCTGAAAGGCCAATCCGGTTGGACGGTCGATGGGAACCCTAAACCCGGTGACGGTATATCAGGTCGTGGTAGCCCGTTCGCCGGTGGTGGTGATTGTGGTCACGTGGCCGTGGTTGAGGAAGTGTCCTCCGACCCGTCCGGTTGGAAAATTCGTATCAGTGAAGGCAACCGTGATGGTTCCGCGTCGTTCTCCTCCTATGGTTCTCGATGGCTGACGAAATCCCAGCTTTCCAGCACTGACTGCCAATTCTTCCGTAATTCCAACTGGAAAAAGTAGTGTGAGTTTTGGCTTCCTCCCCTGACTGAAGTCGGAGGTTTTACGGCGCAACACATAAAAAAAGAGAAGGGATGTAGATTCCTTCTCTTTTTGCTTAAGTAAGGCACTATTCCCTGTCGTGAATGGTGGCCGCGTCCTTCGCCGGGTCAAGGTCTGGTGCCTGTTGCTGGCCGTTGGCTGTGTTTCCGGCCTGAATCAAATCGTCCCACATGCTCCAATCGACTTTTCCATCCATGCCTCCCATGCTGGTGGGCGCGTTCAGCACGCGGGTGATGCCGGTTGGATTCATACCATTCCAATTTAATGCGCCTGAAACTGGAATGGCGATTCTGTTGTCCTCACCGATACTGTCGGCAACCCTGTCGGGAGTCCATGCGGTCAGGAACGGGTTAATCCACCAGTTCTGGTTTCCTACATATTCGATGTCGGAGACCTTTCCGTTTTTGATGGTGAGTATGTCGTTAATCTGATAATCCCGCCATGCCGGAGTGAGCGCATTGTAGCCGCCCATAGAATAAGTGTCGCCGCTAGTGACGAGGATGGAACGAACCTTGCCTTTGACTCTTACCTTGCCGTTTTCGAGCACTGTGGCCGTCGGGTCTTTGACCCATCTGGTTCCGGTGCCCCATACTTCGTTCTTCCACCATGCTTGGGAGGTGGGCATGGTGTCGCATAAGGACTGGTAGTCGGAGGTGTTGCACACGTAGGAGGGGGCGTTGCTTCCCCATCCTTGATTGATTTTCATGGAGATGGGCATGTCCGCCGGAGTCTCGATATTGTCTGGTGTTCTTAATGCGGACAATACTTGGTCGGCTGGCTGTTTGGTCCACTGGTGTGGGTCTGCGAGCGAGTCCACTCCCCAATTGCGCATGTCTTTTTCCATTTGGAGGGCGATGGTCTTGTTCTGTTCCTTTTGTTTGTCGGACAAGACTGGGGTCTTCTTTTTGGCCTTGTTGGTGGAGTTGGAGGAGCTGGTGTTGGCACTGGCTTGGGTCTCTTTGGTGGACGTGACGTGCTTGCGCCATGCGCACCATCCGATGACGAGCGCCAACACTAGGACGACTGCTGTGATTATGGTGATGGTTTTTTTGTTGTGGGACATGAGTTCAGCCTTTTGCTAGGAAGTTCGGACGGGTGTTCGAACATCTAGAAGAATCTTAGCGAGCAGCCCTGCCGTCGGCCTTCTTGTACTGGGATTCCCTTCCATCCAACCCGTTCTTTCCGAGGCGAAGCAGGATGGTGTTCATCCACATGACACCCGTGGGGATGAGGTATCCGATAAGTGCGAGCAGGAGGCAGAAATTATCTCCGGGGTTCCAGTGAACGTAGAGCATTGGAACGATTGCCATGAGCACGCAGTCGATGGGGATATCACGCAGTTTGCCCTCATGGAATTCGATTCGGAAGCACCAGATGATGGTTTGGAGGATGGCAACGAAGATGAGGAACGTGAAGATGTCGAATGCTCCGACGGCGATTGAGGGGATGACTGTTCCGAAGAAGTTGTTGAACATCGTTTCGAACGTCTGTCCTGCACTGGTCATGGACAGTCCTCCGATTGCGAGGACGATGACGCAAATCGAGTAGACGATGAACGTGCCAATCGAGATAAGTAGCGTTGCCATTTTGTTTTCTCCTTTTTCTTTAGGTCATAATTTGTTTCCTTATGGCGACTCTTTTTTTTTGTGGACAATCTCAGTATAGCACGAACCTAAACTTTCTACAATAACTCGCCACCCAAGACGACGACACGCCAAGAAAACACCCCAACCAACCCCAAACTCCCCCAAACAATTTTCCTGTTTTCAAAAGGTTTACAACAAACAGTCCATTAGTGTCGTTAATAGATTTCCGACATTCAAAAACAGATAATGAATGGAGTCCTCGATGGCACAGAATCGCGGTGGACGAAGCCGCAGTAGGAGCAAAGAGCCGACCCATATCTGGAGCGGCTTCTGGTGTGGACTCATAATCATCATCGGCGTAATCCTCTGGGCTTTACTGAGACTTCCGCTCATGCCGTTCATCTGGCTGGGAATCCTCGTAGGAGGAACCACGGCCACCTATCCGACGCCCGCACGTAAGACAGACCCCATAGACCCGAAGAAACTCAACGTCTACTACCGTTGGAAGGATATGTTCTCCGGGCTGAAACCTTACTCCCGTCCCGAAAAGGACGACGAGTTCGATGAGAACCCCGAGACATTCACAGACCTCATGTCCAAGTCCGACTGGCTTGCCGTGCATAGGGTCTCATGGTGGGTCGGCTGGTTCGTCGGCCTGTACGCCAGTCGTGGATGCGGATTGTGGACGATACCGTTCAACATGATATTCGGTTTCATGTCGGTCATGGGCGTCATCCATTGGCGTGACCGTCTTGTAGACCGTCGGCATATCTATCAGGGTGTGAGCGTGTTCGCCTTCCTGCAAAAAGGCAAGCCGTCGCAGAAGACCATCGCTATCGTCTCCACTGTTGTTCTTCTTGTTATACTGGGAGCTTGCGCATATTTGGGGTTCGTGGATATTCCCACGACGCTCAGTCTTCCCGCACTTCTGTTCCTGTTGCTCGTGACGAAATTTGACAAGAAGAAGCAGACCGCGTATTGGCGTGAACTTGTAAAAGCGCAACGCATGCTGGACGGTTGGGTCAAAAGCGACGACTTGGCGAAGATGTGGGGAGGAGCCTACGTCACCCAAGTCAAGAAGGTCGGCCATCGCAAGAATCCGATGCACGTCATGCGAGTCCGCTTGCAAGACCAGTATGACGCTCCAAGAAGCAATGAGAAGGTATTGAAGGCCGGTGTGGAACCATTGCGCTCCTCCGCCACCTCAAGCGGATACAATTTCATAGCCCTGCTCGCCGCCAAAACCATCAAGGAGAACGGCTGGCAGTTCGACCCAAGCCTAGTGCGAATCGTATACGGCAAGGACGAGTCCTGCATTCCCGACATCACCAAGAAGAAGGTCGGAGCAAAAATCGCCCAACTGGTTGCCGACATCGCCTACGATTATTGCGCCCAGAACGAATGGCATAAACGTCCGCCGCTCGTTCAGGTCATCGACGCCGCCGCAGACGATGAGGAAGAGGCGGCATGGCTGATGCTGTTGCACAATCCTCCCAGTGGTGGTGCTCTTATCACCCAGTTGGGGTTGGAATGGTTGGCGAACCCGTTCAGTCCCGCCGACATCATCAAAATGCCTATCTTCTCCGATTTGGAGAATGCGTTCATGCTCGCCGCCCAACCCGAGACGAAGCTGAACGACAAAGGCAACAAGTATCGTCCGGATGGACTGACCCAAAGCAAGTCGTTCAACCGGTATATCGAACTGTCCCGCCGGTTCAAACGTGACCAGAAGGCTTGGCAGGATATCGTCGGGTCGAAGCTGAATCTTCCCGTCTGCAACTACGACGAGGAGAGGATTGTAGAGACGAGCGAAGGCTGGACGCTTTCGTTCATGCCGGAAATGCTGACGGCACCCGACCGCACGTCCGACTTCATGCGCTACGACCTATCGAGTCTCGACCCGTCCAAGGATTTCGTCGGACTCATCGAGGAGAACGGCATCACCTCGCTGGTCATGGCGGACAACACCCCTTTGAGAATCGACCGTCTGACCGGCTCCCGTCCGGAATACCGTCGTTACGCTCAGGCGCTCATCTACAAGGCGCTCATGGACGTGATGCCATCCCGTGCGGAGGTGGTCATCGACTCCTGTCAGCAGATGGGCAAGGACACGGCCATCTGGCGTATCGGCTTCCATTTAGGTCGTGGCGGAACCGTTGCCGACGTGCGCAGGAAAAGCGCGAACATCAGTGCCGCCGTCGGTTCCGAACGAGTGTATTGGGATTGGCAGTCGGCTGACCGTGCGACCGTCTGGCTGTGCTCCAACCCGTATTTGGGCACCGACCCAGACAGCGTGGCCCATTGGAAGATTCGAGCCGCCCAAAAGGAACTCATTCAACTAGCCTTGTCTGACGCTTGGGGTGTTGCCGGAGTTCAGGACAGTTCCGGCAAGACGCCGACCGTCGAATCATTGGGCGTGCTTCCGAACAACAAGGAAGTCCTGCTCGCCAAATTCCAGATTCCGGGCGGATTGGATTTGGACAAGCCGCAATACAATCTCGGCAAGTTCCTCACCGAAGCGAATTATCCGTACGGTCGAATCATCCAAGCCTACGGCACGGATTTCTCCATGGTGTTGGCGAAGAAGAGTCCTTTCCCGACAAGCGTCATGGCGGATTGGGAGACGGCGAAGAAGTGCGACCGTCGCAAGTTCCCGATTGGCGTGGACGATTTGGGCAATCCCGTGTACTGGGATACGAAGACCACGCCACATCTGCTCATCAGCGGTAAGAGCGGTAGCGGCAAGTCGTCCGCTTCGCAGATTGTCATTGCGGAGGCTTTGCTGAAAGGCGAGGACATCATTCTCATCGACCCGTCGAAGGGTTGCATCGATTTCACCCAGTGGGCGAAGCCGAAGGCTCTGGCGTTCGTCGGCCTGTACCAGTTACGCGAGACGGAGGCTGTGATTTCTTGGGCGCGTGAGGAGATGGCCGAACGCGTGCGCATCAACAACAAGTATGGCGTGGGCAACATCTTCGAACTGAATCCGGATGACGTGGAAGAGGCAGACCGTAAGCATCTGAAACCGTTGAACATCCTGTTCGATGAGTTCAACTCGTATTTGCAGGAGACGGGCAAGACCACGCAGAATCCTCAGAAGGACATGCAGATTGCCAACGACAATGCCGCCGTGTCCGCCACGAACGCATCCATCGCAAGGACGATGAGCGCGTTGAGCAAGATTATCGTGCAGGGTCGTACCGCTGGCATCCGATGCATTTTCGGCGCTCAACGTCTGACGATGGACGATATGAAGAAGTACAACGGCAACGCGTTCTTCCGTTCGTTGGGACGTATTCTCTTGGGAATGGACTCCCCCGCAGGCGTGGTCAGCGCCCAGAATCTCTCCGAAGCGAACCGCACCCAGAAGTCGTTGAAGAACGAGGATGGTCTAATCCCGGTCGGTCGTGGAATGTACGAAAGCATGCAAGGCACTCTGATGGCCGTGCAGACATGGTATTCGGGCGGTCAGGACGAACTGGCTAAGCTCGTTGCCGACATTCCGAACCCGGAACCCATCGACTACCAGCAGTACATGCCACGAGCGGCGGAACAGTTCACAAAGCTCGACGTGGAGGACATCAAGGAAATCTTCACTTCCAACAACGGTTCCGAAAACGTCGAGGACGAGGACGTGGAGGAAGAGGAATGGTAATCATCCCGCTCTTCCGGCTCGTCTTTTCCAACAATCCCAAAGGAGGGGAATTCCAGAAAAATGTCGTTCATTCTAGGTGATGATATTCACGGCCTCCCGGTCGAATGGCGGCCTGAAGAAGGCAATCAGAACATGCTGACCATCAGCGGCAATCATGGTTCGGGCAAGACCATGCTTGCGGATTCCATCATGTTGCAAGCTTTGGCCGGACAATATGCGGTCATCCGTTTCGACTTCGAGGGCAAGCCGCTCCCCTCCCCCATCGTCAGTCAGGTTGACTATGAAGCAAAGGCCGAAACGTTGGAGGTGCTTGACCGGACGGTGGCTGAAATCAGACGGCGTGGAACATGCCTCGAAAAGCATGGAGTGGAAGGAGACCCGACCCCACGTCCGCTTCTGCTTGTCTTCGAGGACTTGGACACGCTCATGGAGACCGAAGACCGATATTATCTGCGTGCCGTCGAGGAACGCCTACGGGAAGTCGAAACCGGAATCTCCGGACTGCGCGTGTATCTGGCGCTTGTATCATCCACGTTCCCCATGGAGGAGCATTCCCTTTTGAAGAACGTCATCTCCCATAGTGGTCACGTCCACTTGGGGTACTCCCCCATCGAAGAATATGTACTCCCATCCAACAGGGAACAGGCGAGCCATCTCATCACCCGTCTTGCCGACCACAGCTTCCAACTGCTACCCGGACAAGGATTCTACGAAGACCGGTTCGGAGCGTTGAAACCAATCAGTCAACCCCACGCATTCGAAGGAGGAAACCACAATGCCTGAGACACGACCGAAAATCAAAATCGGATTGTCCAAAATGTTCCCCGAAGGGTTCGACGCGCACAATCCCGACGATATGATGCGTCTGACCCGAAAAATTCAGGAGAAGGCCGCACGCCAGCCTGAAAAATATGAAGGCTATCTCATCGACAGCATCAGCCCGGACGGACTCTACGCCTACATCGCTCCGATGGCTATGTCCACAGACGATAAGGAGATGCAGAAGCTTCTCACGGAGGGTATGGCGCACGGTGATGAAATCGACGCCGCCGACTGTATGGGCGAAGCCCGTCAGAAGGATACCGTCGCCCGTATCGAACTGAATTATGCCAACAGTACAGACCCGACCATCAAACATGTGCCGGGCATGACATGGAAGGTAATCGATTTCATTCCGCGCACCAGTTCCAAGAGCGTCGTGCTGTTGCAGTTGATGGACGATAAGACCATTTCGATTCGCCAACAGTTCGCTGAGGCGTTGGGCTTGCAGAAGTATCCGTGGCTCATCCGACTGACGCCAACCGCTGAGGGTGGTTGGAAAATCCGTATCAAAGGCAATGCGGCCACGTATCGTCCCTCCAAGCATGATACGAAGATTCAGGAGACCGTTGAGATTATCGGCGGTGAAGGCTGGTTCTTCAAAGCCGACGCGGAGAACGGTGTCATCACCGTATATCCGGGAGTGCCGCCGACCTTCCCTGCGGTCATCAACCCGCCGAAGGAGTTCTGGAAGAAAAGCGATTTGCGCCACGCCTACTTTGGCATGAAGCTTCCAGACCGTGGACGTGAGACGGGAGACCTGCTGTACAACGATTGGAAGGACGCTTCCGGCGTGCTGGTCGCGGGCGCTTCCAATGGCGGTAAGAGCGTGGTCATCAACTGTCTTGTATATGCCGCAGTATCAGCCGGATGCCAACTCGCGGTATGCGACGACAAGTACAAGAGCGTCGATTTCAAATGGTGCCGTCCGTGGGTCATCGACCATGGTTGGGGTTGCGACAGCATGGAATCCTGCGCGGCCACCTTGCAACACATTCTGGACTTGAGCGCGGTTCGTGCGAATGTCATCAACCAGTATGGCAAGGAGAATTGGTGGGGTCTGCCGGAGGATGTCCGTAAACAGTATCCGCCGATTCTGCTGGTGTGCGATGAGATTGCGCAATGGGCGGCACCGTTGACCGTTCCGCCGGGATTGTCGAAGGATAATCCGACCCGTATCAAAGCCGAATACGAGAAGGGTATCCGTGCGATGAACTATATGGCGTTGCTGAAAATCTGCCAGACGGTTCGTTTCAGCGGCATCTTCTTCATGTATGCGGCCCAGTCCGCGACCAGCCAGAATGGCCTCGACCCGAGTGTCCGGACCAATCTTCCGTCGAAGATTCTGTTGGGCGACAAGGTCAACGATACCGTTCGTGGCACCGTGCTGAATGATGCGAAGAACGCCCCGACTGTGCCGAGTTATCTTATCGAGGCTGGAGTGTCCCGTGGTTGCGGAATCGCTGAACTCGTCGGACAGGAGGCATGCGTCTACAAGGGCTTCTACGAGGATGACCACAAGCATGGGAAAAGCTGGAGCGACATTCTCCGCGAGCACATGTTGGAGAACAATCCTCCGAAAGGCAATGATGAGGCCGGTCACTGGTCTTGGGATGACATCATCGTGGCCGTGCCCGCCGCCGCAGAAAAACCCGACGACGGTGCCATGTACGAGGATGACAGCCACTCCCCCAGCCGGTTGGAAACCGAAGGCGGATTCGGTGAAGACGGTCGTGACGTGGCAGACCGGGACGAACCGTTGAAGGGTGCCGCCGCCGCAGCCCATGCGAGCAAACTGTATGCGGCTGGAGTTGACGTGCCCCACGTGAGCGCGGTAGCCGCCGCCCGTAGTCTTGCCAAAGAGTCCGCACAGCAGGGCTTGTGAGAGTCTGTTCATCATAGTCTGGAGGTGTTTCGCGTATGTCTGAGCAGGATGATTTTCTGATTGGCAACAACCGGTTGGATGAGTCTCTTTTGATGGACATGTCCGACATGCCGGTGAAGCAGTCCGCCGCTAAACCGGCGAGCAGGAAAAAGAAGTCTCCGGCGAAGCGGAACACCTCTTCGACTGTGAGGAAGAAAAACAGTGCGACGGCGAAGCAGTCGAGTGGAGAATCGTCTTCCCGGAACGATGATGGTACGTCGAACAGGCGAAACGGTGGACAGGCGGAACGGAATGACGCCGTACCGTCCGATAGTGAAAACCAGTCCTCCACAACGCCGCCTCCACATTTCAACAGTCAACCGGTAGAGCCGGTCGATGTGAAACCGGTCAGCCAGCAGAATGATGGTACGGTCGATGAGGATTCCATCGATATCGACAGTCTGCTGGAAGACCCATGGGGTTCCCCATCGTCCGATACAGGCGAAACGGTTGAACAGGATTCCGGTATGCCGGTCGAACAGTCCCCCGTCGAAAACGGCGTACCGGCTGAGCAGCCCTACAGTGAGCCGGTCGGACAGTCGGCTGTTGGAACGGAAGAGCAGTCAGATTTCCAGCAGGAACAACAGTTTTACGGCGAACCGGCAGAACAGCAGACCGATGTAACGGAAAACCAGCAGTCCGAAGATGACATAGACCCGTTCTCCATGTGGAACATACAGGAACAGTCCGATGCCTCCACGGTAGGACAGAATACCGTCAATCCGGATGGGCGACAGAACAGCGAAACGGCGAACCGGCAGAACGGTGGACAGGCGGAACAGGATTCCATCTGGCGGATGGATGACATACCGCAACAGGCGGAACTGCAACAATCCGATTATCCGGCCAGCCAGCAGGACAGTCAAGCGGATATTTGGAGTGTTGATTCGCCGGAACAACAGTATGCCGACGGTCAGGCGCAACAGTCGAACGGCGAAACGGCAAACCAGTCAAATGATGATTTCTGGAATACCGGCGAACCGGCGCAACAGCAGACCAGTATGCCTGAACAACAGTCCGATGACGTTCAGGCGTTCCAACAGAACGGCGAACAGGATATCTGGGGAGACAATCCCACAGGCGGACAAGTCCAACAGTTGAATGGTGAAACGGCGTACAGGCAAGCCAGCGAACAAGACTTCTGGGGAGATGAATCCGACGTTCAGCCGGTTCAACAGTCGAACAGCGGACAGGCAATCCAGTCGGACAGTGAGCAGGATATTTGGGGAGACAATCCCACAGGCGGAACAGCAACCCAGTTGAACGGTATGCCGGAAAGCCAGCCGTCCAGCGAACCGGATATATGGGGGAGCAGTGACGACAATTCGCCGTATGGACAGAACGCCGCTCCGGTAGCCTACGATGATATTTGGGGAGATGAGATTCCAGTCCAACAGCCTGAACCGGATGACGGCGGACAGGCAAGCCCATTCGACGGCGGACAGGAAAACCAGTACGACAATACGCCGGTGAGCCAATCCGACACCGAACCGGCAAACCAGCAGAACGGCGAACAGTCCAACCAGCCGGATGATGACTTCTACCGTCGAAACAGCATCTTCAACAACCATGGTGAAGGCCAATGGTGGGAGGATGGTTCCAACGTTCAGGAACAGTCGGCACCACAGCAACAACAATCCGCGCCACAACAGGAGGATGACGGTTTCTGGGATGATAGTATACAGGCAAACCAGTTCGACAGTACGCCCGTAGAACAGTCCTCCGGTTTTCCGTCGCAACAATTCGACGGCGGACTGCCGGATTATGCGGATGATGCCGAAGCCGAAAGCGCCACCGACGGTGAGGGCGATGGTGGCAGAATCCGTAAAATCATTATCATGGTCGTGGTGATTCTGGCCGGTATCGCGCTTCTATGCGGTGGTGGCTATTACGCTTATTCGACATACACTCACGCCCAAGCCGAGAAGGCCCGGCAGGTTGAAATCCAAAAGAAGCAGGATTCGCTCACGAAAGCCCAAAACAATTGGGACAAGCGTGTGGCCGACGCGAAAGACCTGATTAAGGAAATCAAGAACAGTCTCGTGAAGGACGACAAGACCACGTTGGGGGAGTGCGACAAGCTCAGCAAGGCCACGGAAGGAAATCCGATGACCGAGGCGGCAATCGGCAAGAAAATGAAGGCGCTGAACGCTCAATACAAGGCGACCGACAACGCGTATCGGAAAGCGTTGCAGTCGAAGAGCGTAGACGTGTCCAACAAGTTGAAGAGTCTCATCGACCAAGCCGGAAAACTTGGCGACGCTCCAGATTCGTCGGATAAGAAGACCATGAACAGTCTCGTCAAACAGTGGAAGGATACGCAGGTGACGGCTGACAATGTGTCCGACGCCAACAAGGCGGTATCCAGTCTGCAAGATGTGGTGGGCAAGGTCAGCAAGGCCAAGACCGACGCGGATAATGCGAAGAAGGCGGAGGAGGAGGCCAAGAGGAAGGCCGAGGAGGAAGCTCAGGCTCAGGCGCAACAGCAGCAGCAATCCCAGCAGACGTATACGCCGCAACGCCAATACACGTACACTTATACGCCGCAACGGCAGTATACGGCTCCGAGGCAACAGCAGCCCACGCCATCCACGCCGACCGCTCCGTCCACACCATCCACACCATCCCAACCGTCTACGGGTGGCGATGGCAACAGTGGCGTGATGTTCTGATGGGTTATATCCACATTATGTCCACCGTTTGGGTTCCATCAAGGAAAGGACTACAATAAGTATATACCTATTGAATATTTTAGTAAATAGGTATATACTTATTATATGAAAAGAAAAGACTTAGAGCGAAAAATCAATCAACTCGCCAAAGAAAAAGGAGCCACGGCCCAATGGAAAGAAGGAGGCAACCACACTAAAGTCACTATCAAAAACGTAACCACGACAATTCCACGTCACAATGAGATAAACGAAATCACCGCAAAATCAATAATCAAATATTTCAGAGAGAAAATAAAATGAAAATCAACAAGGTCACCGCCATCGCACAACGTTCCGAGGGATGGTGGGCAATCGAAGTGCCGGAAATCCCCGGTCTTTTCACCCAAACACGCCGTCTTGACCAAGTGGACAAGATGGTTCGAGACGCGGCGAAAATGCTCGACTACGAAATTGACGAAATAGACATTCGTCCAAAACTAAGCGAAGAGGACGAGAGGATGCTTAAGGAACTGTTGGACGCAAGAAGCGAAGCCAACGAAGCCCAAGAAAAAGCTTCTCATTTAACCAGACAGACCATTGATGTATTTCGTAAAAAAGGAATGACGGTTAGAGACATTGCGGGAATGATTGGCGTAACCCCTCAAAGAGTCAGTAGTCTTTCTTGATAGAGAAAGCCCGGCCTGCAAGAAAATCTTGTAGGCCGGGCTTTCTGGCTAACTGAAATCAATCACCATTCGGTGTCCGCACCCTCGTCAAAGTCGGAGTCGTAATCGTCTTCGACCGTTTCCTTGACAGGCTTACGGGTCTTACGCGGTCGGGGAGCGGGAGCCTCCTCTTCCTCCTCACCGTCGTATTCCTCTTCCGGTTCGACCGGCTTCACCTTACGGGCGGGCTTGGTCTTACGACGCGGCTTCGGAGCCTCTTCCTCATACTCGTAGTCGTCCTCTTCTTCCGGTTCCGGCTTGACCGGCTTGACCGGCTTGACCTTGCGACGTGGCTTCGGAGCCTCCTCTTCCTCCACATCGTCATCCTCGGCATAATCGTCAACGTCGGAACCGGAACGAAGCTTGACACGCTTGTTCCACGGGTCGTCGCCCGACTCGTAATCCGGCACCATCTGGTCACGCCATGCGACCATTTCAGCAATCTGCTCTTCGGTGAAAGCGTCCTCAAGGGACATGATGCCAGCCGGAGTACCGCCGCCGATAATGACAACGCTCTTGATTCGACCGGTCACACCCTGACCAATCTTGGCCTGATGCCAGCCGGAAAGACGAAGCACGGCACTCGCATACTGTCCCGCATACACCTTGTCTTTCCAGAAGTCGAGTCGGCGTTCGTATTCTTCAACGGAATCGGGGTCTTCCTCGTTCACGATGAAATGTTTCGGCATGGGGTGGAGGATGTTCTTGTCATCGACCCAGCCTACGCTCGGCGGTTCGGTTGCGCGAGACTTGGCGGAAAGCATGTACTTGCCCCTCAGAGAGGAATCACGTTCGGACATGATTATCAGTTCGCCGGTGTCCTTGTCCTCGACCTCCTCGCTATCGCAGTCAACGAGAGCGAAGTGGATTGCGGCACGCTTGTCGAACATGCGCTTGGCTTTCAGTTCCTTGATGTATGCGTTCTGATAGCCGGAAATCTTCTTGATGACAGCACTGTCACGACGCTTGTCGAGAATCGCGCGGAACATGTAGGACGGCTTGCTTGGAGTCTTGTCCTTATTCTTGTCATCGTCGCTCTGCTTGAAAACGTAAGGCTCGAAGAGGGAGCAACGTCCAAGAGTGATATGGGGGAGGAACACGTCGAGCGTGGACGGCACTGATACGGACTGCTCTTGCTCTGCCATTTTTGGCTTTCTCCTTTATTTTCGTTTTCCTCTCACACCAATATCAGACATGAACCTTTTCCATTCGGGAAACAGTTTGAACATGCTCTGACATGAGTGGAGGAAGTCAGTTCTTTTATGTGGACATGTCCAAGTATAGGTCATATTTGAACTATTGTGAAATCAAGCGTGTCCCCTTGAATTTCAACAATTATCAGCATACTCAATCATACGATTTGGTTCAAAAGTGAACCAATGCTATAGTTGGGTTGAAACTTGTAGGAAAGGAGTTGTCTAAAAAATGGGAAACATCTCATTACGCAACCTTCGAATACAAGCGGGAAAAACACAGGCTGAAACAGCCGAAGTACTGGACGTGTCAACAAGCACATATAAACGGTGGGAGAAAAACCCGCTTGAAATGCCACACGGCATGTGGTTGGAAACCGTCCAATATTTGGAAATGTCCGCGCAAATCAGAAAGAAGACCAAAATGGCAACCGATTACGGCCACTCCGAAGTAGTATTCGACGAACCGATGACCGACGAGGAGGAGGAAAAGAACCGAGCATCATATACGGTTCCGATTCCGGACTCTCTGACCAACAGTTTCGAACCGTCCCAGCCCATCACCGATAAACAATTCCTCGACTGGGAGATTCGCCACATCGAACCATATCCGGGTTATGCGGAGGAGTACACCGCATGGCAGGACGCGTGGGAGGAAATCGACCGGGCACAGGCCGAAGCCGACGGAAACCCCTACAACTACGTTGACAACATGAAACTCCAGCCGGAGTTCGACCCGCAGACCGGCGAACCCATCGACTATGAGGAGCCTGTTATCTTCCAGAACGCCGAAACCAACAAGGTCGAGGTGCATCTGCCCGACGAAGACGCGGTCAAGGCCGACGCCGAAGCGCGAGGCGAAGACACTTCCATCACCGGAGACGAAGAGGAGTAATCCTCCATGAGCCAAGCGGAAATCATAGACGCGACCGACGAGGAATACTTCGCCATGGACGCGCTCGACCAGAGCCAGTTGAAAGCGTTCCTGAAGAACCCGAAGGAATGGGCCTACGACCGACTGTCAGGCGACCATACGCCGACGGACGCGATGAGGTTCGGAACCGCATTCCACGCCTACCTGTTGAACACGAGCGATGTCGTATGCCTTGACGAGGGGCAGACGTTCCAAAGCAAGGCCAACAAGGAATGGCGTGAAGCGCAGGAGGCGATGGGCAACATCGTCGTGTCCTACAAGGATATGCAGCTGTTGAAGCGTATGAAGCAGAACATCATCGACTCCCGTCCCGACATGTACGACCTCATCGGCAAAGGCACATGCGAACAGTGCATCGTGTGGACGGATGACAACACCGGATTGGAACTGAAGGCCAAACCGGATTTGATTCCGACCGGCGTTGACTATCTCGTGGATTTGAAAACCGCGAGCAGTGCCAGCGCCACGGAATTCCACAAGCATGTCATCGAATACGGTTATCACATTCAGGCGTCGTTCTACCGTCAGGCGGTTGCGAACTGTCCGGCGGAAGCATTCCAACGCACCAGACGCAAGCCTGTGGCTATGCAATTCTGGGTGTTCGAGAAAAGCGGCGCATGCGATTGGCAACCGTTCTCCATCAGCGCGGACAATGACGTGACGAAAATGGCCGGAATGGCTATCAGCGCGGCCTTGCATGGCATTGCCGAACTCCGTGACAAGGCGGAAGCCGACGGGCACTACGGCAAAGGCATCGACGCGGCGGCACGTTACGCGCTCCGAAACTGCGGATACGACAAGTCCTTGAAGGAAGTCGAATTCACAGCATGGGATATGTCCGACGCGCAAAACTTCGCCATGTACAACGACGTTGTCGCATAGCTCTTTCCCCTCTCGTTTTCCAACATTAAAAGCTTGGGGCATCGAAAAAATCGGTGCCCCAAGCTTTTTGTTAGAACGGGTTTTCCGTCATGACGGACTCCTTTGCGGAAGAGACGGCTCCTTGTTCGGGAGCCTTTTCCTTTCCTTTTCCCGAAGTGAGGGAGCTTCTGCTGGGATAGAGCGTCAATCCTTTTTCCCCAACGGAAGTCGCCAGCTCCGGCCACGCGTCCGACACCTTCTCCAACGACCTGCAAAACCTCCGTCTGAAAGAGTACATCGGCGTATCCGCTGAATCGAACTGACTCCGAAGATTCTCCCAAGAAACGACGACGGGCTTTTTCAAGGCATATGTTCGATAGGCAAGCCACTGGTAAATATCCAAAGCCCTAGGAGAACGTCCTAATTGGGCGGCGATTTCTCTGCTCAAAGGAACACAATTTTCAGTAAGAATCTGCCAAAGCAAGTCGGAGAACCTAATATAGGTTTTCTCGGAAGAGTCGCCATCGTGGAAATGAAATTCGCCATAATCGAAAATCCGATAGTTACCCACGGCGAGTATTTGTTCTTCCTTCGCGCCAAACCAGCCCCTAAGCTGAATAGTCGTATTCAGCATACGGTTCAGCATCTCATCGACGTCTTTGGCTAAACCGCCATAATATGTCAGACCGGCGTGCTTACAGAAAGAACGGAACGACTCGTCAAAGACGATGGTCTTCTTGTCGAAATCAACTTTTTCTGACTGCTCCATAATCAACGAACGTGAATAAAGAAGAATAAGCCTAGGAATTTTCCCATAAGCCCATTCCCGCCTTAACGGGGCGATATTAACAGTAACCGCGCCGTTTCTCCGCTCAAAAAAATCGACATCTGGATTGTCCACAGGAAAGATACTGACAATCGACATGAGTTTCGGACTGTAGACAACCTCCAAAAGTTTGTCTTTGCCGCTATCATTAGACACGTGACCACTCCTTTTCTAACTGATTGGTCATCCACCCGTCTCTGTTGCCAGACAGAGGCGGGTTTCTTTTTTCTATTTTAGAGGTTGTTTGAGACACGTACAGATAGATATGAGAGCCTATGCAATCATGAACTAAAAATAGGAAAAAATGATTTTTATCGATTTTTCACCATTTTTCGGTGGGAGATACTGGTATGCCACTGGGAGATATTGACATGCAAAGTGGGAGATATTGACATGTTTTTGGGAGATATTGACATGCGGGTATGCTCTCAGCCCTACTGCCACAAGGGTTTTCAGACGCCCCATAAGTACATAAGTATACATAAGTATTACATAATATATAGGCTCAATTTTTTATGATTTGCATATGCCTACACTCTCTTAGCCCATCTGTATAGATTCAAATTTTTGAGAAAAATTTGAAAAGCAAAAAAATATAAGGAAGATGCTTTTGCTGGGAAACCGTTAACAGACGTGGTTCTCTTTGCTGGGAGTGGAGACGGGTTAATCCTTAGACTGGGTTATGACTCACCGGCTTTTCTCATTGCTTTGAAAACCGGTAAACAATCTGAAACCTTGTTGACCGTTAACAGTCGAGAATCTTTTACCCGTGTTCTTCAAAGAGGGGGAAGCCCGCCCCTCCCGTGCCGCCGGTTTTCCTCTTCGTCGTATTTCCGTGCTTTTCAGACTCTTCCAATATTGTTTCCGTTAGACTGGATTAGTCCACATTGGCTAACGGAAAAGAGAAAACATGCTTTTGCCTATCGCGCTTCCGACTGGTTCGCCGGTTCGGCCTCTTGATGATGAGACCGTTCGTGGCCGGTATTGCGATGGTGCCTACGTTCAGACCGGTCTTCCCGCAGACGGAAAGGATTACGATGAGTGGCTTGCTGAACATGACCGTATCGTCGTTTTAAATGCCCTTCACGGGGTTTCCGGCAAAATCGAGACCAATCATACCCGTAAGGACATCATCGACCTTCTAAAAGCCGATATCAGCGCATTGGAGATGGGGAGCCGAAAATGAGATTCACACTGCATTCGACCGACAAGGGAACCAGCCGTTGCGTCCGCTGCGGCGTCAGGAAAACCCCATACGACGGGGAAACCATGTGCCAGCACTGTCTGGGCGTGCATGAGTCCGGCAGCCACCGTCCGTTCGGAGAATCGTCATGGTTCGGAGGAGCGTCATGGTTCGTCAAACCGTAGCGGTGAAACGCGGCGGATACCGGTTGACCATCAACATTCCAATCGAATGGTGGAGCGGCACCGACACCGTGCAGACCGAAAAGACGCGTGCCCTACGGCGTGCGAGAATCCGTCGGTATGCGAAAGACAAGTGGCGGAATCTGAAAACGATGAAACAGGCGTGGAAGGTGGAACGGTTCCTAGCCGTGGTCACGGTGTCCGCACCCCACGGCGGGAACGTGTTCCCAGCACGAGCCGCCGAAACCGTGAAGCCGATAATCGACGCCGGTTCCGACGTGCGCCTGTGGGATGATGATGATAGTCTGCACCGGCATTCGACCATCTACCTGCAATCGCCCATCGAAGCGCCTTCCGGCTGTTATCTGCTGGACATTCTCATCATTCCGATTTCCGACGAGAACCCGCAGTATCAGATTACGGGCGGATTGGCGTCGAGCGTGGTCGGCATGTGGAGGAACATTCCCGTGGGGGAGCGTCCCGCATGGTGTGACGGCTATGAGGTGAAGTTCAGCGTGCCGGACAAAATCTGGATTACCAGCAATTACACGGATTCGGATTTGAAAGCCCGCCAGCATGGTCAACGCAAGGCGACCACGTGGGGTAGGGGCAACACGTTGGGCGTGCGTGAGAAGGTCGGCTCCCAGCTCATCGCCTACGCGGAGGAGTGTTGGAAACGCCAGCCCTACTGCGGGTACGGCAAGTACATCGTCATCGCCAGCATCGCCTACCCGTATGGCGTGGCGCAAGCCGACCCGGACAATACCGCAGAAAGCGTGAACGCGATTCTGAAAGCGGGAACGAACGTCGGCGCATGGCATGGCACCACGTCGAACTACTGCAAGGGCGTGGCGTTCGTCCGGTCTAAGAATCTGAACCATGGCGGACGGCATTTGGTCAGACTGCTCGTGTTCCCCGTGCCGGACGGGTTCCAAATGCTGGAAGCGATAGCGGATTCAGCGGACGCGAGTTGGGCGGAGCACGACCGGAGGTTGAATTGAGTTGGAAAAGCGTATTGGGCAAGACCCTACTCGGGGCGGGTATCCTGTTTGCGACCGTCATCTACATGTCGTTCGACGTTCCCGCCGACGGCAGACTGGATATTCGTGAATCCATTCTGTCCCTTTTCGGCCTGATAGTAGGCTTCTGGATATTGGGGGAGACGTGGGGACGATTGCTGTGGAAGGGTTTGAGGATTCTCGCCAAGGATGTGGGCGTGTTCGCTGAAACCGTGTTCGTCCACGTTTCCGACCATCTTTCCAAAAAGTCGAAGCGTAAGAAAAACCGGTAGATTACCTTCTTCCGCCTTCTATCGACCTTGAGGATTGTAGACTGGAATCTGATGTTGGAAAAACCTCCCGTTCGGGGAGGAATCAGGTCGAGGAAGGACAAGACATGGCCTACAATCCAGCACAGCCGCGAAACCCCATCGGACAGTGGACTGAATGGGGTTTGACCGTCGGCTGGCATGAGTACGTTGACCGTCGCGGCAACGTGCGCAAGTACTACAAGAACAATCTCTCCCAAATGCCCAGCGGTTATGAGATGATGCACGTCGGCGCGAGCGGACGTAATTTCAGCACGCTCAAGAACCATGATGTTCACGAACGAGTGCATATCACCGGCACCGAGGACGGCGAACAGCTCGCCATCGCGTCCACCGGCAACACCTGCTTCGGAGTCATCAACCATGACCGTGAAGCCCCGGAACACACGTTGAGCATGTGTCGTGGAAACAAGTTCCAGCCGGTCAGCGAGAACCTGCCGTTGGACGAGACCAGTTTCGGCGGTCGTGCCGCACAATTGGAGGGGCGTAAGGACGGCAAGGTGTACGACACCCTGAACGCCCGAACGAACGAGCAGGTCAACCGTGCCGCGTTCGAAGGCGAGAACGCGAAGGTGTACCACATCGACCCGAAGGATTTCGCGGAGGCGGAGGTCAAAGCCCGCCACTACTACGAGAATAAGCTTGGTTTGAACAATGCCGACGCGCGTTCCGCAGAAGTGTTCGTCTACATGGACAAGGAAGGCAAGACGCACGTCGCACCAGCCTTGAAGCGAGACTCGAAGACCGGCCTTCTGAAACGTGCCCCCCGCCCGCATAATGAGGGCGGCTCCCCAATGGCTATCGTTCCGGGCGACGATTTGACCCGAATGACCCGCGCCATGCAAGCCGAAGGACTGGACGACGTGCAATGCGCCATCAGCGCCGGTACCGGCAAACAGGCGAACGGACATCCGCAGAACGCCCTGCACTTCCGCAAGGAGTTCTACCGCAACAAGGCCAGTGGCGACCATGTGACCTCTTGGGGCACCATCGAAATGAACAACAAAGGCACCGAGGTCGAGAAGGCCCGTGGCGAGTTCAGCAGCGACAAGGAGTACGCGGACTACAAGTCGAAAGTCGCAGACCGTCGAAACAAAGCCGCGTCCAACTACTATCATCCGGTGGACAGCGAAAGCGCCGCCAAGCTCATGCGCCGTAAGACCGGCAACATGAACATTCCACAGGACAGCATCGAAATGCGCCATCAGGACAAGGAAGTGTCCTTCGCGGTTCGCGGAGAGCATACCAACACCCTTTACGACGGATACGGTTCCCGTGTCGGATACGAGGCGAACGACGCCGACGGATTCCGTAGCATGTTCAACTATTCGCACCAGAACAATCCGGTACCCGCCCAAGCCGTGCATGTCGGCACCGGCAAGCATGAGGGCCAGTACGGCATCACCCTACGCGACAAGGCCAGCGGCATGAGCGTCGTGTCTTGGTACAACAAGCGTGGACACCATACCGACACCGAACCGTTGCTCAAAGCGAACCTTCCTCAGAGGACCTGACGCTTAGAATCCCCCGGCTTTAGCCGTGGGGAGAAGTCAAGTTTTCCAAAACGATTTTTTCGGGATGGACAATCCGGCAAAAGTCTGGATACCGTCCACCCCGAAATTTTTTCAAGGTAATTTCCTGCCTATACGAGGTTGACGGCATACACGTCCGCTAAGGTGGTAGACGAAATCCGCAAAGGAAACGTTTCACATCTCGGATAGGACATTGAATGAGTGATAATTGGAACAATGCCGCGAAGAAAATCGGTGGCGTGGGTCTTGCTGCCGTGATGGCAGTAGGCTCCATGGGAACGGGAGCTGTGACGGCGTTGGCCGTTGACGACGCCAATACGACGACCCCGCCATCCACTTCCGGCGGCGAGACCACCACGACAAGCCGCAAACTCCAAACCACCTACGGCAAGCAGACCGTCACCTATGAGAAAAACAGCGACGGAAACTATGAGGCCACCATCAGCAAATATGACGGCGACCCATTGAAAGCGGCCACCGCCACACTCGACGGCGAGGACAAGCCTATCGCATTGTCTGCTGAAACCCCGACGCTCAATATCGACCACAGCAAGGTCGGCGTCAGCCACCTGACCGGCACCGTCACCTACAAGGGCACATTCGATGAGTCGGACACCGTAAGCCACAAGGTCACACTGACCGTGAACGTGGATGAAACCTACGGCAAGGAAGTCACCCTAAAGGACGGGACGAAGTTCGTCGTGCAAGGCGACACCAGCACCGCGAACGCCACACTGAACGGCGTGACCTTGGACAAGGACGGCAACCCATCCGAAAACACCGTCCGCCTGTCGGACGGCACCACAGCCGCAATCGACTGGTCGAAACCCACATACGATTACAGGAACGGCTACACCGTCACCAAAACCGGAACCGCGACCGCCAGAGTCGAAATCATGGACTTCAACTGGGACAGCGGAACCCGAATCGACGCCTACGGTTGGAACACCCACACGAGCGTAACCGCATCCAACACCGCCAGCTGGTCAACCAACTATGAGGGCAACAGCATCCCATTCACCACATCCGACGAGGATGGAAAACAACTCGCGTCCATGACCGGCAACACCATTCCTCAACGATTGGAAGTTACCGGCAGCAACGGCAGCAACGTGACCCTCACAAATCCGACCATCACGCCGGGAGCCACCACCGGCGCGGGCAAACTCGGCATGATTCACGAGACCGGCACAGCCGGATACTCCAAGAAAGCAGGAGGAATCCTCCCCGAATTCGCCGCGACCGTGAACTACACGAAGGATTACGGCAAGGAAGTCACCTTGAAGGACGGCACCCCGTTCACCGTCCAACAGGACGGCAGGACAGCCGTGTTGGATTACGCGAACAAGGACTACACCGTCAATAAGGCGGGCAAGGTCGTCGGCAAGGACGGCAGGGAAATCACCGGCCTGAAACTGTCCGACGACACCGAACTGCCTATCACATGGGCTAAGACCACTGACTCCAAAACCCATGTGACCACCGTCGTTGGAACCGTCAACCAGAAGTACAAGACCATCGACCCGGAAACCAAAGCCGAATACGAGTGGACGATTCAAGTCAACCAATCCTACTCCCGTACCGACACTTGGAGCGGCGAAGTCGAGGGGAAGACGTTCCAGTTCACGAACAATCCGGAAACCGGCGACCAATCCTATACGGCCACCGAACCATCCGGCAAGGTTCCGGGACGCATCACCGTGCATACGAACGATTCCGATGACACGTTCACATTGAAGCGTAGCGACTTGCAGGATGTGAAGCTCACAGCCAACGGCACGTTCGCCCAAGTGGATGTGACCGGCACCGCCGTCTACCATGTCGGTGCTAAGAACGGCAATCCAGCGTTCGACGTTTCCATCCCATTCAAATATTCCACAGGTGAGAACATCACTCTGGCCGACGGCACCCAGTTCACCGTATCCGGAGAAAACCCGGATGGAACCGTGGAGGCCGTAGCCAATGTGCCCGCCAACAAGTCCTATCGTGTGACCAAAGACCGCAAGGTCGTTGACAAGGACGGCAATGAGGTCAAGACCATCAAACTGTCCAACGGCAAAAGACTGAACATCGCATGGAACGTCAGCGTGGACAATGCCACTCACGTGACATCCGCAACCGGTGTCGCCACAGGCAACTACGAGTACACGGACGTTCAGACCGGACAAACCAAAATCTGGCATATGACCGTCAACTTGGGAGATTATTCACGTACCAACACTTGGTACGCGCAGGTCGGAGACAACAAGCTCCCGTTCGTGAACCTTCCCAACATGGGCGGCAGCCAGTCGCTCACCGCCCCGACCGTGAACGTCCGCCCCACCGCCGTGACCATCGGCTCCCTGAACAAGGATGACAACACCCAGTTCAAAGTGGAACCGAAGTTCACCGAACAGCACATCACTTCGGGCGATAAGCTCGGCACCGCCATCGTGACGGGCACAGCCGTCTACCATGCCGACGCGAACCCGGATAAAGGCTTGCCGCAGTTCGACGTGACCGTCCCGTTCGAATATTCGATTGGCGAGGAAATCACACTGGACAATGGCACCGACAAAGGCACTCCGTTCAGCAAGTACGAAGACGGCTCCTACCATGCTGGCTACTCCGCCACCGGACTGTCCGACAAGGACAACAGCCCCTCCTACCATGAGGTCACACTGTCCAACAAGGACAAGGCCACCGTCCAATGGGAGTCCGCCCCCAAGACCATGGTGGGCGCGGACAACAAGAACAACATCATCGTATTGTTCGGAACCGCGACCGGCGTCGTGACCGTCAAGGACGAGCACGGCAACAAGCTGGAGCAATCCTACACGGTGGGCACGCGCGACATCCGCGCCGAGGACAAGAGCTTCACGAAGATGACGCTCACCCAGACCTCCGCAGACGGCAAGTCCAAAAGCTACGAAATCAAGAAGGAAGACTTCGACGAGAACCATCAGAAAACCGTCGAACTTCCCGCATCCGACGCCAAGGACTCGTTCTCCCTTTCCGCCGAACACGGCCTCGACGCTGAAGTGTCCCGCCCGAAACTGGGTGTTGACGGCACCAGCCGACTCATCACTGTGACCGTAAACGGCGTGGACTACACGGTACGCGTCAACTTCAAGACCTCCGACCTCCAGCCGGACAGTCCCGCCAGACTCGACGGCATCTACGTGAACCTCACCGGCAAAGCCGAAAAAGGCACGCTCATCGACAATTGGAATCCGAACCGTCTCGACTACGTGGTCGCGTTGAAGGACGCCAACACCAGCGCCTACCTGCTGCCGGAAGCTCCGAAGGGAGTTACCGTCAAGGCCGGAAACGTGACCCAAAGCGCCCAATCCAACCGTCAGGAATGGACAGTCACCGACACTGCCACGGGCGCGACCCGCACGTACAGCGTGACCGTGACCCGTCCCGTCAAAACCGCCGTCACCGAATTCCAGCCGAAGGAGCCGGTGGAACAGTCTCCGGTCAAGACACCAGACTCTCAGACTGACACAAGCCTCGCATCCGTCGGCTACGTCGGCAAGGACGGCAAGTATGTGCCCGTCACATCCGACAAATTCGAAATCCCGGAAGGCGGAGTCTTCTCCTACGAGACGAAAGTCGGACAAAGCGCCGTCGCATCCAGTTCCCACAAGGGCATGACCTACACGTACACGGTCAGTGTCCTCTCCCCGGACGGCAATACGTTCACCCAGCACGACTACACCGTCACCTACATCACCGCCGCCACCCACAAGGCGGAACTCACCGGCATCTCCGTGGACGGCAAGCTCATTAACGGATTCGACCCGAACAAAACCTCCTACGAGGTTTCCGTGGACAATCCTGACAAGTGGACGGTCGTGGGTCAATACGACAAGGATTCGGGAATGAGCATCACCATCAACAAGAATGGTGCCGATGCGACACTCACCGTCACATCCGGAGATGGACTCGTGTCCAAGGACTACAAGATTCACGCCACCAAGAAACTGTTCGGAGGCGCTGGCACCGCCGGTGTAAGCGACCTCGCGCAGACAGGCGTGAACACCGGAATCATCGGAATCGTCATCGTCGCGCTCCTTGCGGTCGGAGGAATTTTGACCGTGGCCGTAAAGAGGCTTGGCAAACGTAATGCCGTCAAGCGGATTGAGGCCACGCCGGACAGTAAGACGGAATCCAATCCCGAGCCGGAAAACGACTCCGATAAGAACAATCCGGTCAGCAAAGCCGAATAATCCAACAAGCTTCACCTTCTATGGCGCACCGTCATCCCGGTCGGAAACGATTGGGACGGTGTGTCATGGATGGTGGAAACCGGGGAAACTGGTCTTGGGAACTCTCCTGCAAACCGTACTTAAGGCCAGCTTCCCACCTTTATAACCGTACAATCCTAAAAAACTCGGGGGCTTCCTTTTAGGACCTTCCCCCTGTTTTCATAACATATTTAAAACCACCGGAACTCGGCCCGAGTTCACCAACTCCTACATTCCTCCGGCGACACCGGACATCGTGAAGACGATTCGCCAACTCGCCCAAACCGGTGTGAACACGCCTATCATGACGGTCATCCTGTTCACACTCGTGGGAATGGGATTGATGCTCGCCCACCGTCGCGGACACACGACCGTGACAGCACGCCACAAGAAGTAGGTTACGGCGGTAAGTGAAAAGGCTGGATAGGGAACCTTACGGCTCCCCGTCCAGCCTTTTCTCGTATTCGGCGGGATGGTTTGAAATATCTCAGTACACTGTAAGTCACTTACCGAAGAGGTCGCTGTGAGTACCAGTCCTAGTTAAAGTGAGTGTAAGCACGTCATCCTCAATGAGATAGATAAGTAGGAAATCCGGCAAGACGTGGCATTCTCTAAAACCGTCCAGTTTACCTATAAGAGCATGGTCGTGATACCGTTCAGGCAGTGTTCCGCCGTTCGCTAAGACGGATATGGTTTCCTCCAGAAGACCGGTATCCAATCCTCTCCGTTTCGCCAACTTGAAATCCCTCTTGAATCTAGAAGTGGTCTTGACTTTGTATTTGGTTTCGCTCATGCGTTCAAATCCTTGAACAGAGCTTCCAAATCACGGTAGCCTTTCACGTTCTCATCTTTTGAAATCCGTTTTGCCTCCAGCATGGCGTCCATTGTTTCTTTGTTTGGTTCGTTTAAGGAGACTGTGAACGGGATTCCTCCTTGACGTAGGGATTGCCGGACGAAGATATTGAATGCCGTGGTCAGGTTCATTCCTAGTTCCCCGAAAAGGGTTTCCGCCTGTTTTTTCAGTTCGGTGTTCATGCGAATGTTTACGTTTGTTGTTGTTCCGCTCATTTTTACTCCTTTTGGAAAGATGTTCACATTGTATGTTGTTTGTAAGTGGAATGCAATGTTTTTTATGTGCAGTGTTTTGCGCTGTGTGCGATTCGTTATTTTTTTGGTTGTTGTTGCATGTGATATACTGGAGTTGTTCACATAAAACAGGGGTTCAAACAACCCCACCAAAAACAAGGAGAAAAAATGCACTTCCTAGGCGCAGTCATCGGCGGCAACGACACTAGTGAAGCCGAAACCATCATCGACCCCTACAGCGAATACGAGGAGGTCGAGGAATACGTCCTCTACACGCGGGACGAATTCCTGAAGGACAATCGAGAGAACGACAGGCGTCTAATTGAACGCGAGGGCGAAAACCAGCACGACAGAACAAGCGAAGCCTTCGAGAAAGCGGAACGCCGACTGACATTGAACGATGAAGAAGCGCTCGAAGCCTATGCTCAATACTGTGGGTACAGTCTGAACGAAGACGGCGATGTGGTATCTACTTTCAACGACGATTCGTTCTACGACTGGTATGAGTTCGGCGGTCGTTGGGAGGAACTGACCGAAGGGGTTCAGGGAAAGACCTGCAAGGAGCTTTCCACCCTCTATGAGAATGGTGATTCGACCGTCGTGACGCTGTTGGACGACCTGTACGTGCTCTGTGACAAGGACGGGTATGAGGGAGACATGTTCTATCCTGTGTCCCATATGACTCTGTGGGAGCGGTTCGAGGAGAACCCAGACGCACATGTCTGGCTCGTGGACTTCCATGATTGATTGGCGGCGGGTTTTACGACTCGCCGCTTTTCACTTTGTCCAAACCTATGCTATACTGGAATCGTCCACACAAACGAAGGGTTGAAAACCCACCAACAAAGGAGAAAAAATGAACGACGATATCAAATGCGTCAACTGCGGAAACGTTGACCCCTTCACCCAGCTCACCCTTTGCGAAACCTGCGGAAGGCACATCTGCAAGAACTGCCGAGCCATCTGCGACCGGTGCGGAGCCATCAACTGCCCGCAACATATGACGGACGCCTCCAATGGTTTGAAGAAGGTTTGCCCCGACTGCGAATGCGAGCTTGAGGAAGACCTGAGACAGAAAGTGTTCACCACGCCCGCTACCATCGACCAGATGATTTCCACACTGCGCTACGCACGTGGAACCCTTGGCGGTGACACTCCTATCGTGTTCGCCTACTATGGTGACAATGAAGGTTCCTTGGAGGAGTTCGAGGTCAGGGATGATTATGCGATGGACGGGGAACCCGACCGTCATCGTTGCTATCTAAAGGACGCTGAGGCGGGGGATAGGCGTGTTCTCGCTCTCATGATTTGATGACTTTTGGTTTAACATAGCTTATACTGGAATTGTTCACACAAAAAGGCCGAACAGGCCACGCAAAAAAGGAGAACCCCTATGAATATCAGCGACACCATCCAGCCGTTTGATGTCGAACTGGAATTCTGGAGCGATGATGACACCGCTCTGCTGTGTATTCGACATAATAAGCTGACGAAAGAGCACTGGAAGCACGTCTACGACGAGCATAAGGAATCGTCTCCAAAAAGCGAGCCGGATGAACGCTATATCTTCTCTGAGTACCATAAGGACAAGAACGAGGTCGTCTATTGGCTTGACCTCGACAACGACAGCTACTATGTGACTCAATCGGTGGGGAGCACAAGGCTGGATTCTATGGTTCGTTCCATCGCCTTGGCTGGTCGGTGAGTTTTTGGGTTTTGGGGCATGGTCTGCTTAGTTGGATTGTGCCCCTGTTTTTCTGGGTTGACTTTTGGTTTAATATAGCTTATACTGGAATTGTTCACACAAGCAGGGTTAAAAACCCCACCACCCCAAAAAAGGAGAAACCAGAATGCTCAGTCTCGAAGTCCAAATCAGTAAGCGCACTAATCGTTGGGTGGATGTCACCAACGATTTCCTTAACATCACTAGCCGCAATTACCTCAGTGGATGTAAGTACTGGCGAACCATGAAGGGTGTCAGGAACTTCATCGACAAGGCCATCAAGACCTACCCTTGGCTCACTCGGGAGAACTTCCGAATCAACGGCACCGAAGAGGAACGTCGCAAGCCACAGACCTCCACCACCGACGTGGAAGTGCATGTGGGAGACATATTCGTCAGCTCTTGGGGCTACAGCATGACCCTCGTGGACTTCTACCAAGTGACCAAGGTCAGCAAGACCGGCAAGAGCGTCAACGTCCGCAAGCTCGCCTACAAGGTCGTGGATGGTGCCACCTGCTCCCCGCAGGGTGGTCATGTGGTTCCCGTCAAGGACTGCTTCGTGGGGGAGGAGTTGAAAAACAAGCGTATCAGGGGTGATTATGGCATGAAGCCCCGCCCTATGTTCACTGTGAACGATTGCGCCACTGCCCATCTTGTCGATGGTATCGACCCCAACGGCTATTTCGTGTGCAACTGGGATTGATTTCCTAATTGAGAGAACTTGTACAGGAAACGTACACGTTCCCTTTTTTGTTTTTTGGACGGGTTGACGCTTCCTTTATATGAGGTATACTGGAATTGTTCAAACAAGCAGGTTTCAAAAAGGAGAACAACATGGACGCTGACACTCAGTCCACCGACATTCAAGCCACGGAGGTTTGCTTTTTTCGCAGAAAGGGGTTACAGGTGGAAAGGTGAGCATCCTTGGATTCTCACCATCCCCGTTTCCGAACTGGCTTGCCGGTGTGTGGAATCGTGGCTCAATATATCTGACAGCAGATACGCAGAGGGCATGCTTCCTACGGAGGGGCTTCAGACCCGCTACCGCAGGCTTACCGACTCCGACGCCGAGCAGTCCGAATGGGATTCCTTCTGCGATGACCTCCGCGATGAGGTTGCCGACATGGATATGGAATATCTGGCCGCATGGTTCATCGACTTAAATAAATCCGTCACTGTTTCGCATGTGTTGTGGCAACGCGACGGCAAGTGGTATCTCGACTCGGAATGCGAATGTGCATACTGATTGTCTGACTGGCGGGCTGGGGCGTGTGTTTGCCGTTTTGGTTTTCGTCATCTTCTAGGGTGAGAAGCCTTGCTTGGTTTCTGTTTGACAATCCTGTTTTAGTGGGTTATACTGGAATTGTTCGCACAAAAAGTTAAAACCAAGGAGAAAAACATGACCATCAACCTGCACGACCTCACCGGACAGGAATCGGGAATCATCCCGGAAAAACCGTACGAGGAAGACCCATACGGATTCGCAAGGGGAGAAGCTAGGCGAGGCATATAGCGCCCTGTACGAAGCGCTAGAAGCTTTGGAGTCGGTTGGGGCTGACTTCTGCACCGACCTTGGATACTACGGCGACACCATGGAGGGGCAAAGCTTGCTGGATGTCGTCTCGGACATCGAGAACTCACTGGAGGGCATGTGACCATCAATCTGCACGACATCACTGGGCAGGAATCGGGAATCATCCTCGTGGAAATGGATGACGGACGACACATGAACGTGGTTGCCAACTGGGGCGCCAATGACGGACTGCCGTATCTTTTCGAACCAATGCTCGAACCATTCTCGTTCCTATTCCTCCCCTCAGAGGATGTTCACGTCGAAACCGAACGCATCCACAGTGGGGCGCTCAACGACGAAATCGCCCACGACGGTCTCGAAGACTGGAACCCGTTGGACGACGATTTGGAATCGGACGAACCCTGCGACGTATACCCGCTGTCAAACGGCTGGATTGTCGTCGCCCCGAAGGAATGGAACTGACAATGAAAACAGGCGACATCCTCAACACCGTCACCCGCACACTGCCGGGCTGGCATGTGTACAACGACCACCAATTCGGACGCATCACCGCATGCGACCCCCAAGCGGGATACGAGATTGCCGTCAACCTTCCCTACAGAGGCATTATCCACATCGTCCGCACGCGGTACGAGCTTGAGCACGAGCTTGTCGAAGACGCAACCGTCCTCAATACGGCCGATATGGGCGAGGAACAGGCATTGGACGAACTGGCTCGTCTACTGGCCGCGCCCATGCCACGCACCGACCGTCTCATACGACTGAAAGAACGGTTCGGCAAGACCGCCGAATGGTGCCGAAACGCGCTTGGCGACGAACAGAAGGCGAAGGATATAGAAGACATGGCCGAACACTACATGCGAGTATGCGAGTCCTGCAACAAATATCCCGAACACGACCCGGTGCCCGTGTTCGAAGGGTGGTTGCTGGGCGAGGAACTTGGCAGCCCGTATGAGACGCGCCGTCATGCCGCGTTACACATGCTGTTCGCCGTGCGCCGACTGGACAGAGACTAGGCCCACACGCTCAACCGAAGGGAAGACAATGACAAGCAGAGACACCATCTACGAGACCCTGACCTCGAAGACGGGAAAGAAGAACCCAGCCACGGACATCGAACGGTGGAGGGCGGGCCAACTGGCATCCGCCTTGGCTGACATGGCTTACTTGAACGGCGTGGAATGTGAGAAGACCGAAGACGGCCTCACATTCCACGCCAGCAACGGAAACAGGGTCGGAATCATCACCGGAGACCCATACGAAACCAAAAAGGGGTCCGACATGTTCCTCGTCAACGCGGTCGAACCGGTGCGCGACATCAACGGCGAGAACTGGTATACGTTCGCGCGAATCAACCTCACCGACATCCACGGCGTCTACGCCGACATGGATTCGGCGGGCGCGTTCGCCAGCAAGGTCTCAGAACATCTGGGATACGCCACCCAGTCAGGCTCCTACGGTGCGACCAAGAAACACATGCACGACTGGTACGAATCCGTCAAAAACAAGTTGGAGGAAATCTCCGACGAGAACTTCAGGCATATCAACGACGTGTTCAAATACGGCATGTATGTATACCGTCTGCCGGAGGACGCGGGCTTCGTGACGCATGAGCAGTTCGAAATGGTTCTGCCGACCACGATGCTGCAAAACCGGTTCATCATCATGTCCACCCTGTTGGACGCATTGGACTTCGACGCAGCAAGCCGCCGCTGGGACGACCCAAACTATTGGTCGAACGTGGCGACCGCCCGGGTCGTCGAAAGCGACGAGGACTGTTGGGGCTGCTATGAGGACGAACTGTATAAGGGCAACATCGACTTGGAACCCGACGCGTCGGATTGCGGAATCGAGGACTGAACATGCTGAGAATCGAGAAGACGCTGCAATCCGTCCGCGACCTATTGGACCGGCTGAGCAAGGAAGGCGTAGAGTTCGCTCTAACCGAATCGGAATACTCCGACTGTGTAGCGGACATCCGCGACCCTAACAAGGCGTACGTGTTCCTCGAATGCTCGATTCGTCCGAACGGCACCTTCGTCTGGCGGGATTACGACAATCATAAAGGAGTCTGCGACTTCGACGAGTTCCGCGTGCGGATAATCACTCTCACAGCGGACGAATACCTCGACAAGGCAAAAGACAAGCGCAAACAGTGGGAAGACCTGTGCGACGATACGGATACGCCCATGCCCGATTCGCTGACCGCAGTCGTGTCCGACATGGAGAACAAGGCCAACCGTCTGAAAGCGTTGCTGGAACCCGACGACCCGCCACTGTTGGACGAGCGGGACATCGCAATCCTGAAAGACCTTAAACCGTATGGCGTGGTCGAACCGGAGGAGGAATCGCAACGACTACGGGAGCTGTGCGTGCTGGAACGCAGATACTACATCGACCAAGTGTTCGACGCGCTGACCGACAAGGGCGAGAAGGCGTTGGAATTCGCGTCGCACGTAGAACGGACGGTTTAATGGCTTCACCGGCGGGCGGAAGAATAACGCCACTGCCGTCGAACGAGTTCTACCAAAGCCCGTTCGACGGCAGATGGGGTAGATATGGACGACGCCATCGTCGCACCCGCTGAAACATCCACGCAGACGGTATGTGATGTTCTGGCCGACCATTTGGGCGACTTGGACATGGAATTCGGATTCCACGTCTCCTACACCGATAGAGGACAGGTCAGATGCAATTGCGGCGGCGAATACAACGACCTGCACGCATGGCGCGTCCACGTGTCCGAAACACTGCTCAAAGCTTTGGGAAAGGATGAATTATGCTGAATCTCAAGGAACTCATTGACGTAGGTTGCGCCCAAACCATGGTTGACTCGGACAGTCAAATACACCCGTGCAGTAAGCCCATCGTGGCAATCCGCCACTGGCCGGATTACGGTGAAGGGGACAGTTACAGCGGTGTCTGCCAACAGCACTCCCAACAGGCCGGTATAGAACTTATCCCGTTGAAGAATGTTCCCAATCCGCTACTTTTGCCGTTTTATCTCACCTATGAGGATATTGACGATAGCAGTTCATCCACCCAACCGCAGGTGGGTGATTACGGTGTGGCAGTCCGAGAGACCGCCGACGGTCAGGAGGAGATACCGTTCCACATCGAACGGGAGGAGCATACCGGACTGCTGGTAGCGCTTATGAACGTGGGACTGTATGCGAAACCGGAAGACGACATCGACGACGGTCAGTATGTGAGCCTGTTCCAACTGTATCTGGACGGGTACGTACTCAGCAGAACAGGCCGGAAGTGGAACGAAAATGAATGAGACTGTTCGATTAGGCTCGAATCTAATCCAATTGGCAGCGGCACTGACTCTCATCGGTCTGGTATTCGCACCTCAACTATCGAACGGAATAAGCTACTTGGATACGACCATCCATGGCCGTCAAATCACCTTGGAAGGCACTGTCACAGACCGGTACGGCAATCGTATTCCCCATGCGACGGTCACAATCGTGCGCAACAATGGCGTCCCCTACAAGGATGAAGACGGCAAACCTGTACGAAGCCTTACGGACACGAAAGGCGTGTACAAGCTTCACGCAACCGTCAACGGGAAGTACAGGCTAGAAATAGTCCTTCCACGACAACAAATCAGATAGAAAGGCAACTCACATGGCAGTGAACGTCACGCAGAAGGACAAGACCCTGAACGACGTAATCAACTGGTGCGAAAAGCATGTAGCCCGAATCGATGAAAAGATTCCCAACGCGTCGGATGAAGGCTTTCTGACGGGAGAACGGTTCGCCCTGCAAGCCGTCGCCGCTCATTGCGAGGAACTGTTGGGATATTCGGGTTCCATGCCGTTGGAAGTGCCAAATCAGAGCGAGAAGGTAAGCCGCTGATGTTGCCCGAAGATACGACCCCGGCTTGTAGTGAATGCGATTCGGAATAACTATTAGCCTGTTTGTTTTCCGGTTTTTGGTGTGATTGCCAGTCTTGCTTTTTTTTGGTTATACTGAGGTTGTTCACACAACCTATCAAGACAAGGAGAGCAATGTCCAACATATTCAAAAAACTGAAAAACTGGACTTTTGACGTACTGGGATTCGTGTTCTTTGTCCTGCTTGAAATGTTCCTCTATCTCATCGAAGTCATCGACTTCTTTGCCAAGAAAAAGGAGCAACAATGCAAAACCGATATGTAAACGGATGGTACGTCACCTGCTGGTATTGCAAGAACACCGTCAATGCCAATAGGGTCAAGTGTCCCTACTGTGGAGCTTGGCTTTTCCTCACGCCGCAAGACTACGAAGAACTGAGAGAAGAAGGAATTAAACCATGAGCCGATTGAATCTGGTCGCACGAATAGACTCGTCATTCCCCGACAAAACCGCCTACAAGCGGGTATTGGATACCGGGGAAATCGTCTGGGAGAACAGCAAAGGCCGTGAGAAATGGCGCTGGATTCCCATGATTGTCGAGGGGCCATCCAAGAGCGGACGATTTCTCGAAACGGAAACCGCGCGGAATCACCATCAGTACAAGCTGGATTCCCGCAATCCACTCCGACTGTTCGAGTCTATTCTTGCGCATAACAAGGTCAAGGTCACTGACTGCTGACGTTTCTACCGTTCCCTCTGCTATACTGGAAACATTCACATCATACAAGAGTGAAGGACAACCGTTGACCAAAAAATACTCATACGCATACACCAAGTCGCTATACGACCACCAGTATCCCGACGAAAAACTCATCTCAATCCACGAACGTCCAATAGCCGACCCGACCGGCAAGCTCACCGCAATCATCGACTATGAGAAGCCGTTAAGCCGACATGACATGGACAAGTACGATTTGGAGGAGTTCCCGTTCTGGCTCGCTCAGGAGCGTTATCTTCCACTGTTCAGCGAGGAATGTCCACTGAAATTGGAAACCCTTGAGGAGATTCGGGACGAGGTCGCACACGCCATCAGCGTGCTCGCGGACTATCATCCACTGGGGGATGCGCCACATGGTATCCACATCGGCGGCATAGTGGACAAGGATGTGAAGAAACTTGACTTGTACCGCGTATACGACACCATTCCATCTTGGGGTATCAACATGGTTGAGGAATTGATTACCGGAACCGACCCGACCGAATTCACTCTCTGGTATACGACGAGCGATATCAAGCGCCAAGCGGACAAGCTTCACAAAGAAGACAAGGCCACACTGTTCGCAGACGCGGGCAAGTAGAATATTGGAGGATTATATGCATACGGATGTGCATGAGACCATTCCCGATTGGATGGACAAGCCCATTGAGGAACTGGCCGGTAAAAGGGCCATCGCCATTACTGTCGGAGGAACCACCATCGACGGCGAATTGGAATACCATATGGAGAAGACCGAGGATGGTCTACGTGTGGAAAGCCTGAATTTCGTGAACCTGCCCCAATATGTGGTGGTTTGCCTCAACGGTGGAGGCAATCATCTGGCAGACACGCTTTTCAAGTCGTTGACCATTCTCGCTTGAACGTAGGCTTTCCTTCCGAAGAAAACTCTGCTATACTGGGTAAGTCCACACATGAGCAGTTTTCGGGAGGAAACCATTGGAAGACCAAAAAACAACAAATCAGGTTAACCTCATCCAACTTCATTCACTCAAATGGGTGGACGATGAACTGGCAATGATACAAGACCAGTATTCGGCAACACTGTCTGCCATCAACTTCCCCTGCTACACGCAATCCTCCAGCAAAACTAAAGACTATCTAGTCGTGGTTGACGGTAAGGTCTACGGCATGGTTCGGGAAATCAACTGTGGAAACCGATTCGAATATCGTGCTCTCATGGAAGACGGCAAATACATCGAACCCGTATCGGACGTTTTCCATGTTTCGGCAATCAGCGCTGTCTGCGAACTGGCTCGACGCCATCACGATAATGATTTCGCCAACCAGCTGACCGACTATGTGATAGCGGTCTCTCAAGTGCAGGAACTCGCGTCCGCCCAATTAAGAAAAAACACGAAAGACCTGTTGTCGGAACACTTCCTAACGACAGACGTCCACCACTCCGGTCAGGGAGAACGATGATGATTTACGCGGGACGGAAACGCAAGGCCACGGAAGCTCAGATTCGACTGATTCTCAAACTCACCGACCAGTCCGACCTTAATAACGTGAAAAACCTCGAAAACTGCCCTCCCGTAGTCCGCTATAAGGAAGACTTGAACAAGAAATATTTGGACAATCGAACCGCCGCGAAAATTATCGACGGTCTGATTCAATGGAAGGAAATCTATGGTTGAGAAAGCCACGCCCGTCATTGCCGATAGGAAAAACAATCCGTTCGTCAGAATCGGTCAAAGATTCCTCGGCGTCATCCGTTTCGTCAAACAGGTTGTGGCCGAAATTCGCAAGGTAGTCACGCCCACCGTCCGCGAATGGGCGGGCTGGTGCGTCGCTTCCGGAATCTTCGTACTGCTGCTCATGGCGCTTGTCTCAGGAATGGACTTCGGACTGGGCAAGCTGACATTGTGGGTGTTCGGCTGATGGGCGGCGAAGGCATCGTCTACAATCCCGTGGACTGGCGGCACGCCACAACAGCCGAACTTGAAGGGCAACGCGTCATCGCCCGATTCGACAACGGCACCGTCGTGGACGGGACCATCATCATAGCTCCCGGTGGGGCGATAGGCGTCTACATGGGAGTCATGGTGCCCATCATCGAAAAATCCCCGTCCGGCCTTTTCCGACAGGCCGACCATGTGAGCGCATTGCAGGTGTTGGATTGCAGTAAGGAAGGAAAATTCTATGCCGGATGAACGCATCGAAAAAGCCGCAATCGCGGTCTTCGCCGCGCAAACCAACTGGGCCGACTTCAATCCGAGCGAAGAACAGATACGAGACTTGTGGGACGGGCAGATGGATGCGATACGCGACTCGTTCCGCCGTCTCGCTAAAGCCGCCTTGGACTCGCAGGAAGACCAGCCCGCCGACCTCGACTGGGAGAACGCCGACCTGAAGGATTTGGACAGTCGCACGGTCGAGGCCGTCACCGTGGACGGCACCATCGTGCGAGGACGGACGGTCGCCGTACACGGGTCACTAGACCAGCTCATCGTCGAAGGCATCCTGCAACCGTTGCTTATGCGGTTGCCGGGCGAACATTGGCGGCTTGCGAGCGGATGGAAAAGTCTGGTTTTTTACAACAAAACAAAGGAGCAGTAATTATGAAACATATTCTTCTTGGATTCATCGCCGTGTTGAGTCTCATGCTCGTTCCCCTCATTCTCATGCACAAAGGCAAGGGAGGCGGCTTCTCGAATTTCGCTGAATCGTTGACAGGTTCGGCGGGAAGCTCGGGCGTGGCGGAAAAGAACCTGAACCGTTGGACGGTAGTGGCGACTGTCGTCTGGTTCGTTCTCATCATCGCTTACGGAATTCTGGTCAAACTCTCCTGACCTGATATTAGAAAAGGAAAGCCGATGGTTCCGGATAAAAAATATTACAAACTGTTACACGAGAAGGGCGGACTGGGCAGTGACACCGTCATCGTGTCCAGTGACACTTTCCGTGGAAAACCGTATCTGACCATCGACTTTTCCGACTGCACCGAACATAAACAATTCTCTATCGATTTGAACGAATTGGAAAAGTGGAAGGAAATGCTCGATGCAGACTGACCCGTTAACCCCCCGAGACCTGTACGACAACGTGGACTATTACCGCAACATGAGAATGAACCTCGACCGAAACGGTGGAGGCAACGTGTGGCGGTACAAGCAGACGCGAAACATCATCCACATCCAATCGAACATGGTCGCCCAAAAATACAAGAACGGAACCGCCGTCGGCCCACAATTCCGACTCTCCGGTACCAAAATGGACATCGTCCGACGGTTGGACTTCGAGCTGGCGGTACTTAACTTAGAGGATTGAATGGAATCATGGCTGGCATACTCGTCCGACTGGTATTGAGCATAGGTTGTATAGCCGGTGTGCTCATGTCGCACACGATGGCGGTATTGTTCGACCGTTCCGTCACGCTCTTGGAAAAAGCGGTTTTGGAACACTCCTACACTTCGGGGCAGAAACGTTGGCTGGGAGTACGAATCTACGGCTGGCGGTTCCTTTATCATTTGGCCGTCGCACTGATGGTGGCGTTCATTATCATGGCGACAATCCTTTTCATCATGTTCTGTTGGGCACTCTTTGAAAGAATAGGTGCGATTTGAGTTACGATATTGCGATAGTCCGCTCCGACATTCCGGACGATATGGCGTTCATGGTCGCTTGCGATTGGCACGACCGTGGATTGGAATATTTGGATATGGTCGGCACGTCCTGCAATCCGACCTACAATTATGCACGCTTCTTCCAAGCGTTCCATGTGCGCCCCACCACCGACCTGCACGGCAGGTCAGCCATCGTGGTCAAGGACATGGTGGACGATGCCCTGAAGGAAATCGGGAAACATTCCATTGACGAATTGGAACAGAAATATTTTCTCGACAACAATGGGAAGGTCATCCGCTGGGGGAGTATCCCCGGTGCTATCCAATGGTTGCGTGACGTGCGCGACTATTGCGAACAGAATCCGGGCTACAAGTTCATCGGACGTGACGCGGAAATACCCGGACGCGGGTCGGTCAGTCTCGGCACCGTCCGAACCTTCTCGCCGGAATACGCGCAGCCGTCCGACCGGCAATGGCGGAAACTGTTGGAGGAGACGGCGGAACTCGCCGCCGTTGGCATGGATTGGGTCGCAGACGGCACTTCCGACGGTCGAATCTACGACCGGCTGGTTGAAGAATACTGCGACGTGGTGGAAGCGTTGGGCACGTTCGCCATCGCCTACGGCATCACCGACGAGGACATACGCAAAGGCATGGGCGAATGCGAGAAACGATTCCGTGACGGTCAAGCCGGTGGGAGAAAAACCGTGGAGGAGAATAAAATCATCGACGGATTGGCGGAACTGTCCAACCGACTGAAAGGAGTTCAGAAGTGACAGCGGATTTCTCCGCTTGGCAGGAGGTTGCCGACCAAGCGAGTACGGGCGATTTTATCATCAGTTCTCTCATTATCGTTAGTATCATTGCTCTTGTTGCCGGCGCTTTCGCTGTGAACAAGGGTCGGATACTGGTTTCGATTGTTTCCGTTCTCGTGTTCTTCCTCTCGTTCGTCACCGCGACCACGGTGAAAATGCCGAAAGCCCCGTCACTCAACCAAAGTTTGGAATACGTGTACGGACTGTCCGGTATCGACTGCAAACACAAAGAGTACTCCGATACGGACGAGACCATTCCAACAACCAAAGGGATATTGCATTCCACAAGAAGGGGCGAATACACCGTGGACTCGATGAAGGACATCGAGAACGGTGTGGACGCCGAATGCTCCGTCTATACAAAAGACGACAAACATGTCAACGTGGTAATCCACAAAACCAACAACGGCAACTACTGCATTTACAATCAGACGGACGGGAAACCGTTGCCGCTCAAACATAAGAAAGCGCCGACCAAGCTCAGCGAACTGGAAAAATAGTCCGCGCAAGCCGGTCGGCGCGTGGCTTTTCGAACACCATTGTGACTAGTCGATGAACCAGTCATCCTCGTCGCCCTCAGTGGCGGGAGCCGGTTTCGGCTTGCCTTTCCTTTTTGGCTTCGATTGGGAAGGTGTTTGAAAGGCCACGTCCCCATCATTCGGTTCCACGTCCATTTCGTCCAAATCGGCTTGTCTACGGTTGGCTTCCTTGGTGGTCGTATTGCGGTCAGTTCCGGACACTGACGTTCGGGCACCGATGAACGAGAAGATTTGCAATACAATCAACAGTAGGATGAAAATAATGCCAAGAATCACAATGATTCCAACGATTCTTCCCACCGTCTCGCCGGTCAGCCAATCAAATAGGGAGCCAGTCGTCTCCTCCGAAGCAAGCTCCGGATTATCCGTCGCCAACTCCTGCCTGTCCTTTGCGATGTTCAAAGCGTGCATTCCGTAACCCAGCAGGGGAATGAGCGTGGTGGGCAACATTCCAGCCAGCCACATGAGCCAACGGGCTTTGCGATATAAGCTTGTGATTTTGTATAGGAGTCCCATGTTTCCAGTATTTCGCACCGGTTGATTCCTTGGCTCAGAAAACCGGAACTATAAGAAACTATGAGCATATAATATATAACCATGCCGGCTGAGCCTTACTCCCGTAACGGTTTTTCTACCATGCAAGGTGCCTGTTAGTCCACGGAAAGGTGTCGAAAACCCCATAAAAAGGTGTTCGATAGTCCATGCTGATGGTGTTTGATAGTCCACGTCCGGCATGATTCATAACCGTCATGGTGTTTGAAACGCCACTAAAGGTGCCTGTTAGTCCACGGAACGTTCGACGTTCCGCCTGTGGAAATGTGGATAAGCGTGTGGAATGGTTGAAATTCCAACGAAAAACCAGTGGATAAAGTAAAGCTGGAAAGGCGCGTGCAATCCGTAGCATATACGAGGGTGCGTGAAAGGCCACGTCGAGAAACCGTTCAACCCGTTGGGAGGTGTTTGAAAAGCCATGCGAAAGGTGTCCGAAAAGCCACGCAGACACCCGCCCACACATGGCCTTTCAGACACCAATCCCCTCCAAGGTGTTTGAAAAGCCACGGTCAACTCAATCTGACGTGGCCTTTCGCGCACCTTTCCGTTGAACCGATTGCAACGAATGCAAAGCCACCTCGAACACATCCCCATTAGCACCCACCTCAACCTCACGGACAGCACGAGTAGGAACCGACGTGGGACTCGGATGCAGAATAATGTAATCCTCATACGTGGGGCACTCAACATTCAACCCCGGATACACCTTCTTGACCTTCTCCAACGATTGACGGAACATACGCCGAAAAGACTTCTTGACCGCAATCTGGTCTCCGAACCGTTCATACAGCCAATCCCAACTCACCGGAAGGTCACGGCGAAGATTCTTCATACTGCCAGTCAGCCAAATGTAAATGTCGTAAGGCATGACCGACCTGCCTTTCAACAGGTAAGTGGACACTCTCGTATCGAACGGAGCCGACTCACGACTCAACCGTTCATACACCTCATCGGTCAGACGGAACGTGGCACCGGAATAGCCCACGTTCTTCTCATCATTGATAATGCGCACGGCCTGAACGATAGGCAGATAAGCCGTATCCCTCACATTCAACCCCTTGCCCGTGCCGGACGCACGAATACTGATACGGCAAGCCAACAACAGTTCCAACTGTTCCTGCACGCTCTTCGCTGTACGCCCGCCATGCGGCAAACCCATTTCCTCACACAACTGGTAGATGCTCGGAATGGTGATGGTCTTCGTCTCAGGGTCAACATTCCTCGTCTTATGGCCTTTCGCCGCACGAATCTGCTTCGCCATCCAAGCCATCAACAGTCTCGGATATTTGCCGAACGGGAACCGGCGTTTCCTATCATCCCCATCACCCGTCACGCCAGCTTCAAGCATGTATTCCAACCGTCCGTTCGACTTGCTGACGAAATCCACATCATCGGACGGTTGGGCCGGTGGAAACAGCGTGGCGGTGAGAATGGAATGCCCATACCATATTTCCATACTGTTCGGCTCGCGGGATTCTATATCATCCAACAGGTTGACCCGTCGAACATCCAACTCCATGCCCGTCGAACCAAGGTCAAGAACATCCTGCTCGACTCGTATGTCACTCATTCGGCTTCTGCTCCTTGCGGCGAACCGACACCGTGTAGCCCATAGCGTCCAATATTCGGCACATGGTCTGGAAGGACGGGTTCCCGTTCTCGCACAGGCTCCGGTAGAGGGACGGTCTCGCCAACCCCGTCAACTGGGAGAGCGTGGTCATGCCGTACAGTCTGGCGAGATTCCCCGTGGCCGACTGTATGAGAGTAGGGTCTTCCGACTTGAGCTGGTCTTCTATATATGCGACTGTGGTTGCTTCTCGTATTTGCTTTGACTGCATGCAGGGGAGTGTAGCTTGTAAGCGACGTTGTTGTCCAAGTTTCCAAGGCTGACGTGAAAGGTTTTTGAGTGCGACACGCCTTGGAAAACCTTGTTTTTCGCTTCTGATTTGACACGTTTCCTAGAACTGCTATACTGGCAGTGTTCACACAAAACGAGGTTCAAAAAAACATCACGTGTGAATAAGGCTGTGAGAAGAACGCTTCTCATCTCCAGTCCACTACTGGAACAGTCACCAAGGCAACCGGGGTAAAGACCTTACCTAGTAAGGAACACTCCCTGAATGTTGCCGCCCGTTTGAAAAAATGAATAGAGATAAGGAAACATGGTCGATAGGACTTAAAGCCCGTCGAATCATGTTCGATATGAAGACTTGCCCATCATGGTTGAATCTTCAAGAACTATCACACCTATCCTCACCTGTTCACTCAAACACACGAGGAAAAGCATGAAAACGCTTGAAGACAAAACCATGACAGGCAAAACCGCTGTCAACCTTCCGGCTGGAAATCCCAGCCAACCATCCTATTGGTTCTGACCACGCTCATGGGAAGCTCGGACGGAAAACCGGAAGGAAGACGGCATTTTGGGGCCGACAGGTTTCGACTTGAAAATCAAGATAATGCAAGCATGTCGGAGGCTGACGTGGACAACCGTCATCAATCCATGTCAAACAATAAACGCCAAGACTAATTCTTCGCGTAACTTCCAGCTCGCCGCCTGAAACACGGTGAAGGAAGAACAGGGTCGCTGATTTGCTGTAAGGCGATTCTGAAAAAGAAAGGACAGCAAAAACTCGGTGAACGGCAACTGTCCATCGTTTCATGACTGAGTTGCAAAACTGTTCCGGGGTGCCTCTTCGACTGGAACTTTCAACATATATAAACGAGATGGCTAAACATGTAGAAAACATCATCAACGTTTTCAAGGACGAGGGTTCAATTCCCTCCGGCTCCACGACGTGACGAGCGTCCGCAAGATGCTCGCCATACGGAAACTGAATATGCGTGCTAAGCGACCGTGCGGTACAGACTCTATAACTCAGGTAAAACTTTGCAAACAAAAAAACAGTTTCCGTCAATCCAATCAACTCTAGGAGGTGGATTCTTTCGTTTCTTCACCTCCTAGCAAGCCCCTCTAGCTCAATGGTTAGAGCAAGGGTCTTTTAAACCTTGGGTTGTGGGTTCGAGTCCCACGGGGGGCACGTCAGCAGTCGCCGGGGCTGCGGGAAGGTTGGTGAGAGTCCAACTGGCTGTCGGAACTTCTGTTCTGGTGGTCGAGCGCATAAGCCAAAACGGCCGTGTGGAACGCACGCTAAACACCATCGTCCCAGTAGCGGAAGTCGTGGCAAGTCGCAACGCCATGACGAGTAGCGAAAGGATGATGTGAGCCGTCGAATCGGAAGACGAGTTGCGACGTCCCCGCGACGAGACGGCATACGCCCTTGTAGCTCAGTGGAATAGAGCGCCGGTTTCCTAAACCGGGCGTCGTTGGTTCGATTCCAACCTTGGGTACTAGGTTTCACGGAGGTAGCTGTCCGTGAAACCGATGGCATTGCTCGAACAGACATACATGGAACTTGTGGATGTCAAGAGGCTCCCTGCCTTAGTCAGGCGGTTGACGACCGAAGGGGAGGCACGGCCAAACGGGGCGCTTAAACGACCACGTTCCTTGCCGTTGGTGGTAAAAGCCAGTCCACCATGCCGCTGTCATGCCAACTTGGACAATAACTAAGTTGGGTTTGGAATGTTGGCAGAGTGGTTTAATGCAACTGTCCCGAAAGCAGTCGCGCTGTGAAGTGCCGGAGGTTCGAATCCTTCACATTCCGCGTTGGGGAAGTAGTACTACCCCCGAAGGCAAGCGCCTACCGCTGGCGTTGGCTTGTCTGGAGATGAAAGCGGCGGACGCTTCCGTTAACGGCGACTCGGTGGATGGTCACGCTTCATGGGGGTGTGACCATCCACATATGGCATTGGTGCAACCGGTAGCATTACGGTCTCCAAAACCGTCGATGTTGGTTCGAGTCCAACATGCCGTGCTACTTCTCTTACAGGTTGTTTGAGAAGGCGTCGGAACCGTCTTGTGGCGGCTCCAGTTTTAGCTGACCCGCCCTAGTCTGCGGGAACAGTCTCCTGAGTCGCCGTAGCGGCTCTTGCTTTGCTTTGGTGGCGGAATTGGTATACGCGGTTGCCTCAAAAGCAACTGTCCGAAAGGACGTGAGGGTTCGATTCCCTCTCAAAGCACGAACCGTAATTGGTTCTTCCTTAGCTTAGACATGGGTTTCAAAACTCGAATCTTGAAACCTATGTCATTGCCTAAATAGCTCAGTTGGTTAGAGCGGCGTTCTTGTAAAACGCAGGTCGTAGGTTCGATTCCTACTCTAGGCTCGAATTTTCCTGCTTGCGTAATATAAATTCAATTCACGCGATATTTTGTACCAATACTGACGCATTGGGCACACTGCAAGCAGGAAAATTTTCCCATCACACACTACACAGGCGGGAAAGTATTCCAACGTTTCGGCCTACGGGCGTTGGAATGTTCAATTAGTAGGCCATGGGTCGAAGACAGGATTCTTCACACGGCCACAGTTTTCTAATCGGCGGTGCCACTTCGATTAGAAAACTGTGGATGTTTGAAGAAGCGGGTTCGACTCCCGCACGACCCCCTCGTGTTTTTCAACCAGAAAAGAAGGAACTCAAAATGACCATGTCTGATGAAACACGGGTCATCTCCTCCCACGCTCTCACCGTGGAAGGAATGACCCAGCCACAGGTACAACCACTCAACCTCCCCACCGGATTCAACGGTTATCGCAAGGATTCCGTTGAACAGTACGTGAACGGGTTGGAAACACAGATTTGGAATCTGCAACGCCAGTTGACGGAAAAAAACATGGTCTTGGACAAGCGTCAATCCGAACTCGGCAAACGGGAGCAGGAAGCTGAATCCCTCCGCCAGCAGATTGAACGGTTGAACGCCGACTTGCAGGACGCCCGTCAAGCGTCGGAAAACCCGATGCAGGAATTAGGCACCAGCCTCGGCAAAGAATTCCAAACGTTGAAAAACACTTACGAGTCGAAGAAACGTGAGGAGCTGGAACAGGCCCGCACGCAAGCCGAACAGATTCTCCAACAGGCCAAGGATGAATCACAAAAGCGACTCGACTCCGCGACGGAAACCACCAAACAGATGATGACCGCCGCACACGATAAGAAGCAGAAGCTTGAACAGGAATGCGCCAAACTGAAAAAGGAAACCGACGATAAGGTTGCCAACCAGTTGGACGCGGCCAAGAAACAAGCCGAACAGATTATCAGCAAGGCGGAAGCTGACGCAGTCAACCGTTTGGACAAGGCGTCACAGGAAATCGACCTCCGAACCAAGAAGGCTGAACAGCATGCCGCCGAATTGGATGCGAACAGCAAGAAGCTGATGGAAGCCGCTCAGCAGAGAGAGGAAACGGCGCAAAACAACGTCGCCAACTCTTTCGCCCAGTTAAGGCAGTTGGGCGCGGACATTGACAAGCTGATTTCAAAATCCAAATAATTATTCGCGGGCCGTCAAAACGGTCTGCACATTCCCCATTAGTGTAATGGCAGCACACGGGTCTTTGGAACCTTTAGAGGTGGTTCGAGTCCATCATGGGGAGCTAAGTTTCGACCGGCTGTTTTTGGCGTGTCGAAACTTCGGAGTCGTGCCTGAGTGGCCGATAGGGGCACCCTGCTAAGGTGTTAACCGTTTCATACGGTTCGAGGGTTCGAATCCCTCCGACTCCGCTGGGGAATAGGTTGCGGTTGCGAACCTTCCGTTCCGAAAAGTTTGGAACGGTCGTAATAAAACCATCTCGTGTATGTAGTGCTTTCCCGTAAACAATCACAATTCTATTCCTCTTACTGCGGGAGTAGTGAAAAGGTCATCACACCTGCCTTCCAAGCAAGTATTGCGAGTTCGAATCTCGTCTCCCGCACAAAGTCCCACACTTTTTATCCCCTAAAGCTCGTGGGACAATCCATGGCATGACCCCTTACATGCGCGATGGATGATAGTCCGGAAATCCATGAAGGACTGTCAGCAAGCCGTATGCCTTGCACCCCTCTTGACTCACGCATACATGCCAGTGTTCACGACATGAACTCACTGATGGGAAACAACCAAGCCATGTCAAACGCCAAACAAAAAGCGGAGTCTACGGGTGTTTTTCTCTCCACCCTTCTCCTACTCCGCGTCTTTGTGTGAACAGCTCCTCGCCGGTGGGAGTGGCGAAACACCGGCTTATTCTTTTTGGGAATACTGCTGTATTGCCACTTCCTTTTACTGGCGGAGATTGGAAGACTGCCGTATTACTACACTTCCTTTTACTCTGATTGGGTTCGTTATTCCGTAATGAAGATTGGAATACTGCCGTATTACTACTTCCTTCTACTCAAGCCTCAAAGACACCATGACGTGGGGGATTGGACTACTGCCGTATTACTACTTCCTTTTACTACAACGACAGAGGTTGCCTGTAACACTAGATTGGAAGACTGCTGTATTTATACTTCCTTCTACTTAGGTACCCACGGAGGTACCTGAATTGGGATTGGAAGACTGCCGTATTACTACTTCCTTTTACTCATCCTTGAAGGACACGATGGTTTGGGGGATTGGAAGACTGCCGTATTACTACTTCCTTTTTTTACTTCGTCCGAAAATTGGCCGACGTGACTAAGATTGGAAGACTGCCGTATTATTACTTCCTTTTACTCGGGTCTCGCCACATCACGTAGATTGGAAGACTGCCGTATTTATAATTCCTTCTACTCCAGCTTGAAAGACACCATGCAATGGGGGATTGGAATACTGCCGTATTATTACTTCCTTTTACTAAAATTTTCCTCCACCGGAAGCTGGGCTTGATTGGAAGACTGCCGTATTATTACTTCCTTTTACTACCTTGGCACTCACAGGAATGAATGTTTGATTGGAAGACTGCCGTATTGCTACTTCCTTCTACTTTCCCCGCATGGCATTTCCGGAACTGCTGATTGGAAGACTGCCGTATTTTATACTTCCTTCTACTTGAAGTTTCCGAGAACCTCCGTTAATTGGAAGACTGCCGTACTACTACTTCCTTCTACTTCCGCTAACCACGCTAGTTCACCGTTCGGATTGGAAGACTGCCGTATTACTACTTCCTTTTTACGCTGTCAGTGTGGGCATAATCGGGGCAGGGATTGGAAGACTGCCGTATTACTGCTTCCTTTTACTCATACGGTCTGTTGAGCACCTAGCCTCTAGATTGGAATACTGCCGTATTTATACTTCCTTTTACTCCGTAGAGGGCATCAAACGTCCAAAGGTGATTGGAAGACTGCCGTATTATTACTTCCTTCTACTGTTGACAGCACGGTCGCTGGGATTGAAAGATTGGAAGACTGCCGTATTATTACTTCCTTCTACTAATGAAAGGTAAGAAGGGTGCTCAAGCAGATTGGAATACTGCCGTATTTATACTTCCTTCTACTGTGAGGGGTTTGAATTCGGTGAGATTGAGATTGGAATACTGCCGTATTTATACTTCCTTCTACTTGGCGCGTCGGCAACTTCACCTTCGCATGATTGGAAGACTGCCGTATTTATACTTCCTTCTACTCACCGTAGAGTGACCCTAGTGTAGAATGGATTGGAAGACTGCCGTATTTATACTTCCTTCTACTACGCTTCCGGGATGGTTTCGTCCGACAAGATTGGAAGACTGCCGTATTTATACTTCCTTCTACTCACAGCGTGGCACAGACTTGGCACACAGGATTGGAAGACTGCCGTATTTATACTTCCTTCTACTGTGAAAGCTGGATAAGCTGTTCCTTGGAGATTGGAATACTGCCGTATTTATACTTCCTTCTACTCAGCCTCGGTCATACCGTAAGTGACTGTGATTGGAAGACTGCCGTATTTATACTTCCTTCTACTTTCACACCTGTCAAGCGCTTCACCTCGCGATTGGAAGACTGCCGTATTTATACTTCCTTCTACTGAAGCGTCGGCCAAAGGCTGTAGGCATTGATTGGAAGACTGCCGTATTTATACTTCCTTCTACTTGGTGACTCCCAACCATAAGTCTAGTCGGATTGGAAGACTGCCGTATTTATACTTCCTTCTACTCTTGCGTAAACCATGCGCTTGGCGCGTCGATTGGAAGACTGCCGTATTTATACTTCCTTCTACTCTCGGCCGAGGGCTTGAGATCACGTGTGGATTGGAAGACTGCCGTATTTATACTTCCTTCTACTGTAATGCTGTTGACTCAAAAGCCTACTGGATTGGAAGACTGCCGTATTTATACTTCCTTCTACTTCCGTCTTGGACTTGTTCACCTTGCTTAGATTGGAAGACTGCCGTATTTATACTTCCTTCTACTAAGCACTCCAATAAAAACGTAATCATCGGATTGGAAGACTGCCGTATTTATACTTCCTTCTACTATAGGAAGCTGAAAACCGCTTCATATCAACGTTTTTTTTGCTATTCGTCGTCGTCGAAAAGAGTCAACAGACCCGGTTGTTCGTCCGTCTTCTGCTGTTTTTTGTCGATGAATTTTAAAGAATTAGCCCATTGGATGTCCGTTACGCAAAGCACTCTCACGTTTCCGTGAGGGGGTATGCTCGCCTTGATGTAGTTAAGGGCAGACCTGCCGCCTGATTGAGTGGGAGTGTATCTCGCGTAGACCGAGTACTGTACACGGACGAACCCTAAATCAGCCAACAAGTTGGTGAATCTGTTCGCGGCTCCAGCGTCCTCTCTCGTTGTAATGGGTAGGTCGTACATGACCAGCGTCCACATGCCGTTATCCTTATCTCTCTTCATTACTTATCCCTTTTCCCGAAAACGGGGACGGTTAGTTTGTCCAGCCAGCCTTCGCAGTATTGCGCGTATTGTCCGCAGAATTCGTCCACCAATGAGGGGATGGTTAATCCTTTTGGATTAAATTGTCCGTTGATGACGAACACTATCTGCTGTTTCATCCCCGGGGTCAACGGTCCGTCCGGCAGTTGACTTATCCCATAGTCGATTGCCGGACGGAACGGTTCTATCAAATCGTCGGCCAGACAGAAATAGTTGCTTGCGGCACGATGATGGACTCCGATGGTAGGCGATAATCCTGCCGAACAGATGGACTTGATAAGGAATCCGCGCAGTATCGTATAAGCGTAGTCGAGCTGCGCGTTTCTACCTTCACCCAGTCCCGGGAATCGGCGGAATTGTTCTTCGGGGAACATGCGGTGCCAGTATTCGCGTGCCGCCTGTCCCTCAATATTGTTCGGGTCGCCGGAACGCACCTGTGCCGCTAGGCTTCGAAGGAGCTGTCCACCGTCCAGTCCGAGTATGTCCAGTACGTGCGATTGTCCGAGAATTTTCGCTTGTATTATCCGTTTCCATGCTGCTTTTCTCGCGGGAATGCTCATTTCCTGTTGGGCGGTTTGTCGTGCGGCGGAACGGGTGTTTGGTTTGTTCCATGCTTGGAATGCGGCTATTGGGATTTCGTTCCACTGGCATATGAGAACTTCCACGTCGAAAACAGCCAACTGTTGCAGTAGGACGGTTGATACCGTTGTCTGGACGCCCAGAAGCAGGACGGCTGTGTCTGCTAGGGGTATACGTGTTTCCGAACCGTGATGTTCCACTATGAGTTGACCGCGCTTGTATGTGAGTTTGCCGGTCATGGCAGTACAGTCGATAACTCGCCATCCTTTTGCCATTATCAACCTTCCTAATATAAAAAGAGCCTGCTAACAACCTTATGTTGTCAGCAGGCTTATCGGTAATTAGTCCTCTAGAACCTGTCCCGTTTTACCTACCGCAGGACGGAACTTGTGAAGCACCAGCATTGACTGCACCGAAGTTGGAATGTTAAATCCATGTTCTGCGAGCTTCGGTATTCCCTCGCTTGATATGACTGAGGGAACTAGTCTGAACTGGGTAGGGGAGGGGAAACCGGCCACGATGAATCGTCGTTCGACGCCGGAATCCGTATGGAACATGTGAGCGTACTCAGGGCACATATCCTCCATGAGTTCCGAAGTCAACTTGATTTCATCATTAAGGGTGAGTCGTGCCACGCAAGTCGCGTTACCAAGTGCGATAGCGTCCCTGACCTTACTGTCCGCGTAACGGATGGACACGTCAGCCGGATGCAACGGGGTTCGGAACAGGTCGGTGTTCTTCTTGCGTTTCATCAAATCGCATTGGAACACGCGCACCATACCATAGAAGGTCTTCCTCTTGCCGCTCTTCAACACTTGCTCGCAACGGTAGATGCGGGCATGATGGATGGTTCCGCCAATGTCGGCGGCACCACCGTTGACGTACAGTTGCGCGTTGTTGCCGGGTAGGAAGCCGATTTCGTCCTTCGCGTGGCATACTTCGCCCAAGGCTGTGATGACACGGTTCGGATTGGCGGGCAGACCGGTCTGAGGATTATAGTCCGGCAGTCGGGTCAACGCCTTCCATACCTGCGGTGTGATGGCATGGTCGATGAGCGTGGGGGAGAGTGCGTCTCCCAGTCGCACGTATTGCAACGGTTTCACCGTCGCATCATGCGCGGTACTGTTGCCCAAGCGGAGTCGGCGGCTCCGGACGACCGGAATGGTATCCTCGTCCAAACCCTTGTTCAACAGGTTGAGCAGACTTTTCATCTGTTCAATCCATTGCTGGTACCGGACGTAGCCGGGGGTGTTCTTGTTTGGATACTGTTTCCAATCCGCTTGTCCGAACGGGGTCCCGCACAGGCGTTGCGATTCGCGTAGGTAGTGGCGTTCGGCAAGACGGAGGGCGACACTCTGGTTCATCATGGCGATGACCGAAGCGTCAACCGCATGATGGCGGCGGTCGAGTCGGGTCTTCCACTGTGCGCCGATGAAATGGATTTGCCCGTCGATGCCGGAAGCTCGACGTGCCTCATAGGTGATGGAGCCGGGGAACGTGAATACTTTCACCTGCTTGTTCGCGTAACGTCCGTCGAGTCGGCGGTGGAGTTCGTCGGCCATCCAACCCACGGATTCGATGGAACGATTGTCCAACGGTTCGTCCTGTTCGGTCTGCTTGAGTCGGCTGATGATGCTTTTCTTCACCTGACCGACCTGCTTGCGGTTCATGGACGGCGGGAACATCAACTGGTTCACTCTTGCGATGACATCATTCATGGTGATGCCATGCGCTTTCGCATAGTCGGAATGCACCCATACGGCGAACGGAACGTTCGACTTGCTGGCGTTGCATTCGGGGCAGACCGCAGCCATGTTGGTGCGTTTGCTGTCCGAGCCGACGCCACGACGGGGTACGATATGGTCGAGTTCGGACTTGTCGAAACTGAATCGTGGACTGGTCGCACCACAGTACAGGCATGTGTTGTTCTGCGATTGGACGATTTCCCAACGGCGGATATCGTAGTCGTGGACTTTGAAGCTTCCGCCGTTGGACAGTTGCTTCCTCATATCCTCACGGATTGCGGCACGCGTCTGATTGTCCTTGTCTCGACGTTGACGGCGCTCATAGTCGAGCGTACGTCCGAATGCGACGGAAGAGAACGATTCCTTCGTGGTTTCGATGGCGATGCTTTCCGGAATGCCGTACTCTTGTTCGCATTGGCTGAGGAAACGGTTGAACGCTTTCAACACTCGGTCAACGGCGGGATTGCCGGTCGGCTCCTGAACGGGTGGAACCGGGGGCTTCCAGTCGGCTGGCACGTCGAACTCGTGGCGAATCGCATAATGCAAATCGTCTTCCGTTTCCAACATGCGTTTGGACAGTCGGTCGAGGGTCTTTTCGGAGTAGGCGGCACGTCCGACGGGAAGGCTGATGGAGTCCAATGGGGTGAGCAGGTCTTCGTCCAACCCGTCGATGAATTCGATGGGGGAGGCGTATTCGATGAGGTCGCGCACCTTGTCCAAGTCAACCGTGTTGGACAGGAGTCGAATCATCGCGGCCTGTTCATCCTCGGTGGCGGCGTTCCACCATGCGTCCATCATCTTGCGGAGTTTGGTGTTTTTGATGCCGTGGAGTCGGATTACGGTGTCCAATACCGGCGGCTTGTTGCCGATGCGTTCCTCCCCGTCATGGGTGAGGGTGCCGACGCCTTTGAGTTCGTTGCGTTCGATGTCGAGCACGGCGCACACGTCCAACCATTCCAAGTCTTCCTTGGCGGTGGTCAACAGTTCGTACACGTTCTGTTTCTCGCTGACGGTCAATGGTCGGGATGCTTCGCCTTTACGTCGGATACGCAGGTTGGTGATGACGTTGAGGATACGATACTTCTGGAAGGCGAGGCTGGCCTTCAATGCTCTCTTCTGGGTCGAGTCGAGCGGGTCAGTTCCGACATGCTTCTCTGCGGAACCTTTGGGGGACGCGCAGTGGAACACGGTACGCAGAATGGGTTTCCAAACATCCTCGGGAACCTGCTGGACGGTGAAGATGCGTCGGAGTTCACGCGCATTGTCGGACTGCATGAGACGGTTCGGCAGAACGCCCTCACCGTATTTGGTGCTGGTACGAAGTCGAACCAGTTTGCCGTTACGTTCGGAAAGCGTCAATGCGACAAGCTGCGCCGGAGTCATATCATCGTCCAGCTTCACTCCAAGACGGGTCTCCACACGCTGTTTCAAATCCTTGTACTGGTCGGACGGCTCCACGTCCTCGAACAGGGTTTCGACCCGACTGTAGGAGTTACGCCAACCGCGATGGCGTGCGATATGACGGACTGCCATGACAATCATCCGGTCACGCCTGTCCTTGTCGGATACGTAGGTGGTAGCCAAAGCGGAACGGGTGTTCCAGTCTTCATAAAGGTCTTGCTCGCAGTCCGGGACTTCATCTACCGGATAACCCAGTTGGTAGAGCTGACGGTCGAGCTGGCTGAGACGATGGCGGCGGCGTTTGCGCATGTTGCGGGTTCGCCGTGCGATTCCGGCCACGGCCTTGCGGGTGGTGCCGGACTTGTTTTGGGTCGGGTCTACTCCGCCATCGTGAATGTAGCTGAGGGTTTTGAGCAATGCTGTCGGGTTGCCGTTGGCGTCGAGTTGGATTGCGGAGAATCCTAGGCTGTTGAGTCCTACGTCGGCTCCCACGCGGTAGCGGATATTGGTTTTTGCGGTCAAGGTCTGTTGTTCTCTTTCCGCACTGCATGAAAAAAGCGGCGATTGGGACTTGCGTCCTATCGCCGCTCTACGGTCAATTCCGGTCTGTCACCGGACTTGATTGAAACTTGCCGTGGTTCCCACTATAACACACAGTGTTTTTCTGGCAACCTCGGCGTGTCGTTTCCGTTTTTTCGAACAGCGCTTGGTTTTTTATTTGTGGACGTGTCCAGTATATATCATTGATGGGACTTGTTTGGCATGCTGTCTTAATCCTCTTATTTATGTGGTATGCTGGAATCGTTCACACAAACAAGGGTCGAAACCCACACCCAACAAGGAGAAAAAATGAGCAACTGCGAATGCTCCTACTGCGCCCTCAACAATCCAACAGCCAACGGCACTTGCGACCACTGCCACAAAAACTATTGCGAAGACTGCCTATACCAGTGCTCCAACTGCGAAGGCGTCTTCTGCTGCGACCACTGCCACCTGTGCGACAAATGCGACAACATTGTCTGCGACAAATGCGCGGAACGATGCAACATCTGCGGCAACACGTTCTGCAAAGATTGCCTGAACTCCTGCGACAAGTGCGGCGCATACTGCTGCGACAACGACGCCGCAAGCTGCGAAGACTGCGAAGGCACCTTGGAATGCGCCCACTGCTGGAAACGTTGCGAACACTGCGGCAAATACATCGACAAAACCTGTAGGCACACGTGCGACACCTGCGGTAGCACTCTCTGCAAGGACTGCCTTGGAGATGCGGGAGAATGCAAGACCTGCGAACTGGAACGCACGTTGGACAAGGACTACGTAACGCCATCTCAACTGGTAACGGTCAACGACGCAATCAGATTCCTCAAACATTACCGTCTGACCCAAGGCGGAAACGCCCGACTGTCTGACTACCTTGCCGACAACATCGACAGGTGACATAAAGAGGGTTCCAGCCACAAGCTTGGAACCCTCTACCGCATACAAAAAACGAGAGAAGAAGAACCATGAGCGAACTAACCGTCCTAGACCCGATAGAAAAACTGTTCGTCAACACTCGCGGCCAAATCTCCGACCAATTCCGGTTGCGCAAGCTGAAAATGAGACTTGGCACGGTCGGGGATATCACCGCGATGACCGCCGAACAGTTCACTGGACTTTTTGGCTCGGATTATATGCGAGTCGTTGGGAACCGTTTGAGAAAAAACGGTTTGGATTTCCGCCCGGTGGAGGATTCCGCTTTATATCGTGAGGGGGGTGGATGACCCCGATTTCCGTATCCGCCTGTATTCGATTGGTGTCGGCTCATTGGCGAAACTGTCTAAAATATCCTTGGCTCAATTCCTGCATTATCTGGCCCGACTGCGGGAGTCCCGCCGTCTCCAATATTCCAGTGGGGTCACGGTCCCCCAGTTTGGAGCGTTGAATATCGCCCATTTGGAGCGGGTCATGTTCGAGAACGGGTTCCGTTTTCGGGATGGTTCGTTGAATACGGCTGATTTGACCATGTTGGGCAATAATCGTGATGGAAGTCCGACGGGGAAGAATATGGTGAACGCTCATGATGTTGTTTCGGGGCATCCTGTGTTCTCGGGTGCTCGTAGGAAGAGTCTGCTGGTGGCTCGTCGTAAGCGTTTGTTGGAGGAGTTGGCTGGGATTGAGGTGGAGTTGGCTTCGTTGGGTTGATTCGCCCCAATATTTGTGTTATATTGAATTTGTTCACACAAAAAACAGAAAACCAAAAGGAGCAAAAAATGGACAAGCAGACCACTCTCGAAGAGTTCGAAAAAGGAATGACCGAAAACCTTTCCTACCTTCAAAGGAACACCAAGGAAGGCAAGTACGTTTGGACGAAAAGCCATGTCTGCAATCCCGAACGTTCCTTCTCTCGCTCTTGGAAGATGACCTTATGCATGTGGGGCGAAGAAGGATACGTCAAGGAGGCTACTTTCTCTCTCACTTACGACCTCTCACTGCAATACGCTGGAGACAATGGAAGCGCGGCTGGAATCCCCACGGAGACTGCCCGAATCCCCATGTATCGGGATGGTGTGCCTATCACCACTTTCAAGGGTGTTGACAAGTCCGCCAAGATACTTCTCGACAAGGTCGAGCAGGTCTTGGGATTGGCGGAGAAGTTCGAGCGTGGATTCTGGGAGTTGAATCAGACGAGCAAGTCGTTGACTTCTTTGGAGGAGAACATCTTCTGAATCCAATGGCCTCACAATGGGGCTTTGCCTTGGTAGCCCAATTGGATAGGGCGTCCGCCTTCTAAGCGGATGGTTGTGGGTTCGAATCCCATCCAAGGCGCTTTTCCTCTCGTTCGGGGTTTCCTTGCGCGAGCTGGAAACCCTTCTAACAAGGGGGCATAATGTAAAAGACTCCACCCCACACGTGGAAAAGAAACCAAACAAAGGAGAAGAACTTGGCAAACGTCAAGAAGACGCTCATCGCCACTACCGTGGCTGTTGCGACACTCGCCGCACCGGCCACCGCGTTCGCGGATGACGTCAACAATATCCAGCCGGACGTGAACGGCGCTATCGAACAGGCGCAGACCGCAGTATCCCAGACTCAGGACACCGTGGCACAGGCCACACAGGCAACCCCCCAGACCGCCACCACGCCGGACAATACCACTACGGCCACCACGACCTCCGCACAGTCAGACCCCGTGGCCGACGGACAGGCCAAGGTGGACGAGGCCCAAGCCAACGACAATCAGGCACAGACGAATCTGAATCAGGCACAGACCAACGTTGACAGCGCACAGACCACCGTCAATCAGACCCAGACTCAGGTGAACAACGCCCAGACCACTCTGGACGCCGCCAACCAGCAGGTTCAGAACGCGCAGACCACTGTCAATCATGCCCAGACGAATCTGAATCAGGCACAGCAGAACGCCGGTGAATCCGCCAATCCGGAAAACCAGCAGAAGGCTCAACAGGCGCTTTCCGACGCGAACAGCCAGCTCGACCAGACCACCAAGCAGTTGAAATCCGCCAACCAGCAGGTTAAGGAGGCTCAGCAGGAAGCCCAGAAGAAGGCCGATAGTCTGACCGCCGCCAAGAACAATGAAGCCGCTGCTAAATCCGACAAGGACAAGGCCGACAAGAACGCTTCGGACGCCAAGGCCAAGTCCGACGAATCCCAGAAGACCATCAGCCAGCTCAAGGCCGAACTCGAAGCCGCGTTAGCAGCGAAGAACGACGCCGACACCGCGAAGACCACAGCCGACAAGAACGCGGCGGACGCGAAGAACGGCATCAGCGAGAAGCAGAAGGACGCGGACACGAAGAACACGGCCGCCAACACCGCTCAAGCCGACGCGGACTCCAAGAAAGCCGCCGCCGACAATGCGGACAAGCAGCTCAAGTCCGGTTCCATCGGCTTCTACCAGTGGAAGCTTGCCTCCAGCTATAAGAACGAGGACACCCAGTTCGCCCTCGACCAGCTCGTCAAGTATCAGAACGAGGATTGGGTGAAGATTGGTGAGGAAAACTCCGCAACCAGCTTGCAGAACATGCTCGACGCTCTCGACATGATTGACAAGGGCAATGAGATTCGCCGTAGCCTCGGACTGCCGGAGTGGACGGTCAACGATGCAGATACCGCCGACGCGCAGCTTGCCGCCGACTACAATACGTATTCCCCGAATATGGGACACGTGTTCACCGGAACCTCCCAGAACCTCGCTTGGGGTTACGATAACCCCTACGATGGCTGGTATACGGAAGAGAAGGCCGTGTTCGACAGGTATGCGGAGAAGAATCCGGAACTGCGCAACATGACCGCCGTGGAAATCTACATGAAGTATCCGGACATCTACGAGCAGACCGGACACTATCTGAACATCATCGACCCGGATTGCGACACTACCGGTTTCGCAATCACAGGTTCGCTGACCGCCGCGCAGAACTTCAGCCAGAAATACCTGTACTCTAGCGGCGTTTCCGTGGACGAGTACCGTCAGCAGATTCTCTCCTACAAGAACGCATTGGACTCCGCCGCCGACGTGTATCAGAAGGCTCTTGACAAGGCGAACGAGGCGAAGAAGGCCGCGCAACAGGCCCAGCAGGAGCTTGCCGAACTACAGGAACGCGCGCAGTCCGCACAGCAGACCGCCGATGAAGCGGCCAAGACCGCCAAGGCTAAGAACGAAGCCTACCAGAAGGCCCTCGACGCATACAATGCCGCAGTCAAGGCCGGTCAGACCGCCGACAGCACCTACGCTCAGGCGAAGGACGAGGCCGACGCGAAGCAGACCGTGTACGAGCAGAAGCAGTCCGCAACCAAGAAAGCCCAGAACGAGTTCGATGAGGCGAACCAGCAGGTGAAGACCTCCCAGTCGAACGTGGACAAGGCTCAGGCCGCAGTAGACGAAGCCAAGAAGCAGGTCAAGGAAGCCCAAGCCAAGCTGGACGGCTACACCGACGCGAACGCGAAGCTGGCCGAAGCCCGGAAGAAGCTGGCGGAAGCGGAGAAGACGTTGTCCAAGGCGCAGGACGAGCAGAAGACCGCCCAAGCCAACTTGGACAAGGCCAAGACCGCTAAGGCCGACGCCGACAAGACGCTGGCCGACGCGAACGCGAAGCTGGACAAGGCCAAGGCCGACAAGAAGCAGACCGAGGCCGCTCTGACGGACGCGAAGAACGCTCTTGAAGGCATCGCCACGAAGCCGGGCGAGAAGGACGACATCGACCCCGGTTACACGATTCCGTCCAACGAGGAAGACACCGGCAATACCGGCAATGGTGGCAATACCACTGGTTCCAATGGTGCCAACGGTTCCTCCAACGGCAACAACGGCAATGCCACGTCCGTCAACAAGGGCATGAACACCGCTGACAAGAAGAACGACAAGACCACCACATATAAGGTGGACGCCGACAACAAGACCGTCACGGCCACTGGTGAGGATAATCTTGCCGCCACCGGCGTGGATGTGGCGGGTATCGCCGCAGTATCCATCGTCGCCCTGATGATGGGGGTTGGCTTCGTTGGGGTGGAGCGTTCTGTCCGCCGCAACGACTGATGTCTGTTTGAGATTGGAAGCCCTGACCTTCCTGATATAAGGAGGGTTGGGGCTTTTTGCTTTTTGCATTTCAGACCACATACGTCACAATGGAATTGTTCACACAAAGTCTTTCATGCCGTCGTGGCTTGCGCTGAGTGACGTTTGGCGAGATTGGCTAAACATTCAATCCATGCTATACTGGCATTGTTCACATAAAGATAGTTCAAGCAAACAAGGAGACAGACATGAGCAACATCACAGCAGACGAATACAGTCTCTTGGAATTCATTTCATCCCGCGACAAGCAGGAAGACAACAGTCGAATCCTCTTGGAGCAAACCAAGAAAATCCTCAAATCCCTCGTCCGGAAAGGCTTCGGAAGAATCGAACACTACTCCGCCATCGGAGACTGGTTCATCCCCGACATGGACGCTATCAGCGAGTTCGTTGAAACACATGTCGGACAGTACAAGCTCGAACGCAAGTATCTCCAATACGACATGTTCAACATTCTTGAGGAAATCTCCCGCAAAGGATACGGCTGGAACTACGTTTCCCAGCCCACAGCCAAAGCCAGCATGGAACGGCTCCGCCACTACGGGTGTGTCACCTACGTCAAGCGCGGTGACAGGTATATCGCAACTGGAACTCCGGAGGGCATCGCCTTCGCAAAAAACATGATGGCTACGGCCACCAGAACATGTGCCGAATGCGGTCGAAAATACCCCTACTATTCCGGCATGAAAGCCTACGACATCTGCTCCAAGGAATGCTACTACAAGCGTTTCGGTACTCCCGAAGAACGACGTGCAAAAAGATTGCAGAAGAAGGACTGACGCGGCTTTTTCACCAAGACAAGAACTAACCAAAGACGTGTTATACTAGAAGTGTCCACACGAAAGAAACCCAAAGGAGCAATCCATAATGAAACTGCACGTAGACGCGGGAGTCCTCGAAAGCCCCATAGTGTCAGCGTCAAAATATATGGCGTATACGCAGACCCCAACAAGGATGAAGAACGCCGCAAGATGGTTCAAACCATAACGGATAGGGGCTTTCCCCAAACTGGACTAACGACCATATAACCTCGGCTTGGATTCTCGAAATAAAAGAAGTCACCCCAATCAAAGAGCTTTTAGGGAAGTGTCGTAATTGAGCTACCACCTAGCCTCATGCCCATTCTGCGGTAAGCCGGTTCGACTCGTCTACAACAATACCGTAAACGGAATATGCTACGGCATCAGCCACAAGCCGGACGAATGTTCCATTCTGCCAACCATCTGGGGAGCATCCGACATAAAAGCGGACACCATAGTGCGCTGTTGGAATCAACGATACGGTGTGGCGAATCTACTCAGAGAAAAAGGCGAAGACAAACTAGCCGACGAAATGGCCTTCCTAGGTTAAAGCCTTAAAACATATTCCACAAAAAGAAACCAAATCAAAAAGAAAAAGAAAGCAAAAAATGAAAACCAACACCAAGACCATGAGAACCATCATGTTCATCTCACTGGCTATCGCAATGGTTCTTATTCCCGCCAACACGGCTACCGCCAACGAGTTCATGCAGAATCGAAAAGAATATGAGACGGCATTGAACCATACAGTCACTCTGACTGCACGTTTGAAACAGGATACGGAAAACGTTCAAAACAAGACCATTGTCACTCGTGACGATGATGACGCTACCCGTATTGCCCGTGAGGCATTGCAATCCCAATTAACGGAAGCGACTAAAATCCACATGCCGCAAAAAGAGAAGGCTACTGTCTTCACCGTTTCATCCCTGACCGACAAGACGGTCGAGTCCAATAATCGCATTCACTCTCTTATCCGTTCCATCGACCGGACGGCCAAATCCGTGGACACCGCCATCGCCTCCCACAAGCTTAATGATATGAGGAAGAAGCTTGCCGATATGGTTGATAAGGGTAAGAGAATTTTGGAATCATCCAACGGCAACGTGGATGATGAAAACAATCGTGATAAACTGTCTGGCCTGTTGGAGAAGGCCAAGGATTTGATGGAATCCACGGACGTGAAAACCATGAGCGTGGACGTGTCCGAATTGGACAAGCTGATTAACAAGGTGTCCGACGATATGAAAGCACGTCAGTCCCGTATCGAACAGGAACGTCAGCAGAGCGTGGCGTCCGCGTCCTATTCTCAGCCGTCCAACATCACAAGCGGAAACTATACGCCTACCCGTTCCAACTATGGTTCCTACACTCCAACCCAGTCCACTCCGCGCGGCTACTACAGTTCCATGTCTTGCGATTTGACTTCTGCCGCAGACCACTGCCAAGGCGCGGTTGACGGCGGCGGCATCGTGGACTTGAACTATGGCAACGGACACGTGTATGCGCAACACAACAATACGGGTGGCGCGTGGATTAACAATCTGCAAGCGGGTCAGACGTTCACCATGAACGGCTCCACCTATCGGGTTAACGGACAGAGCGTTCAGGGTGCCCAGTATGCTCCCGGCTCCGGCGATTGGATGCAGACTTGCAATGGGAATGGCAATCATCTTGTCGGTATCACGAAGATAAGCTGAACAAGGAAACGAATGGCAGATAGAATAAAACGATTCGACCCGCCGCAGTGGTTGGTTTACATAGTCTCTGCGGCCATACCCTTGCTTATTGGATTGGGTTATGCCCTATACCGGATTGATTGGAAAAGCCTACACATTCGAGAGCGCATTCACTCTCTGAAAATACTGTTACTAAAAGCGCTCTACGGTTTTGCCGAATGGTTCCTCCGTCTCCCATGGTCGGAAATCGGTCAAATAGTAGAATACTTGTTCCTCGCCATCATTGTCGGCATAGCCCTCGTATTGGCAGGCGGTGCCGTCGGCATGTTGAAGACTTGGCGTCTTTCAATTGTGGAAACGATTCGTGCGGCATTAACCATTACGATTGGTTTAGGCGTCAACGTGATTATCGTTATCGAACTGGTTTCCGACAATATTGGCTACGGATTCGATACAGAACTTTTCCTGAGTACGCTCCTTGTTGAAATGCTGTTCGTGGGAGCAATGGTCGAAAGTTGGTCGCCCTATCCGAAGAGCTGGTGTTGCCGTCTAATCGCACCCCGTCAAGTAAAATTACGGCAACAGCTTGAGAATTCATTGGCTTTGTTCGAGGAAGACCATTATTGCCTACCGAAAAAACCTTTCGGCGGAGGCTCGAACGACGAATACATGTTGCGTATCGCGTCCAAGGAAAGCCTACGCAACCTTTGGATTCAGAACAATCTACCCGCATTAAGAGAGTATGCGGAATATCATCCAACGTTTAGGAAAGAACTGGAAGAATGGGTGCAAAACAGCAAGTAAGGCATAATCCGCCGCAGTTGGCCGCTATCGTCACCGCATGTGTCATTCCGATGATAGGTGTCGTAGCTTATGTAATCTTTTTCACCGACCTTTCTCAACAGGTTAGAAGATTGCTCGTCCGGTTTGTCCAATGGTTCAACGCCCAACCTTGGGAGAGCATAGGCCATACCACACTGACTGTCCTACTGTGGACAGTCGGCATATTGGCGGTTATTATTGGCGTAGCTTCCACAGGTCGCGTGTTCGGTATTCTGAACAAGTGGAGCCTATCAACAGGCGAACTAATCCGTGTGACTTTGGCGGCGATTTACTGTATCTCGGCCGATGTCGCTTGCATGATTTGCACCATCCAGTTTCTTGGTTTGAAATTCATAGGGTGGGCTTTGAGTCTGCCTAACCGAAGTGGCGCGTTCTTTGGGATTATGGCTATCCCTGTTGTCGGCTTCATTGTCGTTTTCGATTTCCTTCTGGTGGTCTTTAGTGTTACAGGGGCTTATCCTCTGGAATCTTCCCCGGACATGGTGTCACGTCTATTGTTGCCTAAGTACTGTAAGATATATTGTCAACTGGTCGATTCTGCGAAGAAGCTGGCAGACGAGGCAGATTCCGCTGGTGAAACATATTATCTCCACGACGTGTACGGGGTTGGATTTCCTGACGAAAAAAGCCGTGACAAGTGGATTGTGGACAATTGGGACATACTGGAAGAGTATGCGTTGTATCACCCTATAGTGAAAAGTACTCTACAGGATTGGCATAGAGAACAGGACAGTCGGAATGTTGAAGCATAGTTTCCTCGTCCGATTGCTTTTGGCTTTGCCGAAGGCGTTGAAGCTCTCGAAGTGGAATCTTCTTATCCCAGTAGTGATTGTCGGCATTGTTGGGCTGATTGAGGAGGTTTCCCCGCTTCGACTGTTGGCTGTATTGTCTATTATTTCCGCTTTTTGGCTGACGGAATGCATCGCAACTGTATTCCAAAACCTCTAAAAACCCTTTTTCGGGTGATTGGGGGAGTGTGGGCTTCCAACTAATAGTGTTAGATTGGCCGTATCCACATGAAACCTATCTTTTCCAAGGAGACGACCATTGGGTGAGAAAGCCGAACGACTACTACTATTCATTCCGGCAGCAACACCGGTCTTGGTGTTGCTGACCGCAGCCATACGATACCGTTTTATCTGGTTTGCGCCGTAAAAACCTTCGACTTTAGTCGGGGGAGAAGTCAAGATTTTGCGGGATTTTGCTTCCTTCTCACAATGTGATATAGTGGAATCGTTCACACAAACAAGCTAGGAGCGAAAATGAGCGACAAGCAGGAAACCATCGAAATCCTCGTCATCAAGCAGGACGAGAAACCCATTCGCAAAACCATCCCCAACACCCTCGAAGCGAAACAGCATGAGGTGGACGGCTACATCGAACCATTCGGACTCAAAAACGGGGCGACCGTCTACTGCAATGAGGAAGGCAAACTCGGCAGGTGGACGCTCAACCGCGCAATCCGCGCCTACGACCTCGAAGACGGAGCTGATTCAAGAATCGTGGAAATGATGGCGGGCACGTTCTTCATCTCAGGGTTCGACCCTGAAAGCGGAGAGGACGCCAGTCTTACGGAGGAACAGTTCGACCACTGGGCCAAGCGGTTCCACTCGCCGGAAATCCTCGTGCAGAACGCCAATAATGAGCTGTTGGCCGTTCCTGTTCCCATCAAGTAGTTCGTAATTCTAGGGGATAGGGGCCAATCCTATCCCCTTAACTTTTTCAAGGGAAAGACGATGACTAAATACTTTACTTCTGACACTCACTTCGCCCACCCGTTTGTGGCCGCATTACGGGGATATGCGAAGCCCGGGTTCACGTCGGACAACACCATCAAGCAACAGGCCAACGAAGCCCACATGCAGGTCAAGGACTGCGTCAACTGGTACCAGCATGACATTGACGTGACAGACCACATCAACGAAATCGTAGGGACGAATGATGAACTCTACATTCTGGGCGACCTATGCAGCGGAAGCGCGTGGAGTCTTCAACAGGCCATCATGCATATCAAAAGCCTACGTTGCCCTCGCAATAACCGTCATCTGATTCTCGGCAACCATGACGACGTGCTGTACGGGAAGAGCAAGGGCTTCAAGGAGCTGACCGAAGCGTTTGGCGAAATTGGGTGCATCGGCATGACGGACATCACGGACGGCGAAACCGTCATGCCCGTGTTCCTCTGCCACTTCCAATGGCGTGAGGATTTCGACGTACCGGCAGTGGATGGCATGGCCTCCAATTGGGCGAAGCCGGAGCTTCGACGTTATGCGATTCCTCAAGTGGGGAAGAACATGCGATTGCTGCACGGTCACACCCATGCGAACACTCCCCATGAGTTCAAGAACCGCAACGAAATCAACGTGGGATTGGACGCGTGGAACATGCGCCCCGTATCCGAAGTGGAACTTGTTCGCATGTTTCAGCAGAACTGAAGTAAAGAAAGGCTTAGAAAATGACCACTCTGACCATTCTTAGAGGATTGCCCGGCTCAGGAAAGAGCACTTGGGCGCGGAAGCATGTCGATTCGAATACGGTAATCGTCAGCTTGGACGGTTTGCGTGAAATGATGGCGGGAGGCCGTCAGACATGGCATGAAACCATGAATCCACAGTTGAACAGGATTCTCGTCCGTCAGGCGCATACCATCATCAGCGACCTGCTCGCCAAAGGTGTGAACGTCATCAGCGACTCCCAGCATGTCAACCCGCGTTTCTGCGTGGACGAGGTGCAGATTGCCGCCCGCCACAAGGCGCATGTTGAGACTTTCACATTCAACACGCCGTTGGACGTTCTGCTGGAACGCAACCAGACCCGTCCGGAAAACGACCGTGTGCCGGAGGAATATCTGCGCACCCAGTATGAGACTTGGCATGAAAACCTTGACCATGAAAGCCGTTGGGTCAACATCCATGTAAGGAAGGTTGACGGAACCTACCATATGAATCCGTCCGGAGACCTCGCACTGGTGGACGTGGGATTGCTGTGGAACGACAAGACCCGTGTTCCCGACAATGCCGAGTTCGGTTATACCGCCGTACCAGCAAAGGGACGTGATTTGACCGGTGTCATCCAGTTGGATATGCCGCCGCTCAAAGACGGTAGGAAGTGGACTCTCGACCGTTACTCGAAGTGGTTGGAACAGGGCGCACATAAGACCAATGACGGGTTTGCCGACTTCTCCACGGATGGAAGGAACCTGTTCGAACTCATGCGAGATTCCGATAACGTAAACGTCCGTCCAGTCAAGGGCGAGAACGACGTATACGCTTGCAATTTCAGCCGTGACGCTTTCAAAAACCAGCGTTGGGACGAATATTCCAGCAAGGCTCGCGGACTGTTCCTCGACGGGAACGGCAATGTCGTGGCACGCGGCTTCGAGAAGTTCTTCAATCTTGGAGAGAACGAGCAGACCACCCGCGAGAACATCGACAAGCGTCTCAAGTTCCCAGTGCGCGTGGAACGCAAGGAGAACGGGTTCCTCGGCTTGGTGTCCGCACGCGGAGGCGGTTCGTGGCGTTTCTGGTCGAAGAGTGGTCAGACCGACTATTCGTATCTTATCGAACATCTTTTCAAGCAGACTTTGGACATTGGTCAGGAACAGGCGTTGTGGAACATCGCCCATGATGCCAACGTCACCTTGGCTTTCGAGGTAATCGACCAAGAGTCCGACCGTCATATCATCAAGTATGATACGTCGCAGCTCGTGTTCCTGCACGCCATCAAGAACACCGTTGACTTCCATATCGACCATGACGCCGACGATTTGATTGATACGGATAGATTCTTTGCCCGTCCCGAAGTTCTGGCCGTTTTCCAGACTGAGGAACAGCGTGAGAGCCTGTGGCGCATGTTGGACGAGGAACGCCGCTGGTCTGACCGTGAGGGCGTTGTGGTGTATGACGCCGACGGGTATATGTTCAAATTGAAGTCGGACTATTATCTTGAGGTCAAGAGTCTTCGCAACCTGTTGGAACGTGCCATCCTGCACGATAGGCCGATTCCCGCCGACGACCATTCAGAACGTGCGGAACTGGCACGTTGGGTGCTGTTCCATGCGAACATGAATCGTCTTGTCTACACTCGTAAGGCGTTCAATGAGCGTGGAGTGGACATGGAGTATGTTGGCGACTTGCTGAGCAGGGGATGTATGCTGTAGCTCTTCTACCGATTCGGGGGACTTAACAAGATTGTTCACCCTATCTAATGGGCTGATGAAAGGACAAAATCTATGACACCGAAAGAAGCTAAAAACTATGTTGCCGGAACATTGGAACGCGACCAGCCATATGAGAGACTGTTACGACAAGTCGTACTGGAAGGCGAGCTGACTCACGACCGTACCGGAGTGGGAACGTTGTCCACGTTCGGCACGCGTATGGAATTCAACCTGCAAGACGGTTTCCCACTCGTAACCACGAAAAAAGTGTTCCTGCGTGGCATCATCGCGGAACTGTTGTGGTTCATCGCCGGAGACAACAAGGTCAGCACTCTACAAAAGCAGAACGTCCACATCTGGGATGAATGGGTGTTGCCGGACGGAACCATTGGCAAAGGGTATCCCATCCAATGGCGTTCATGGCCTAAAACCGACGGCACCACGGTAGACCAATTGTCAAACGCACTCGACCTTATCCGACATAACCCGTCCAGCCGTCGAATCATCGTATCCGCATGGAACGCGGGAGAATTGGACGAAATGGCATTACCGCCATGCCACGCCCTGTTCCAATTCCACGTGCGCGGAGATGGTTTTCTGGATTGCCAACTGTATCAGCGTTCCGCCGACATGTTCCTTGGAGTGCCGTTCAACATCGCCTCCTACTCGCTGTTGACTATGATGATGGCCCAACAGGCCGGATTGGAGCCGGGACGGTTCATCTGGGTCGGCGGCGACACGCACGTGTATCTGAACCATCTGGAACAGGTGTGCGAACAATTGTCGCGCGAGCCACGCCCGTGGCCGCATATGGAAATCGACAAGGCGGACAGCCTGTTCGACTACAAGCCGGACATGTTCCATCTCATCGACTACGACCCGTGGCCGTCAATCAAAGCTCCCGTAGCCGTCTGATGCGCGCCTCCGGCGTCTTCGACGCCGTGGATGGGATTTTCAGCTGATTTTGCCGAGGGTTCCCCGCCTCTATCGGACGGGGGGAATGCCGCACCACTGCATTCGGGTCTTTCGGTTTCCTGTCCCAAAATCCCCGCAGAACGGTTTTTAACTGACGTTTCAAGGTATCTTAGGAAAGGAAACATCTAAAGAATCCGATTGGAGTAAGTGGTATGAGAATGCTTCATAGAGCGGGGGCAACGCTGTCCGCCTTTATCGCCGCAACGCTAATCCTAGCGGGGGGGGGTATCTCCTCGGCCAATGCCGAAGAAGTCCCCGCCACACAATCTACCGATAATGGGGTTTACCAGCAAAGCTGGAATCCGCCAAGCGACGCGACCATACATGATTCGCTTACAGGCGATGATGCGAAAATCACCGACGTATCCACAGTCTCGAAGACCACGGGAACAGCACCATTCGACAAAGACGACAATCCCGGAGACGATTCAAGCGTTGCTAACAGCATCGTCCGCTCCTACGATTCCCTGAACTACACCATCTCCTACACCATGGCGTCAAAGAACAGTAAAGATTACTACAAGGACGCCAGAATCAAATTCAAATTCTCCATGCCGTTCGATACAGGCGTGGCTGAGTTCTCCACCAAGGAAATGCTTTGGATGGACACAGCCGCAGGATACGGATACAAGGTAGGATATGAGGATGTCAAAGGTGCTAAATACCAGACGTTGACATGCTGGCGTCACGTCAATGGGACAAAGGATAATCCGACCGTCGTTCCGGGCATGGCTACCGTCAATCTGCCCATCAACGTGTATGGCGCACCTAATGGAACCAAGATTCAGCCGACCGTCCAAGCCAGTATGGAACACAATACTGATAGCGAGGCAATCACCAAACATTTGGAAACCGTCACCGTCAGCGCCGCGCCACGATGGAACATCGAATTGGCGAGCTTGAAACGAATCCAATCCGGCACATACGATTTCGGGGAGTCTGAGGACGGTGACGCCATAAACAAGACGGCGGGCAAAGTGACCGGAGTCCTCTCCCATCTGACCATCAACGTGGCGAACACCTCCACCGACCATGCAAAAGGCATCAAAGGCTTGGAGGCCACTAATGAGCCGGTCACGTTCGACGTTAAAATCTCAAACCAGTGGAGGAGGCAAGGCGCTTCCGCGCCTATAGCCAACCAGCCGAATTCTTTGCAGCCATTGGCTTGGAGCATCGCCAACGGCAGCAACAGCTGGATGGCAATATTCCACAAATACCCGTCGGACAGAAGCAATACGAAAGAAGCCGAAACTTTCTTCTCCCAAAAGAAAAACGACTATGCCAGCGAATGGAAAATGACGCAGGAAACCAAAAACGGCTACATCATCCTGCATCTCACCGTATCCCATCTAGACCAACATTACAACCCCCACAACAAAGACCAGCAGAACGGTATCCTCAATTGGGCGTCCGCAGGCATCGACCTCGTGAATCCCACTAAAATCAACAATAAGAATCTGGCTGACCAGTACGGAAGTGACCTGAACCTTCAACAGGATGTTTGGGATATGAACCTTCAAGCATCCAGCGTCAGTGGCATTAAAGCCAAATCGGCGCCGTCGGACTCTTCCAATCAGTCGATAATCTCAGATGATGAGACTGGGGTGAGTATTCCTCTTTACGTGTCCGGAATGGCCTCCAAATATAATCAAGGTATAGAGTATGGGTGCGCCGGATGGGAATGGCAGGACAGTCAGACAAGGGATTCCTCCTGTATACTGTTCCAGCAAAACGGTTCCAGTGTTCACGATGGTTCCGACATTGCCGTGCGCGGTCAAAAAGTCATGCTGGCCTCCCACATAAGCTACTCTCAAAACAAAACCAATCTGCCCGTCATCAGAACCCGACTCATGAAAATCGATTCAACAGTGCTTGAACCCTATGAGAATGCTTCCACATGGAATCGTGCGAGTTTGGGTGATGGAAAGAACATCTTCTCCGAAAGCACTTTGGCTTATGGTGTCAAAAAAGACGGGAAAGCATGGTCTTCCGACACTGAACAGGCAAAAGCTGGAATCGGCTACCTGAACTATTACAATTCCATCAGCGAGGCAAAGAAACACGGCGAAATCGTAGCCATTCTCGCCACGTCATACAATGCCGCACCATATAACTCGTCTTGGATGGAAGGCGACGAAGGTATTGGACGTGATTTTTTCGGACTGGACGTCCAAGTCAAAACCGGACGTGAAATCATCAACAAGACCGCCCAATATACTGTGCAAAGCCTCATGTGGACACGTAAAGACTTGGCCGCAAAAGCCGGTCTCGACGCCGACAACGCATCCAATAAGGATTGGTCCAATTGGATTAGCAAAAACAAACTTGACCCGGCAGAACTCGTCAAACAAGTCGCTCCGACCGGACGAGTGGACAGCACCCCATATCAGAAGGCAAAATGGGATGACGTCCAAGGATATGTGGGCGGAGACACAGCCGACAGGCATTACGGTGACAGCCTCCACATCGTGGCGGAAATCGCCCAAGTCTCCAAAAGCACAGACCAAAGCGACGGGAACAAAGGCTCCAAACAAACCTACGACATCGACAACGGACAACGCTACGTGGACTGGAAACTGGATTTAAACATGGTATCCAACCCGTATGGGCGGGATACCGTCGATACCAAAACGGATATGACGGTCACCGACACACTCCCGTCAAAACTCCATTATCTTCCATCGACCGCATATTTGGGCGGAGACTACAAGGAGAACACTCCAAGTCAGGGAAGCGTAGCCAATGGCACGAGAATCGAACCGAACGCCACACTCAACGCAGACGGAACCACCACTCTTGTCTGGCATTTGGACAATATCGACACGTCCAAACAGTATACAATCCACTATTCGACCAGCATCGGTGACGCAACCGACCCGGACAATGATGTGGTCAACGCGGAACAGTTGACGAACAAGGTTTCCGTTTCCACTTATCGTTCTCCGGTCAGACCGAAAATGGATTTGACACATTCCGAGTACACCATCAAAATCAGTCGTTTGAAACTGACCACTTTGGCTATCAAGGCTGACCCGTTGGTGAATGAGGTCAACTCGGCATTGCATTGGAAGAGTATCAAAACCAACAATCTCGAAACACCGTTGTCCAATCCGATAGCCACGGCCATCATGCCGAACACCGCCAACACACTCAGCTCCTATCATGGCGATTGGGTTTTGACAGGCATCCACATTAGCCCCCGAAACGGCTCCCAACTTGGAGACGGGCATCTTGTCTACTCCACCGACAGCAAATACCTGACCACAGACCCAAGCAACATCAAAACCACTGACGTAAAAGATTGGAAGACACTACCGTTCGACAGTACGACAGGCATAGCCGCCATCCCGCAAAACCTGCATCCAACAGCTTGGGCATGGGTGGGAGACAAACCACTGCCGGGAGGGTCAAGCCTCATGTTCGACATCACCATCCAACCTTCCAACAACCGTCCCGCCGACCTGTACGGCATCCGTTGGGGAGACGGATACAACAAAACCGACGCCGACGTCACCGTAGTCCAACGAGTCGTTTCAGGCATCGTATGGTATGACAAGGACGGAAACGGCATCCGCGAGGATACCGACGCGCTCGCCTCCAATGTGACCGTCACTCTGACCGATTCCAACGGAACCCCCGTTTTGGGATACGATGGAAAACCATTGGCCGACACGACGGGCAAAGACGGAACCTACCGTATCGTCGGCATTCCCGCCGGTAGCGGATATCAGGTTCGGTTCTCTCCCGGCAGAAGAGATTCTTGGTTGAAATTGAAGGTCACGGCCAAGAACGCCAAAGGCTCGACAAAAGCGACCAACAGTGCCGCAGACCCGATTTCGGATACTTCCGGCATGAAAGGCGCTTACATCAATCTGAACGACTTCCCATCACCCTCTCAGATGGCAAGCCCGGTATATGAGGATGTGTACGAGAATTGCGGCATCATCCGCGTTGTGATGCCGTACTTGGAAACTCCCATAGCATCCATGCCGTTTACGGGAGGCCGATTGTTGTTGGTTCTTGTCGCCATCTCCAGTCTGTCGCTTGTTGTCGGCCTTGTCTTGTTGAGGCCGCAAAAGACGGGTAGGAAGCATTAATCCTTCCCGATAGGAAGAGGGTTATCGGATTGCTTTCGACATCTAAAGCCGGAGGCAATCCGTTTTTCGCACATCGACTGGCTTGGAGGAAGCTAATCCGAGGCTGGATTTCTCGGCATGTCTACAACCACGGCGCACCCGTCCGACTGCATGAACCCGTACACGCGGTCTTCCGTCCACAGGTGGAGCTGTTCGGAATGGAATGCCACGTTCGGGTCATCGAACCGGCATTTCCACTGTTCCACGGTTCCGGTCACTTGGACGATGTCTTTTGGCTTGTTGCCGTTGCCTCGCAGTGCCGCTTTCATGTCACCGGCAAGAGTGCATTCCGCACCGTAGCGGATTGTCTTCACCACATCCTCGTTGCGCGGGTTCGGTTCCGGCTCGTCTTCGGCGGGAATGTATGCGACGTAGAGGAGAAAATTACCGTCATCATCCTGACGGACTTCAGTCGAGAAAACGCCCTCCGGATATTCGTCCGAATCGACCAGTGAGCGGACGCGGAACGAGGAGTATTGGTGGTTGCCGTTCCGAGTGTCTATGCGACGCATGATGTTACGGATTGCCCGCTGGCTGTCAGATTTGGCGACAAGCACGTATTTGCGGGGATTGCGTTGGCAGGTTTCCGATTGTGGCCAATATTTCACCGCATATTTTGGCCTCTGGATTTCCTTGTGTCCGGGCAGGTGTTCTAAATCGTATATGGACTGGGTTTCCGCTTCGACCATGTTGTTTCCCCTTTTTTTGGGATGGATGCTTCGAATTTGCAACCGGATTTGTTTGAGGTTGTTACCTTCATGGTAAGGGGTTTAGTTGAGGTTGCGACAAGTTTTGCGGAAAGTCGGTCGAACGGATTTTAGGCCGCAATCCCCTTCCGTAAGGGAGGGGTCTAGGCCGTCACCTGTCTTGTTTTTCTCCAGTATTCGGTCAGTTGGTTTTGCAATCCTTCGCCGTCGTGGTTGCGTCGGTAGGCGTCCGTATGTTCACGCCATGATGCCATCGCAGTCAAGATGTCGTCGGATACGCCGTTGTTCGGTTTGTCGCATTTTCCGCAGCCGACGGACCATAGGCCGGACGTATGGTCCCATGCGCATTCGGGCGGCCTGCCGCAGTGTGGACAGTCGGGCGTGTCCTTGACGGCGGCCACGGTCTTGCGCCAGTGCCTGTCGAAGTCGTCCGCCATCTCCTGCGCTCTGTCGCATGGGCGTAGCCCCTGTAGCAATGGTTCGAGATTGCATGGACTGGCATGGTGTACGGTGAAGCCCCAGCGTCGGTCATCGCCGGTCTCGATGATGCGGACAAACACCGGCCCGCCGCAGAACGGGCAATCGGGTTCCGCCTGAAACGTCGTGGAACGGCCGATTTTTTCGAGGATGTCCGCGTTCTTCTTGTTCTTGGTCTCCGTCAGCCATTCGCAGAGCGCTGAGTGCATGTCCACGTCCCAACAGGATGCGCACCGGCATGTGGCGGTGGGGAACGTCTGGCGTCCGATGCTTTTGCTTGACACGTGCGGGCACTCCCCGCAGTTTGGGCATTCGAACGCCAGTATCCGTTCGTTCTCCTCCCCCTCCCTGCGGATGACGCCGTCGTGATAGTCGGCGCATTGTTCGACGGTCGAAAACCATGCCCGCCCGTTCGGCAGGTCGTAGTAGTACCAGTGGAGGTCGCAACCGTTCTCGCATGCCAGTCGCACCGCATGCCAGCCCAATAGCGGCGTGTGACGTACTGACAGTGTCAGCCGACCACGGCAGTCCGGGCATGGGGTTTTGAGTTCGATGTGTTGAGTCAATTGGACGCCTCCTTGGCGGCGTTTGCCCAGTCGCAGGACAGTCCGCCTTTCCTATAGTCGGACATTACCGCGCATGTGACGTGCCGCCCGTCGTGCAGCGTGAGTTCGCATTCACCGATACCGCCACTATCAACGGCGGAGTTTCTGGTGTCGTAGTCGGCGCAGCCGGTGACGGTCTTCTCCGACTGGGATGCCGGTGTGGTGTCCGTTTCCTGTTCCGATTCGTCGGCCACTTCGTCGCATCCGGCGCACATCAGGCACATGGGTACCAGCAGTAATGCCAATAGTCTTCTCAATCTCGCTCCTTGTTTCGCGCGTAGGGGTCGTCTATGACGCCAAGCCCCAGCAACAGGTCGTAGGCGGTCATATCGGTCTGAAGCCTGTGTCCGCCGTAGCAGGGCGGTAGGTTACATGTCTGGCTGTCGTCCGCGTCGCTCCACTCAAACACGATTTCGTCACAGTCCAATTCCACGTCGATGTCCGCATTGTCGGCCATGAGGCCGCAATCCTGACAGCGGCACATGCCCTGTATTTTCCTCATGTACTTCGGGTCGGCCATTATCCTATTCCTTTCTTTCCGACTGTTCGAGCCGTCCGCCGCACATGGGGCAGAACATGGGGATGGTCTCATACTCGTCCCGCATGAGCCGCCCAGCCCCGTCAGTCATGAGCGTGCGCACGCGGAATACGGTCAAGCAGCATGGGCATTCGACCGCATCCACCGGATTGCATTCGGAGACGAGCGGCATCGGATTGGCTTCCGGGTTCATTTCGTCGTCACCTTCATCGGTTTGCCGTTGTGGTCGTAAAGCCATACCCTGTCGCCGGATGCGACCAGCAGGCTCAGGTCGTGGGCCTTTCCTTTCGCGTCCACGTATTCGCACTCGTACCTGCCCTGACCGGGCATGTACTTGGAGTCGGGGATGGTCGGGCAAGACAACGCCTCCAATCCGGCCTGTCGCGCCACCTGTTCGGTGAACGTGGTGTCCTTCGGGAGAACGAGAAGACCGGGGTTCAACGTCAGGAGCAGTCCGAAGCCGCACACAAGGGCCAGACACATGACGAATTTGGTGTCCTCCAGCAATGGCTGGGCGTCCCGTGGGATACGATGCGTCGCGCGAAGCGCCAAGCGTCTGCCCGCCCGCCAGACGACGCCCAGCACGGCGAAAACCAGCACCGTGGACAATGCCGCCATATATATGGCGTCCCCGAAACTGTTGTGGGAACCGTTCGCCCATTCGCTCATGTCTATTATTTCATTTCCTTTCCTTGATTGTCGTAGAGTCCCACTTTGTTGTCCGCCGTCACGATGAGCGTCACGTCCTTCAGGGCCGAATCGTCCCTGCCGTCCGAGACGGTGCATCGGTAGGTGCCCGCATCGGGCAGAGCGTCCTTCGTGGACATGACTGCTGGCGAACATGAAAGATTGCGCACGCCGAACTCCTTCTCGACCTGAGTGGTGAAGACGGCTGGCTCAGGGGAATCCTCCATCCAAATCGGGTAGAAGTTCACAACCCATATGCCAGCTAGGGTTACGACGACGGCTAAACCGCAGAAAAAGGTCAGAACAGTGCCGTTGCTTTCCAATAAGAGGGAAAGAGCAAGGACAACGAGAGCCGCCGTGCCACCCACGACGAAAACGAGATAATTAACATCCGACCTGCTGTAGTCGCTCCACGCATTGGCCCAAGCAGAGAAGTCCTTCACCATCTAGTCCTTTCCTACTGGTTTCAACGCCTTGCCGTCTGCCTTGTACAGGCCGACCTTGTTGCCGTCGGCTACCACGAGGGTCACGTTCCGCAGGTTCGCGTCGTTCGCGCCGTAGGTGTAGACGCAGTGGTACGACCCCATGTCGGGCAGTTCGGATGCGGTCATAACCTTGGCCGGACATGACAGGTTGCGCACGCCGAACTCCCTCCCTACCTGCGTGACGAATGATGCCGGGCGGGGCACGTTCTCGTCCACCGTCTTCGTCGGCTGGGTCAACATGAGGACGGCCACCGTGCCAAGGAAGACGATGAAGATGCCGAGACCGGTGAATACGCTGCTGAGTACGACGAAGAGGGTGGACCTCTCCTCCAGACAATGGAGGATGATGGCAGCCAGAGTGAAGATGCACATTATGGCAATAATGACCCATGCGGAATGCCCACCGGCACTCAACTCAGCGGCGGTCCGGGGCACCTGCTTTGTTGGCGGATGAATGTACGTGTTCCAAGCTTCCACCCATTTCGTGAAATCCTTCATCGTTCAGTCCTTTCCGACCGGCTTTAATACCGTGCCGTCGGCCTTATATAATCCGACCCTGTTCCCGTTGATGTGGACGGTCAGTTCGGTGCGTTGACTGTCGGTGTAGGCGACGCACTTCCAGTCGCCGTCGTCAAGGCTCGACTTGGGTAGGCTTGGGCTGTCGGTAAGCCCGTGGCTCGTGTTTTTGCAATCGCCCATTTCGTCCAGCCCCCACGTTCTCTCGATTTGCGTGGAGAGCGCGGGTGGTTCTGATACTTGGGCGTCGTTGTGGGATGGCATGACGAACGATGTGAGCGCCAGTACACCGCCTATGACGGCTATCGTCATGGTCAAGCAGAAGAACGGGCTTTCCTCGGGGTCGTCGCCCCCTCCGCCGATGACGGCCACCGCGATGAGTCCGACGAAACCGAAGACCATCATCAATGTCACGCCGATGCCTTGGCATATGCTTGCGGGACTACCGGACACGGCTTCGCCCATCCGGTTGTAGGCGTCCCACATGGCCGCCCATTTGGAGAAGTCAAGCATGGGTTCACTTCCGTTCCGCCAATAGGCGGCAGTAGGTGGCCGCCCATCCGAACGCGTCCATCCGTCCCTCCCGGTACTGGTTCGGAATGTCGTCTCCGATAGACCGGTCGGCCTCGCGGAGCTTGGTTTCGAACGTGTCAGCCAAGTGTTCCAATAGAACGGTTTCATTCTGCTTGTTCATTTTTTCCACCTTCATCGGGCTTTCCGTGTTCCGCCGTATCGTCCATGAGCATGTCCTGACAGTGCTGGATTGCCCGCGTGTAGGCGTCGAACCCGCCGTATCCGTCGCTCAGGCCGTCTTTGGCGCGTTCCCATTCCCTGTCGGCCTCGTCTCCGAGCCATTCAATGACCTCGCCCAATGTTTCGCTTCGCACGCTCACTTGTCGTCCTCATTTTCGCCGCTGTTGTCTGACTGTCTTGCGTTCCACCCATTCGCCTAGTTCCTCTTTTTCTTTCGGGCTAATAAGCGGGTCGGGGTTTCCATCCTTGTCGAATAATGGGAACCGTTTGCCGCTCGGATTGTTCTCCCAAGGTATGAGTGACAGGCTTCCGTCTGGATTGCGGTAGACATCGCCTTCGGTTTGTTCGCCATCTCGAATGCATGTGATGTACGGCGTTTCGGAAGGCACGTCAACAGTTGTAATTAACTCTTTGCCGTCTAGACCTTTCCTATGGGACTTGTATCTGATTGTCTGATAGCCGTAGTCGAAATCGTCCAACGGGATGACCTCGTCCATGTGGCCGTCCCTGAGAACGTTCGACGGCTTGCAAGGGTGGAAATCATACGTCTCGTACACCCTCTTCCACTTACGATGCCGTTTTGACAATCTATGGCCTATTCGGGCGAACCAGACGATAATGTTCGGCAAGTACGCGGTACGGTTTGGATTATCTTTTGACTTGACGGCCCACTCACTGCACCATGGGCAATACCATGCGCTCCTATGGAACAGGTCAACGAGAAGACAGTAGGCTAGACAGAGGAATGGTAGGGTCAGCACTCCAAGAACGTATATGAGGATTGCGGGCATGGGTTTTTCCTTAGTTTGGAAGCTGCGAGTGCCGATATTTACGGGCGTCCGGCATGGGAAGAAAGTGTGGGTTGGCTTCCTGAATCACATGTTTACGACGGTATTCCCTCGACGTCGGGATACCATAGGCCATTGCCATGGCGTCCCGCGCTTTTTTCTTGACGGCGGTTCGGTAGACTTCTGATACTGCCGGGTAGATGTGTGCGATTTTCATTTTGGTTCCTTTTGTCGGGTGGGTTCCAGCCCTTGTTTTGTGTGGACAATTCCAGTATGCATTAATGGATGGACAAAAGAGAAACAAGAATCCTACTTCTGATATCTACTGGTCCTCTGCCCATTGGCCTCTATCATCGCATACAACATTTCACTCGCAGGACGGTGACGGTAACTGGCACTCCCGTTATTGGACAGGTCATACAGTTTTTGCAATCTATCACCCTTGGGAGTGGGCACAAGAACTTGGTTGATATTCCGAGGAAGGCGCAACATCTCATGCAATTGTTCCGCCAGTTCACGGGGCGTGACCAAAAAATTCTCGTCCCCATAGAAAGTCAGCCCGTTGCCCGACTCAAAATCCGCCAAACACGATTTGACTTCATAGCATGAGAAAATACCAAGCTCCACACTAATCGGCTCTACCGCATAATTCGGCGTATACGGCTTGAATCCGACATAATCTATACGACGCCAATTGGGGGTACCCCGGTCGAAACTAACCTCCCGCGCCCAATATGAGGTACGGGAGTCCAAACGCTTCTCCACCAATGCGGACAACATGGCGGTGGTTTCAGTGCGGTTCACTGCGCGTCCTTAAGGATATGGAGCCATTCGATGGATTGTCCTCCGGATTCGACGTGCAGAAGTTTCCCACAATCCGGATAGTCGCACTCCGGCTGGTAGAAGATGTGTCGCTTGTATCCCATTATTTTCTCCTTTAGAGTTTTTCTGCGATTTTTGGGTGTCCGATACGGGCATCATACCGGTAAGTGTTGGGGTGATAGATTCTACGGAGTAGGACGGCGTGACGGGTCTTCTTGTCAGTAGTTTTCCAAGCGGCTTGGATTGTATGACCGTTATCGTTTTCGATTACCGCGTCCGATACTTGCCCCTTCATGCCGTTCGGCGTGTAATTGCATCCCAACGGGCAATATTCGAAGCTCACATGTTGCCCTTGCCGGATTTTCAACGGGTACATAACTTGTCCGACGAAAACTCTGATTTCAGCCAATTGTATTTTCTCCAATCGTTCCTATTCCCGCATATTCGGGAACTCTACTAGTAGGGCTTCATGCAGTACCGTATATGCCCGTTTCAGAAACTGTTCCTGAATGCAGGGCATCTGCTGTTCCCACAAGTCGAGTACTTCACGTTTCGTCGGATTGTTTTCAGCCCAGTTCGTATCCGTTCGGAATAATGCGAGCGCGCATTTTTCGACAAGTTCGTTGGGGAGTGGGTTGTCGGGCGTGGCTTTTTCCAATACGTTGAGAATGGTGGGGATGCATGGTTCGTATATTGGGTACATGTATCCTTCGCCCCAAGTGTGCCAGTCTTTTGGCGTATTGTCGGGTAGATGGTATGAGCCGGCCGGAATGGGGTTGCGCATGGTGTCGAGGTGGCTTGTGCAGAAGTGTCTGACGCTGACCATTCTCCCGTGTACGCCGTATTTGACGAGGGTTAGCCATTGGTCGTTCCACCAGTCGTCGCACGGTTTGCCGCAATCGGGGTAGTCGCATTTGATTCGGTGTGATAGGAAATTTTCGTAGCTCATGATGTTTCACCTGACGCTTACTACAAATCCCGCATTGTCCTTTATGGTCGTCTGTGACACGAAGCTCAGAAACGCGTACAGCAGCGCAAGGCCCAACATGAAGACGAGTGGCCATACGACAGTCGGACCATCCTCCCAGCCGCGTTCCGTATGCCCGCTGTTCTGCCATGCCTGCAACGCTTGGAGCCAAGGCGTCAGGTCAACGCTCATTTCGCAGCCTCCAACCGTTCGAAACCCAATCTGGACGCAAGCCGCTTCTTTTCCGCGTTCGACAAGGATTCAACAGCTGACCGCTGGTGGTTGGCGAGCCAACTCAGGCAGTGCCAGCAGTCGATACGTTCCGCATCCGCGTCGCGCAGCCATTCGGCCAACCCGTCGTATGGTTCGAACGTTTCCGGCACGTCGGACAACCATTGGCGGATGATGGTCTTCCAATCCCAACCGTCCGTCCAATGGTGATGCCAAGGGCGAGTGACGGTAATGGTCGTATCGTCCGCTTTCAGGACGGTCATACGGCATTCGTAGTCGTCACCGCCAATGGCCGTGACGCGCAGCCAATCGTTCATCACAGCGGCCTCCCCGTTTCTACCTGTTCCAGCATGTCGAAGCATTCGTCACGCTCCGTCCGGGTGGCGGAACGCAATAGGTCCGCCAGTCCGGTCGGCTCGTCCTCATAGACGTTCTGCCGTATAAGGCTGATGGCCTCCCAATCCTCGAAGATTTCCGGCGACGGGTCGGCCATGCCGTTCAGCCAGTCCACAACCCGCATGCCGGTCTCGTCCAATCGACCGTAGTCCACATGTTCGGGCAGCTGTACCAACACGTCCAGCCACCCGTACTGGAATAATCGGCCATCGCATTCGCCGGAATTGACCAGCAGATAGTCGGATGTGAGCGGCAGCGGCACGCTGACCGTACCGTCATCGTCTTGAAGCACGTCCACGATGAGACGCATGTTCGGCCTGTCCACCGTCCAACCGGATACGCGCACGAACGCCCGCTCCGGCTTACGGTCGCGTGCGGCCATGAGACGGCATACGTGCGACAGGCGCATCCAATCCAAGCCTGACAGGTTCAACCCGTCCAAACCGTGCAGCGTATGTTCTGTGGGACGCGCGTCGTGTGCGCCGTCGTACTGGTATTCGATATTCACGCCGTTGACGTTCAAAATGTTTCCTCCGTTCCGTTGAGCGTGGCTTCGAGCATGAGCCGCGCCCATTCGCGCCACTTCTCCTTGCTTGTCTGCTTCACCTTGTCCCACGCCTTCAGGTTGCCGTAGGAGGAGGTGGAGTGTGCGGAGAGGAAGTAGCCGGTTTCGGCGGCACGTTCCACCTGCCCGTTCGAAGGCTCGTGTTCGGGAGGGAGGATGCCGTACTCTCGGATAATCTGTCTGGCAGTGCAGTCCATGCGTTGAATCCTTCTCAATAGTTCGAGCGGACTGCCCGCCCCCCCACCAGTCGGAAAGCGACTGGCGTGAACCTTGGGTTCTCGTCTTCCGCCAGCGGCTCGTTGTCGAACCGTTCCATGAGACGGTACGCATCCTCCACTTGCTCGAAACCCCCGTAACGGAGAATTCGTTCGGCCTCGCTTTCCGGCCAGCGCAGCGCATACAGCAGCATGGTCGAATCCATCCATTTCAATCCACGTTCGCGGGCAATCCGGTCCATGCTACAGATGATGTCCTTAACGGTCTTGTACGCCACCTGAAACCTCCCCAGTCACGGATGCGACGTCCTGCATCACATAGGCGATGTTCGACTCAGGAACGAACATGTAGCGTCCATCGAACGTACTAAGTATTTTGCAATCGGACTGCGGAAAACCATTGGTGGTGGTGACCACGGTGCCGTCCTTCAACACCCACCGGTACAGCTTGGCGTCGTCGGGAATGGGATACGCCTTCGGGTAGGTCGTCAGGAGGGTTTTCTCAAACCTGTCTCCAGCCGGGTTGATGTACACCGGGAAAGCGTTGTTGAGAACCGTCCGTCTGAACAAACGCTCATGGTACCTTCCATCCCTGTCGTATTTGATGACCAGCACACGGCTGGCTGTCCATTTTTCAGTATTCATTTTTTCTCCTTCATTGGTTTGTGAACCATCCCAGTATAGCAGATAATATTGCCATCGTTTTTGGTTTGCGGCTGGTTTCGTTCAGTTCAACGCGGCTTCGAGCATGAGCCGAGTGTAGGAGAGATAATCCACACCGACCTGACGTCCACGGTTGGGGCTGACGGTCTGGGCTAGGTTGACGCCGGTTTTTGACGCCGCCTCGACCTGCTCCCGAGTGGGTTGATGTTCGGGCAGTTCGATGCCATGGGCGCGGAGCAGGAGTTCGACATGACTATCACGTTGCACTTGGCGTAACACTTCCACCGCGTCGTGGGCATCGTGCAATATGTGACGGCTGGAAGAGGACAATACCGGGTCTTCTCCCATTTTCAACGGACGGTTCGGAATATCGGACATGAGGAGCCGGATTTCCGAGGATTCCAACCCGTGTCCCCGAAGTATCGAGCCTACGAGTCCATCGTTCCGGTAAAGCGCATACAGCAGGTGGGCTTCTCCGGCCTGACTTTGATGGCGCGACTCGGCGGCGGATAGTGCGGTGTCGGCCAGTGAATCCATCAAAGCCTGTATCTGTTCCTCCAAGGTGGTGGACGTGTCCATGGGTTATTTCCTTCTTTGCCTGAAAACTCTTTATGTGTGAACACATCCACTATAGCATAGTTTGCGTCTTGTAACTAATTCCTCGCATGCTTGTATTTTCTAGTATATTATAGTATCATAAAGTTTATGAAGCTATCGGAGTACGCAGCCAAGCACGGTATCCAATATCGTGCCGCGTGGAACAGGTTCAAAGCCGGGAAGATACCCGGCGCTTGGCAGGATGAGTCCGGCACCATCATCGTGCCGGACGAGAGCGCGGTCAAACTCAATGATGCCGCCATCTATGCCCGCGTCTCCGACCTGTCGAAACGTAAAACCCAACTCCCTGACCAGCAGAAGCGCATGGAAGAGTGGGCTGTTGCTAATGGTTATCGAGTGGTTGCGTCCGTTACTGAAGTGGGTTCCGGATTAAACGACAAGAGGCGTCGGCTCACCTCATTGCTCAAACGCGACGATTGGGGCACCCTGATAGTAGAGCATAAGGACAGGCTGACCCGTTTCGGCTTTGAATGGTTCCGTCTATTCATTGAACGTGACGGACGAAAGATAGTCGTAGTGAGCGAAGCCTCCGATGACCGTGCCGACCTGATTCAGGATTTCGTGTCGATAATCTACTCGTTCAGTGCGCGCTTGTACGGGCAACGCAGGTCTCAACGTGCACGTGCAATGGCCGCTATGGTGGAGGATGATAATGCCGACAAGTAGATACCGTCGTGGTATGAAAACCGGTGTGGCGCACAAATCCTACGGCGTGGCATTGCCGATGAATCATGGCAAGTTGGACAAGCTATTTCGACTGCTTCCGATATGGCGTAAAGGATTAACCTATTCCCTGAATCAGTGGTGTCGTGAACTGTTCGAGACCGGTAGCCTATCCACATGGCAGAGCACTAAAACCTTTCCTAACTATTTGTCCCAACGGCAATGGGATTCCGTATCCCGTCAAGCGAAAGCCACCTTCGATTCATGGCTGACGAACCGTCAGAATGAGTTTCGTAGTCTCGTATACCATTCCACTTTGGAAGACAATCTTAAACGTGACCTGTACGAAATCAATCTGCGATACGCATGGTATGAGCACTCCGATGATAAAACGCACCATATGGCTCGTTGGTTGATGAAACATCTACGTCGTCGAAACCGAATTCCAGACTTATCGAAATGCCGAACCATGGATATGGACGGCAAGATTGCCCGAATAGAGAACGCGAAGAACACCAAGTGTGAACGTTGGGCTGTCGTGTCAACTTTGGAATCCGGCAAGCCGATTCGTGTGCCGATACTCGCAGACCGTAAACTGGACGAGAATCTTTTCCTTAACAATGAAACCTTGTCGAACCATCTGACCATTCGCTTCAACTTGGACGGCAGTGTCAACGGAAAGCTGATTACTACCTTGCCTAAAGCAGAAAAACGAACCCAAGGCGAAACGTTGGGATTGGACTGGGGTATGGATTGCATGTTCGCCCTATCCGATGGCCGACTGTTGGGCACCCGAATGTTCGACTGGCTGAAACAGCGTGACACGGAGCTTATCGAACTGACTCGCGCCTTACAGAAGAATGGTGTGAAACCATCCAAGTCTAGAAGATACCGTAATCTGCAACGGCGCATACGAGCCTACTATCGGAATGAGATTGGACGACTGTTCAACCAGCTCAGCAAGGAACAAGTCAAGGAAATCGTCGTTGAAAAACTTGACTTCCGTAACCTGAATCTCAGTCATAAGATGAACCGGTTGCTTACCAGAACCGGTCGAGCCGCAGTGGAAACGAAACTGAAACGTATTCAGGAACTAGACGGCGTCACCGTTACTGAAATCAATCCCGCCTACACCAGCCAACAATGCTCCCGCTGCGGGTATACGGCTAGGAACAATAGGCCGACAAGAGACTTGTTCCGTTGCAAATGCTGCGGAACGACCCTGCACGCGGACATCAACGCGAGCCGCAATATTCTTTCAAGACGTTCTCGGGAGAATGGCTGGCGTTTCATCCGCAAACAGGAAATCGTTCGCATACTCAACAGTGAGCATGCGAACCGATACGCCCACCATGACAATCATTTGGTGGGCGACGCCCAAACGAGTGGGGCTACTCCACGTCGTATCCAGCCGTATAAACGGTTAGAAAAGACGGGAGTCAAGGTTCCAAAAAGAGTATTACAAAATACTATTTAAAATCACACTCTAGTAGTCCAGAAAAGCCTCCAATTCGACCTCGATGTTCAAATCGTCGGCGTCACTGTCGGCCTCGAACGTTTTCTTGATGTAAAAGGAAGTATAAATACGGCAGTCTTCCAATCCTATCTGAACATCCACCAAGCGAACACATCAGAACCGCCACAACCAGCACGGCCGCCGGACGGAAACCCTTTTTAAGACAATTCCTACACAAAAATCCTCTTAATCCGACTAACGGGACACCACGTGGGCTTCACCCTTATATGGGTCAAGCGTCAAATACTGGTCGAGACAAATGGACGGGAACCCGTCACCATCCGACAGAAACGGACGATGACGCCAATCATACGAACTCCAACCCGCCTCCACGCGGGCATTCAACCCATCCAACATCACCGAACGGAAACCCGGCCTACCATCCCGCTCCAACCAGCAGATATCATACTCACGCCCACACAGGCGCTCGCTGACCACGCGCGGAGTGGTAGTGCCATCCGAACGGAGTTGCAGATACCTCAAATGCGAATCTAACGGAGTCCAATCCGCCAATCCGAAACGGTGACGGCCACGCTTATCCGTATACGCGCACAATCCGGCGTCCACACGCAACGTGTCACCCAACCGAATCGTCATCAGCCGGTCGGCGGAACCATTATGAGGCTCGATACGGTCGGGACGGATAACAGTGTTCTTCACGAACGTGGCAAGCCAAATATGCGAGTCGATAAGTGTCTGAGAACCATCCGAATTCACTACATGCGGAAACATCAGACACAGGCGGGACACATACCCGTTCGATACGCTCGTCTCCTCACAGTCAGCCACCACGCCTTCCACCGTGTAACGGTACGCGCCGTCCACGGTCTTATGTTCCAAACCCAACAGGTTACGACGCTCGCTTCTGTCGGTTCGTTCCACGTAGCTTTCGAAGAAACGACGGTAGTCCAAGCGGAGTTCGTCGGCCTCCTCCTTGGTCTGGATACGGTAACGCAATCCGATAAGGGAACGCCATCCGGTGTTGCGCCCCGCGCTCTGACGGCGAAGAACCTTCCTCCCATCAGGCGCGGTGGTCATTCCGATAAGCATGTCGGAACGCTCGTCAGCCTCCTCGATGAGCGCGTCCTTTAAAGCGCCCATGGTCTCAGGGGAGGGAATGAACGGATTCTCCCTCCCGTACACGGCCGTCTTGTCGAACTTGGACATTTCAGTTCAAGTCCCTCCAACCGGTCGCATACGCGTACTGGATGCGCGGGTTCCCTTCGATATTGGCGGACTTGCAAGCGTCAAGCACGTTTTTCAGATACTCCAACCCATCAGCCCCGTCCGACATTTGACCGAGCAACGGCAGGACACCACCGTCCACATCACACACCAGACGATAACGGATTCGGGAACCGGAACCCACACAACCATTGTCATGTCCGCGCATCTGCTTGAGGATGACGCGGATTGCCTCGACGGAAGGAATAGCATCTGACAACGGACGGCTGGAATCCCACACGGTCAACGCACTGATTTCATCCAACCGTTCACTCAACTTGTCCAATTCCCGCAACGCCTCACCGACGGCAATCTTCACCGACTGCTCCCGCACGATATTGGAGTCATGCGCTCGCAGTGATTCATGGAACCGTTTTTTCGACTCGTCGTCCATGTTGGATTTGTCGATAAGCTCCTCGATTGGCGTGGGGCCTAAGTTTCGAAGCGCGTCCAGCAGATACTCTTCATCCGGATTCTCTTCAGCTTTGTTCTGGCCGCTCATTTGACAGCCTTCCCGGACGGCTTTACGGTCGGCTTGACCGAAGTCTTGACGGTCTTGCCAATCTTCTCAAGATAAGCTTCCAAAGCCTTGACAGCCGCCTGTTTCGCCAACACCATGGCTACATCCTTGTCGGACGCGGTGGCATGCCAACGCATGTATTCGTACGGCCTGTCGCCTTCGGCCAGCAGATAGGTGGCGCTGACCTTCGGCTTGCTTTCCTGCAAGTTCGTCTGGGTTTCCGAAGCAGTGACCTTCACGCACTTGGCTGGAGTGTTTTTGCCGGTCTTGACCTTATCCCAGTCAATAAGCGCTTCGGCCCGCCATGCGCTGTTCTTCGCGCTGACCAGAGTGACGGTCGCGCCGACATGCCACTGGTCTTCACCGTCATGCTTGTTGTGCTCTTTGACGATGGCTTCAGCCACGTTGCGGGCACTGCACTCGTATTTGATTTCACCCTTGCTGGTGACGACATGGGTTGCGTACTTGTCCTGTTCGTAGATTTCGATACCCAATATAGGTGTTTCCTTCTGGTTGTTATTGATGCGGGGCGGGATTGGTGTGGAATCAACCTCGCTCTTATGTGGACGTTACCAGTATAACAAGAAGGAGCGTGCTAGTCAATTCTAGCCGAGCACAGCTAGAAGCCGTCGTCGAAATCCACTTCGCCGTTCACGTAACATTCGATGCCATCCAACTCGTCCTGAACGCTCGCCAACTGCGCCAACCGTTCCACTGCCGACTGGCAACGGTTGCATGAGTCCCGAATATAGGCGCGAACCGTTGGATACATGCGATAGTGCAGTCGCGGATTCACGGTCATGTCATCGTCTTCCAACACGTCCAACATCTCGCTATACACGTCCATCAAGTGAGAAAGCGTCTCCGTCAAGGACTCGGTCTTACGCTCGTCCTTGTTGACGTATTCCTCAATGTCGTGAATGGTGTCCTCAATCATCGTCACGCACTGGTCGAGCACGTTCGCGTCGTCTTTGAACCTACGGAATGGAAGCATTCAGCCCGCCTTCCTCTCTTGGCTTCTTTCCAACCGGTATTCGGCAATCCACAATGCCGACACCACAATCCACAATACGCATGACAGTCCGTCAAGGAAACCCCATTTGCCTATGAACAGGCAGATTTCCAACAAGGCGACCAACAGTGAGCATACTATCGTCCCCAAGCGAATCCATCGGGGAGCATACCCTTTGCCGGGATGTTTGCGGGCGCGTCTTCTGTTCCCCGTCCAGACTATCGTTCCAACGATGAACAGGAAGAACGCAACCACGTACAGAGCCGTCAACACGTCGAAGACACCCTGCTCGCTCATTCCGACGGGTCTTCCAAGTCGGAACCGTCCAAACCGTCGGGCTTATCATCCCAGCGGATAAGAAACAGCCAGATTAACGCGGTGACAATCCAAATGAGTCCGCACATGCCGGAGCTTACGCTACCGAATCGGAAGCACCGAAGGAACTCCACGACGGCTGTCATAATGGAGAATCCCACACACCCAACTCGGACACATCTTGCGACCTTACGTCCCAACAGGTGGGGATGTTGGACGGAGAGGAAGAACAGGAACGACAACAGCAGTGTCACCGAGGAGAACGCCACCACCATAAACGTCAAGACATGAAGCATCACCGGTCATCTCCCGAAGCGCCGTCGTTGAAACGTTCCTTGGCCTTACGGAATGTTCCCTTCGTGCTCTTATGCCACAAAGAGTCATCCCAGCTTTCCACCGGCATGGAAAGATATGCTTTGTAGTCTTCGATAAACATGCCCACGTATGGCGTATACGTGTATGAGCTGACGATGCCCGGCAGAGGGTCGGGACGCCATTCGAATTGGCGGAGCATCCTCCATACTTCAACATTGTTCTTGCATGGCTTATACAAGCCGTTCATGGGCATGAGCCAGTGGCCTTTCAAATCACCTTTGCCTTGGACGGTCAGGGTCTCCTTGGACATGACGGCTTCAACTCCTTCGACGGTTCGCTTGCCATCCGCATCCTCCTTCCACGCCAGACGGACATGGTGGATGTTTTCGAACCATTCCTCCAGTTCGCGTTGACGCGCGTATTCGCGGCAGTCCTTGCGCAGTCGGTTCACCACGGTCGGATTGTCGCTGGTCAGATATGTTTGCCGCATGACGGCTACCTCCTAGTTTTTGCGGAAAATATGTTTCAGGGAATGGGTCAGAACGTGACGTTCGGCAATCCCACCGATTGCAGGAACGGGAACCAACTGTCGAAATGCGGGCTGACAGACCACCAGAACAGCAGAACCAAACCACCCCAGAACAACAGCATGTTCAACAGGCGCAACGGCAGGACGCCCTGTTGCAGACGCCAAGACAATACGAGCACGTTCCAAGACACCGGCTTGCGTTCCCGCTCCCCACGCCACAACAGCCAGCACAGTCCGTTCATGACCATCCACGCGACAAGCAGAATCACGGCGAACATCATGCTCGCGGGAGCGTAGGCGCTGACGGTTCGAACGGTCTTCTGCCACTTGTATGCGGTCTTCTGGACGACGTTCGCGTTGGCGGTGCTCAATTCGGCGGGAATACCGTCGGAAACGTTCGCCCAATAGGAGAATTGCGCTCGGACGATATACCTGTGTTTGATGCTCTGGTCGGCCCATACGCTCATAGGATGGCAGGTCGTCAACGTCAATTCGCGGGAGTCCGGGTTCGCGCCGTCATTGTTCAACACGCTCACGTCGGTCGGAGTAGTGACCCAACCTTCGGTCATCTTGTACACGTACCAGTGTTCGGCAGTTTGGATGACGATGGCGTCACCCGTCTGCAAACGGTCGATGTAACCCAAGTCGCCACCGGTGCGATGACCGGCATAGGCGCTGTTACCTACGGCTCCGGGCATGACGGTCTGCTCGTAATGTCCGATGCCCTGATTGTCCAACACGATTTGGTCGGTGCCTTGTTGGATTGCACGCTTCCAACCGGATTCGATTTTCGGAATGTACATCCATCCGATTACCTGCGCGTGAGTCGGAGTGCCATCCACCGGCACTTCGCCCGACTGTGGTTGGGCTATGCGGGTCGTATGCAAGTCGATGTTCTGGTTCAGGCTGACCCTTTTCGAGTTTGCGACCTGAGTGTGGATGGAGTCCAAGTCGTGTCCGAAGAACATCCAACCGATTTGGGCGATGAGGATTATGACGATGGTGAATATGATTCCGATGGAGCATTGGAGCACGTGTTCGCCAGTGGATGTTGTGTTGGTTGGTTGGCTTCCGTGTCGGGCGTGGCTTCCTTTGCCGTGTCTGTCTACATGGTTGGAACCATTGTCAGGTTTTGGGGTTTTCCCGTCGATGATTTCAGTCCAGTCGGGCAGCCTGTTCGGGGAGCCGTTTTCCATGCTTTCGTTCCTTTGACAGTTTTGGTTCGTTGCGGACATATCCAGTTTAGCTGGTTTTTTTGGGTGAGGACTTTGAACGAAACCGTTTTTACGGTTTGGCGAAAAGCTCTTTTTCTTGTGTAAACTATTCCACTATAGCATACGAAGTATCTGGTTTCGAAAGCATTGAGATGCGTCGGAGAAAAATCGTAAAAAATCATTTCATGTTTTTTGAATCAAACGATTTTTCTTTTTTTAGAGCATTTAGAAATTCGGTACCACAAATACTTATGTACACTATTGTATCTATTGTATACTATTGCCAGTGCCCTTAGACCTACTCCCACAAGGGATTAGAGCATCCAAGTGCCTGAGAATGTAAGACTTCTGCCCGAGAATGTAAGACTTCTGCCCGAGAATGTAAGACTCTTGACTGAGAATGTAAGACTCTTGACTGAGAATGTGAACAGAAAAATCTGATTTATAAAAAAATATTCCAAAAACCCATTAGGATAAAAATAAAAACCTCATCCCGTATGCACCGAGATGAGGTTAGTATCGGTCAACAGTAAAGGAATCCCGATAGCATGAACAAGGATATCATCAACCCCAGCAAGAAGACAATAACCTATGCGGCCACCCTCTCATCAGTGGTCTCCCTGCTTCCAGTGGAGGAGCCTGATGTACCTTATCTGAACCGGAGCAACGGAATCGTGTCCATAACGACGACCCCGAGGAAAGGGCAGTGGGCTTACGGAAAAATCCCCCGTCTATTCCTTCTGTATGCCCAAACCCTCATAAAAGAGGTGTCCCCGATGGTTGATTTCGAAAACAGGACAATCCATTTGGACGAAACATTTAATTCGTTCTGCAAGAACACGGGAATCGCGGCCAATGGACAACGGGAGCAGGTGACTCGCATGTTGGAGAATCTGGGGAGTACTGTCTTTCAAGTGACCAATTGGTTCAAGGACGAACAGGGCAGAACTGTCCATGATGCCATCAATGTTCTGGTGGCCGACCGCACTCACATCTGCTTCGACAGAAATTCCGACGAATACAAGGAAGGTTCATATATTCGATTCTCCGAACTTATGTGGGGAATCCTCAACGAGAATCCCGTTCCTTTAAACCGAGAGATAGTGATGAATCTCGGGAAATCATCCAGAGCGTTGGACATCTACCAGTGGCTCGCCCGCAGAACATATTACATCTCTAAACCGGTTCTCATACCTTGGAACGGATTGCAAATGCAGTTCGACGCGTCGGACACTCCACTCCGCAGATTCAAGGAACGTTTCAAGAAAGCGTTGGAAATGGTTCGGCAGAATTGGCCGGAACTGCATGTAGAGGCCGTCGATGAGGGGCTGAAGGTGTATCCGTGCCGGAAGTCGTTGGAATCGAAGCAACGCGCTATTGGCGGGGTTCCGATGCTGGGGTCCCCGACTCAGCCGACCAAGACCAGCGGCAAGCCGGACGGCAACCCGTTCTGACCGATTTTAGTTAAACGAAGACCCCGCACAGTGGCGGGGCCTTCGAATGTCCACACATAAAAAGCCAGACCAAAAGGAGAAAAAGACCAAAAGCCTTTTTGAACTTAGTCGTCAAATTATGAGGCGCCCAACCCACCGGCTGAACGCAACATCAAGTATACGGGATACGGCTGTTTGGTCAAACCTTATGCGTGTCGAAACCGTTGGAATCATTGGGGTTTCACGCTATCAACCTTCGATTTTCGGACTTGTCGTGGACTGATGTTCTTACTCTTTGAACAGGCATTTTGCGTATTCGTGGACGATAGGCAATACCATATCCTGCAATTCCGTATCGCTTACAGGCTGGGGGAGCCGGGTGTGTTCGGCGGCTTCCTCGAACCGGGACTTGGCGTTCAGAAGCTTCAAGTCGTACTGTTCGGGGTCGAAGTCACCGTGCCGGATAGCCAATAGTTCCTCTTGATCGATACCGACACGACTCACCTGAACCTCACCGGACTCCAACAGGACGGCTCCCATACGGTAGACGCGCAACGCGTGGGCCATGGCCTTATATGCTTTACTCGTGTCGCCTTCATGCTCACGCCGTTCGGCCAGCATGGTCTGCTGGTAGGCGTATCCGGAGAATGTTGACTTGCATTTCGTGTTGACGGCGAGCTTCTGGGCGAGTTGCAACAGGCGGAAACCGTAGTCGTCGCAGTGCAAAATGCAGTCGATTGGCAGGTTGACGAGTTCCACCATGTTAGGGTTCGCGTCACGGAGCATCCTCGCCACTTTGAGATAGGAGCGGACGACCATGTCTGAATCCGGCATATGCCTCTCCCCGTAATCGTGGAGGAGGAGGATTTGCCGCATGGTCGGCATGGTCGCCGCACGAACGTCCACGTCGGAATGCTCGTCCGCGATACCGTAGGCGTGGGAGCCGCCTACCCAGATGAGGGCGCACTTGTCTTCGGGATGTTCCGTTTCCGGGAGTTCTTTCAGTGTGGAGAGGTATTCGAGTTGTGCTTGGGTTAATTTAAGCATGGCGCGTCCTTTTCCACTTGTTTTCGTGTGAACACGGCCAGTATAGCATACAAACTATCCCAGTTCCTCCAAGCGAGCATCAACTACCGCGATGGAGAGCATCGCGGCTTGTCCCTGCCCGGCGGTGATGGTGGAGTCGATTAGTATTTTCAACTCCTCCCGCTTTTATCATCCTTGTGGACTGGCGGAACATCATGGGATGGTTGACTGCACCCCCTCCCAATTCAGAGCTTGTCCGAATGGGATTCAACTAGACTCTGATATCCGAGCCGTTGAATGTTCATAGCGGCCACACGGTCGTCATTGGACCTGTAGCCGCAGTTCGAGCATTGGTATTCGTGCAACCGTTTGTTCCTGTTCGCCTTGCGTATCATGCCGCATTTCGGACAGGTCTGACTCGTGTAATGCGGGTCAACCGCAATGGTGGAATGCCCGGCTTTCAAAGCCTTGTATTCAATCATCTGGCGAAGCTGGTGGAAGGCCCAGCTGACTTGCGTATACCGGTCTTGTCTGCGAACTTTTTCCGTGGCGTGACGAATGCCTTCGAGGTTTTCCAACGCGAAGAGCGTAGGCTTAGACTGTCGGTTGACGAGTGCCTTCGAGACCTGATGGTTCACGTCCCGCATCCAACGGTTTTCTCTGTTGCTGATGTTCCTGAGTCTGCGTCTCGCGCTTCGCGTCTCCTTCTTTTGTAGGGTGGTGCGAAGCCTCTTGTAATGCTCGCGCTTGTTCTTCACCTCCTTCCCGTTGTAGAAGTCGGTATGGCCGTCACTGTCGTAGGTGGTGGTCAGGAAACGTATGCCCAAGTCCACTCCGACCACCTGCTGTGGTTGGGATGGGTGGGGAAGTTCTATGGTGCTGGGGATAAGCAGTAGCCATTTCCCGTTCCGGTTCAATAGTCGGGCCGTGCCGAATTTTCCATGACGATATGGCTCCGGCATGTGCGTCCAGTCGATAGGGAATTTGATTCGCCCTTCGAGCGTGTTCACGCTCAACCGTCCGTCTTTTAGGATGCTGTAATCCCTGTTCCATACAAGGTCGTATCCGGGGGAATGGTATTCCGGCTGGCTGGTCGCCCAAGGGGTTCCATGCGTCTCTTTGATTGTCCGATAGTTGCCGATGACGCGGATGATGGAGGATTGTGCCATTTGCGCTCCGACATGGTATTCGTCGCGGAGCCTGTGGTAGGCGAGCTGGTTGAGGGTTTTCTGACTTAACGTTCTGTATTTCCACGCTGTTTTGCTGACCATGTTGCAACAGTCGAGGTAGGCGGAGCAGGTGGCGTCGAGTATTTCTGACTGGGTGGAGGTAGTTTTGACCCGCACCGCGTAGGTGAGCGTGCTGAGCATTCCAATCCTCCTTGCCGTTTATTAGAATCTTCAATAACTGCTATAAGTATAGCATACTATTGAAAAGAGAAAGGCGATTCCTCCCCACCCACAAGAGGTGGGGTATCTCTCGCCAAGAAATCATGAACCGTTTCCAAAATGGAAACCAAATCCGCGACCAGACCACTGTCCCCAGCTTCGGCAATCTGTTTGACGTGCCTCAAATCGTCCTTGTCAAGGAACTGTTTGAGCAACCGGAGTTGTTCGTCCTCTTCTAGACGCCGATACTTACTAGAGTCGAACGGCGTATCCACACCCAACTCCCATCCACGCCAACCGGCAATCTGGGAATTACGTTTCCAAACGCAGTGCAAGCTTCGAAGATAAGGATTATCACACAGTTCACCCGCCTTGGACACTCCCCGGTCGAAGTACGCGGTACCGTCCTTGAAGTAGAGGAACACGGGCGTATCGGGGTCGAACCTGTCGAGCACTCTGCCAAGTCTCTCGTCGCATTTCCTGTAGGCCATTGTTGTCTCCTCTTCTATGTAGGAACTGTGAACACGTTCAGTATAACACGAGTAAAAATACAAAAACCCTACGCTAAAAGAGACAGCGAAGCATGCTATACAATCAAAAGATATGGCAACAACAAAACAACTACTCATGCGCGTACTCCAAACCAAGTCTCCCGAACTATTCGACGGAAGCGAAGACGAACCGGTCAAAGTAACCGACTATGATTACATGCCTTTTAGCCAAGCCGTTTGTGAAACCTGCGGTGATGACCCGGAAATGATGACCATTATATATGAGACCAAAGGGGGGAAACAATACGGGCAATCATACGACTATTTCGGCTTGCCTAACCTGCTGGAAACTTTGGACAAATGGGACGAAGAACATAGTTGATATATATGAATAGTCCCACCATCCGAAAGTATGGCGGGACTACTTGTGTTACGGCTGTTCTAGAAGAATCGTTTTAGGAGTCCGTTGAATAGGTTTTTGACCCAGTTCTTCTTAGTTGTGGTGGTGTGGTGTTTGTTCGTTGTATGCGAATTGTTCTTACTGTTGGTGGAACCGTTGTATTGGCCGTTCTGACTGTTGCCACCGGTCGCATTATTGTTGGCGGTGCCTGTATTGTTCCCCTCTGATGTCCCACTGGTTAACCGTTGTTTCACCTGACTGGTAGAAATAATGGTTTCAGTCGGACAGGAAGCCAACACTTGCGCCAGCTTATCATGCTCCTTCTGGTCTACCATCAGCCCATACTTGGCTTTGATGCCGATTTGCAGACTCGCATAATCGCATTGGAATGCTTGATTGGATGGCTCCCATTCGGCTATGGTGCCATCCTTCTTCACATTGTTGGCTTCCGCTTGGGACGCGAGCAGAACGTCCGGGTCGTTATAGTACGTGTCACGTTGTTGGAAGTCGAGCTTGTCCAAGCCGGAACGGTAGGCTTCCGCATATGCTACGACATGGTCTATCTGGATACCACCGTCACGATTGGACGCGCTTCCACCTTCGGTCTTGTTGGACGTGCCGCGTTGGAAGTGGATGGTCTTGCCCGTGTAAGGTTCCAGCAGGATTCCCGACTTCACGTTGCCGCGACTGTTGAATGTCAAGTTGTTCATGTCGCGTTCCAACACGAGGTCGCGCGTCGTGTAGTTGCCGGATTTTTCGTCAACCTTGTTCCACTGGTGGCTTTTGCGGTCGGACGACGCATTGGATTTCGTGCCGATGGTCAGTGTGCTCAACACTTGCGTGGCTGACTGTCCAACCGGAATGCTCCCCGTCGCGGGCGCGGCCGATATGGAGGGGGAGACGGCCAGTGTGGACAATACGAGTATGCAGGGGAGAGCTGTGCGGGCGCATTGCTGGATGATTTCGACCCGTCCGTTCAACGCGTGGTCTCTTTCTCCCCGTCAGACGGGAGAACGTGTTCCGCTGCCTCATCCGAACGTTTGGATACGCAGCACAAGCTCATGACAATCATGCCTAGAAGACATCCGACAAAAAGTCCGAGAATAAACGTTGCCATAGTTTTTCCTTTCTTAAGGTTCAGCCTCGCGCGTTGTAGTCGGCGCACAAGTCGTTCATGGCGTGCAGAAGCTTGTATGTGTAGATGAACGGCCCGACGATGATGAGGGAGCCGAGAATGTTCCACAGCCAGTAGGTTGCGGCAGTGACCGTTACCGGTAGTCCACGAGCGGCCTGTTCGGTGCCGATACGGGAGCTGAGCTTGTGGAACCAGACAAGCCAGCCGATGCCAAGGGTCAGCCAGCCGAGCAGGAAGAACATGAGGCAATAATGCATGGTGCGTTTGCCGTCACGTCGCGTGGCGATGAGGTTCAGGGTTTCACCGACTTCGCTCATCTGCCAGATGTCGTAGATGCCTAATGTGATGAGGCCGAGGAGCACGTATTTGAGTAGGCTGCGTTTGGTTCGGAGATTGCTCTGCCGGACTGGGGGGCTGCTGTGGCGGCAGTGGCGGCTGGCTGATATTCACGTTGACTTGCGGCTGTTGCGGCATGGTCATTTTTGTTTCGCTCCTTGCGTTGAGATTAAAAGAGGAGGGTCGCGTCTTCTCTTTTTAAGTGGTTCTCCAATATATGGAGAACAATCTTTTTTTAGTATTACAACCTCATTTTAGGGGAGTATAAGGTCGATTTCTTCTGAAAAGAGGTTTTTACGAGAAAAGCCCACCTGATAAACACAGGTGGGCTAAAAGCTCATAAAAAGTTAATAGACTGCGGTGCTTCCAGCCACGAGAGCGAGCATGAAGACAATAAGCCACAAGACAACACTGATGATGACTGATACGAGTGCTCCCATTCCGGCCTGTTTTGCACTCACCGGCTTCTCTGTTTTCCAGATGAGGAATAGGATGAGTCCGACGATGGGGAAGAAGAATCCCAATACCGCCCACCCGAACGACCCCGTGTCTGCGGGTTGCGGATTCACATACGGTTGTTGACCATACTGGTATTGCGCATACTGGGGTTGCTGATATTGGTGTTGACTGTATTGAGGGGTCTGCGCATACTGCTGATTAGCGGCATACGGGTTGGTTTGCGGTTGCGCATACTGCGGTTGCTGGTAAGTCTGTTGTTGTGTTTGACCGTATTGGGGTTGCTGATACTGTTGTCGGTTTTGGCCGGTGTCCGGGTATTGTTGCGGATTGTAGTTTGGGTCAGTCATTTTGGGGAGCCTTTCAGTTTTGGAGGGTTGTTATCTTCTAGATTAGGGTATTTTATGTAGGAATTGGATGAAAACGCGTGAGCAAAAACGTCGAACACGGTTACACGTACAAGGTTGAATGGTCGGAAGAGGACGGAGAATACGTTGGTACTGTCGAAGAATCCCCCGAAGTTGGGTGGATGATTCCCCGACTAAAACGTTGGCTGGCATCCGGCGGAGTACAGAAGAATGCGTCGAAGATACCAGCCAACAAAAGAATCAAACCACTCGTCTGATTGCGTAGCTTCCGTACATGACCATGCTGACCGGTGCGACTCCAGTGCCTTGGCTTGGACTCATGGCGTTCATGACCATGCCGTTGCCAATGTAAATGGCGGCGTGCGAACCGTTGGCGAGAATATCACCCGGTTGGGCTTCCGCCAATGATGCCACGGGCGAACCGACGCTCATTTGACTGCCTGACTGGTGGGGGAGACTGACACCGAATTGCGCGAACACGTATTGGACGAATCCGGAACAATCCCAGCCTGATGGCTGGTTGCCGCCGTACACGTATGGGTATCCGCTGAACTGCATCGCATATTCTGCCACGGCTTGTCCGGTTTTGGATGCTGGGGGAGTGATGACGGTTCGTTCCGCGCTTCTATTGGCTTCTTCCTTTTGGGCGGCTCGCGTTTGGGCTTGTCGTGCCGCCTGTTCCTGTGCCTGTTTGCGGGTCTCCTCTTCCTGTTGGGCTTTCGCTTCGGCATCTTTCTCGGCTTGGGACTTCGTCTGCGGGACAATTAGGTTTTCGATACCACCCCAATCGCTGTCCGACTGCACGTCGGTGCTGACGCTTTCGCGAGTCAGGTCTCGGCGCGTGGTCGTGGTAGCGGGGAACGAACGCACGGAGTATACGGTGTTGTTTGATGGAGGGTATGCCATCGCAGTGGCGGGCAATGCCATCAGACAGTTCGCGCACAGTGAAAGCACGAGCATGAGGGAGTGAATGCTGTTCCTATTGCTCAACCTCAAAGTCCCATGCTCCTTAGTTCAGAGGCCAATCGTTGGGCTTCGGAACGGCTTAAATGCCATTCGCTCCAGAATTCGTCGCCACGGCGGACGAGATAGGTGGGGTCGGCGGGACTGCCCAATTGGGTTACGGTGATGTCGGTTCCCATATTCGGCTCCTTTCTTTTAACGGTATTCCACGAGTCGCAAGGGCACGTAGTTGCGGTAGCTGACTTGGGTTTCGTTCTTCGGGTCGGATAGTCGGCTGATGAGTTCCGCGCACTCCACGTCCGTATACGTGCCGTCCTTGCTCGCCCCACCACCCAGATAGGTGCATGCGCCGCGAACGTTACGCTTCCGGTCGATGATGGTGTACACCAATTGTCCTTTCTTGTGAAACGGCCACTGGTGGGTACATATGATGAAACGGCTATCCCAACTGCGGGCGCGAACATCCCACCACATTTTCGCTTCGCTCTCGGGAATGCTGAATCGGACTTGTTTCGCATCCTCGGGCAGTACTTTGATGGTGAGTGGAATTTCAGACAGATAGTGTATTCCGGTGATTTCCGACAAGGCGAACAGAAGTTTCTGCGTGCTCGGCTCGACCTCAAATAGAACGTATTTGTAGTCTTCCGGAATGTCTTCAATCTCATCCCGGAACTGTTGCCATGCCTTGGTGGTGTCCTTCGGCCAATCCGGCCAATAGTCCTCTCCACTTTCATCGTGGACGAATTTCCTATCAAGTTCCATATTGGCAACAGCTTCGTAGGCTTCCTCATCGAACATGGGCGGCATGTTCCGCACGTCCGTCTCAGCCTTCCCGTCATGCACGCTCACCGTGCAGATGACCGGATGGTCGGAGGACACGGTTCCGTCCCGTTCAAACCACCTCGCATTGCCGGGTTCCTTTGACTTGCTCGTCTCCGTGATGGGGTCACTACCTTCGGTACCGTAGGACGCGTAATACCTGTCCCTGCCGGTGAAGATGGTTACGGTGCCACCTTCAATGCCAACTATCGTCCAATCGATTTTCTCAACGCACAGTTCGCTTATTTCCTGCGCTGTTTCCTTATTCAACATGGTTTACATCTTTTCCTTCTGGCGGCTTTCTGTGCCGCAAATCATTTCTTCGATGGGCTTTTGCTGTTCTTTCCGTCTTCTTGGAATGGGTCGAAGATTCCATCCCCGCCGGTGTCGAGCCGGTAGGGTGTGCCACCTCTGGCTTTCACGAACTCATGGCCTGTTATCGCGCCTTGGGGAGTCATTGCGATGACAACGGAACCGTCTGACTGTGGTTTGCCTATTTCCATTTTCATCTTGGATGGAATGTTGTCCTTCCGGTCAGTAGTGGATGAATTGCAGTTGGGACGCCTGTTCCGCAGTGAAAGTGCGGCTGAACGGTTTGCCATTGTATGCGCTACCGCATTCGGACGTGGTGATTGAACCATCCGCGCCAACGTTTTCGACAATCCCCACATGACCATACGTGGGGTCTGAATCGTATTGTCCACGTTGGAAGCAAATCACATCACCGACACGGGGAGAATTGTCAACCCAATATCCGAGTTTACGGGCCGTGTTCGCCCAGTCGGCACCATTGCCCATGTGGGAGCCAGCGGGCAATCCCAACTGGTGGCGGCGCACGTAAGCCCACCAAGTGCATTGCGAAAACTCGTAGGCATTGCCCGTGTCACCGGTCGCATGATTCGGATTGAAACCGTCAGGAGTCTGACCCTCGTCACGACCGTTAATCAACGATTTAACCACCGGATTATCCGCACTGATAGCAGTCAGTTTGCCGGTCACACCATCGGAGTCGGACATGCTCCAACTTCCATCATTGCTCGTGGCCTTATAATCCTTCAACTCTTCACGGGACGCGCCACGGGATGCCGCACTGGTTTCAGTCAACGTGCTTCGAGTAGTAGCGGTACTCGTATCAAACGGCTTAGCCTCAGCGTAAGCGCTGGGAGTTGGCTTCAACACAAGCATAGACGTACCGGCGGCGGCGAACATTCCAGCCAACAAACAAACCGCGATACGCCGTTGGAACAGCTTACGCCGACGTTGCATGACTCTAGTTGGAGCCGCTTTATGTGCAGGTGAACCCAATTTAACACTCCGCTTCTTCCTGCGCGGAGAAGAACTGCGGGCCACCAATGCACTTGTCGAACTGGTAGGTGTCCGGAGCGCCCATCATACGGCGAAGTAGAGGAGCATGCTTGGTCACAATCTTGTTCTTAAACAAGCCGCCGACAGCCTCCCAAGTCACGTTGATGGTTCTGCCGGACTCATTCTCCAAAGTGGCTTTCTGAACCTGTTCCTCGCGTCCGGACGCGGTATGCTCACCGGCTGGAAGATAGTAGAAGCTTATATGCTGGCCTTTATATATTTCTACCGGATATATCGTGTTTCCCATGAATACTTTTATCGACGCCACTTGTTTTTCCTTTGATGTTGGGGGTTGCTGTTCCAATTCAATGGTACTGGCTTATCCAAGTGGCTGAACAGGAAAGCGCGCCATTCGTAGGCATTTTTTCGGTTGGGGGGGACGGGATTTGGATTGTAATGTTGCACGCGCATTTAGTATCCTCTCATCTGCTTGGATTTTTTATGGACGGGGACTGCCCATATTTCTTTTCTGACATAATGACAATTCTCGGCGTCGTATAAGGAACTACCCATTCGACTTTTTAGAATTCGTGCAAAACATATTCACCCTCAGAACGCCAAACGCAATTATCGGGGTAATAACCTTCTTTATAGGAAATTCGGGTCAGCTTCTTGTCGTCGGAATATCCATGAGACAATGCCCAGTCCTTAAAGGTTTGCCAGTTAGACCAGTCCTTAAAAACAGGGATAAGCTCCTGCTCTCTATATGATTCGATTCTGCGCTGATGAATCATATCGTTCCAGATTCGATACAGCCGATGATAAGGAGAGTTTTCGGTACTGTCTCCGTGCTTTTTCATAGCCTTGGATATGAGCTGTTTTTTCATGCAACCGCAGCTTTTAATCCCGCCACTCTTTAAATTGGACGCCAGAATGTTTTTCTCTTTACCGCATATGCAACGACAAAGGTATAAGATATGACCGCTCCGGTCTTTCCCATTGGGTCGCAGAACGGTTAAGTAACCGATTCTCATACCCTCGGAAATCTTTGTAATTCGTCTCTTTTCCATGTCCTCATCCTTTTTCTTCGGTGGCAAAGACGAGTTCTCCAAAACATGTGGAGAAAACATTTTTTTCGCCTCATCTAAAGATACGCCCTGTAACCTCGCCCAATCATACAACGAGATTCGCTTGTCTCCGTAAACGATTCGTATGCTTTTTCTTTTGTTGTTGGATTGAGTTTTAGCGTCGGCCCATCGACAATTATCAGGTTCATAGTCTCCATCCACATCCACCCGGTCGATAGATAAACCAGAGTTCGCTTTCCATCCATTATCGATGGCCCAATGTTTGAAAACGTTCCAGTCCTTCCATTTGGCGTAGACTTGGATTCCTCGACCTCCGTAATTGTGATAGGACGCGTTGTTTGGATTGTCGCAACGGTCAATCATCAGTAGCCACGAATAAAAAAGTTTAACGTATGGAGAATTCTTAGAAGCATCACCATGTTTGAAAGAAGTTTCATGTGCTTTTTGAGCGTTTAAGCACCCGCAACTTCCGGTGTTCCCCGTAGTTAGGGCATTTCTAACTACTGAGACTGTTTTCCCGCAAGAGCACCGGCATAAGTAGACGGAGTGATGGTTCTTGTTGACACCCTGAAAACTTAATACGGTCAAACGTCCGAATTGTTTTCCGCACAACTCATCCGCTCTCCGGCGTCTCCCCTCAGAAGTAGACGAAAGCTCGTTACGTTTTTCTCGTGGCCGTTCCCCGTAAGGTTTTCCTTTTTTAGAAAGACACCCACAGCTTTTTGTATTGCCTTTTTTCAGATTACCTAAAGATACGACGACGCTATTGCCGCAATCGCAAGAACATAACCAATAGGAACCTTTTTTAGTATTGGGAACATACTTTTCCGCCGTGAGTTTCCCGAAACGTTGACCGGCAATATCCATTGGTTTGCGACCGGGTTTGCCCATTATTTTATCTCCTATGATTAAAACAAAAAGAACACGGGGTCTAATACTGGAACGCATGACCCCGTGCTTTTAGAGACTAGAATTCCGGCTCGTCGTTCTGCGACACCGGTGCCGGATTGCCCATCGGAGCACCCCACGGGTCGTTAGATGCGGCTGGCTGGAAATTGTCGGCACCGTAATTGTTTGGGTTTTGGAACACTGGCGGATTGTTCGGGTTCTGGAACGTCTGACCATTGTTCTGCTGGGTGTTGACACGGTTGCCGCCGTCGTATCCGCCGTTGCGTTTCGGATTCGGCATGACCTGCGCGGTCGCGTGACGGAGTCCGACACCGATGTTGGTGACTGTGAATTCCACCATCGAACGCTTCTGTCCGGTCTGCTGGTCAGTCCAACTGTTCTGCTTCACGTCGGACAACGCCACCACGTCCATGCCTTTACGGAGTGTGTTCATGATGTTGTTGCCGAGCGTTGCATCCCATACTTTGCATCGTGCGAATAGCGTGGAACCGTCCTTCCATTCGCCGGTCTGTTTGTCCTGATAGCGAGTGCCTTCCGCGATGGTGAATTCGACCAGATTGGGGTTGCGTTGGTTGCGTTGTGGGTCGTCGGTGAGTCGTCCTTCGAGGGTTGTGGTTGGGATTGGCATGTGTTTAAACCTTCCATTGAATTTGTGAACTATCCCAGTATAGCAGATATTGGTTGGGATGGAACAAGAATTCTCTTTCCAGATAAGAAGGAAGCTCCTCAATCTAAAAGACCGAGGAGCTTCCTTCTTTAGACTAGGCGTTAGTCGTCTCGACTACGTAGCCGGGCGAGCAATATTCCAATGCCGCCGAGTCCGGCGATGATGGCCGCGATGACCATTCCGTAGATTGGAGCGCCGGTGCTGGCTAGAGGATTCTGGGAGTCAGAATTCTGTTCGCCATTACCAACCGTCCCATTGGTGGATGCGTCGGCAATCTCCTTGTCCTTGTCGGAGGAGACGCCGTTGGCCTTCTTCCACACGCAGGTCAATGTCAGGTCTTTGACCACGGGCTTGCTCATGTCGTAGACGTTGCCGTCCTTGTCAATGAAACCGTCGAACACGTATCCGTCACGGGTTGGATTGGATGGAAGTGTCAGCTTCTCACCATCCTTGACCTCATAACGTTCGGTCTTGCCGTCATACAAGGTCACTGTCACGGTATGCTTCTTGACAGTCGGGGGCAGGGTATTGGCTTCCCACACTGCGGTCAAAGTCATATCCTTGGATACCGCAGTGTTGAAATCGTAGTCCTTGCCATCCAACTGCCATCCGACGAACTTGTAACCGTTCAAGGTCGGGTCTGCGGGCTTCTTGACCTTTCCTCCCTGTTGGATGGTTTGCAGGTCAATCTTCGAACCGTTGCCGGTATCGAATTTGACGGTGTAGAAGACCGGTTTTGGAGTTTCGTTCTTCTGCCATGTGGCGGTCAGAATGATATCCGTGGTGATTGGGGTGTTCCAGTCGTAGTCCTTGCCGTTCAACTGCCATCCGGTGAAAGTGTATCCGGTACGCTTCGGGTCGGTCGGACGTGCGGCCTTATCACCTTCCTTGACTTTTTGAGATGGGATGTTGGAAGCGCCGCCCGTATTGAACGCGACCGTGAATAGGGTCGGGGCTTTCTCAGTCCACGATGCGGTGAGGGTGATGTCGCCGGTGATTGGAGTGTCCCAATCATAGGCTTGTCCGTTCAGCAACCAGCCTTGGAAGTCGTATCCTTCACGGGTTGGGTTTGCGGGCTGGATGGCTTTCTCCCCCTCATCGACGGTCTGCTGGCCGATTTCAGACCCTCCGGTCGTGTCGAATGTGACCGTGTGGCGTTTCGGCTGGGGCTTCTGGTTTTCAACCCATGTGGCCTTCAAGGTGATGTCGGCTGTGACGGGAAGGTTGAAATCGTATGGTTCGCCGTTCAGCGTCCACCCTGAGAACGTGTATCCGTTCTTGGTTGGCGTATCCGGTACCGTGACGGTCTCGCCATCATTCACGGTCTGCTGTGCGACCATGCTTCCACCATCGGTGTAGAAGCTGACCGTATGGGTGACGGGCTTCGGCTCCTCATGCTTCTTCCACGATGCGGTCAGAGTCATGTCGCCGGTGATTGGAGTGTCCCAATCATAATCCTTGCCGTCCAACAGCCATCCTTGGAAGTCGTAACCGTCCATGCTCGGGTCTGCCGGACGGATGACGGTCTTGCCTTCAATGATGGTCTGCGGGTCAACCTTGCTTCCCTCACCGGTGTCGAAACGCACGGTGTACGTGTTCGGCTGTGGTATCGGTTTGCGATGGTAGATTGCGGTCAGCGTGATGTCACCGGTGACTGGCTTGTTGAAATCATACTGGTCGTTGTCAAGATACCATCCGTCGAACACATAATCGTTCTTCACCGGGTTTGCCGGGCGGCGGACGGTCAACCCGTCCTGAACCGTCTGCGGGTCGATGCTCGTGCCTCCGTTCGAGTTGAACGTGACGGTGTGCATGACCGGCTTCGGGTCTTCATGCTTCTTCCACTTGGCGCTCACCAGAGTGTCAGAGGTAATCGGCTGTTCGAAATCGAATTCGGAACCGTCGATACCAACCCATCCTTGGAAGTCATAGCCGTCTCGCACCGGATTTTCCGGCGGGGTGACGGTGTTCCCCTCGGACACTGTGCGAGCATCGGACGGACTGCCGTTCTGATAGTCGAACGTGACCGTGTAGGTCTTCGGCTGGGGTTGCTCATTCTTCTGCCAGTGTGCGGTCAGAATGAGGTTGCCTGTGACCGGAGTATCCCAATCGTATGCGGCGTCTCCCGCATACCAGCCGAGGAATGTGTAGCCTTCACGGGTCGGGTCGTCAGGTTTGACGGCGGTCTTGCCTTGTTCGACCGTCTGGGACGCCACCTCACTTCCGTCCGCTGAATCGAACGCCACCGTGTAGGATTCGACTTTCGTCTTTTCCCACTTGGCTTTCAATGTCACATCCTTGGTGACGGGCGTGGTGAAATCATACGGTTTCCCATCCAACAGCCAACCCTTGAACTCGTAACCGGTCTTGGTTGGGGCGGTAGGTTCGGTCGCCGTTCCCTTGTCCTTCACCGTCTGGGAGGGGACTACGGTTCCTCCATCGGTGTCGAACGTGATGGTGTAGGTCTTCGGCTTGACGGGAGTCCATACGGCTGTCAGGACAAGGTCGGCTTTCACCGGAGCGGTGAAATCGTAGTCAACGCCGTTCAGAGTCCATCCCTTGAACTCGTAGCCTTCACGGGTCGGGTCGTCCGGCTTGGAAACCTTGCCGCCATCCTTGATGGTCTGCGGGTCGATGCTGGTGCCGTCCGCAGTGTCGAATGTTACGGTATACTTCTTGACCTCGTTGCGCTTCCATTGCGCCGTCAATGTCATGTTGGATGTGACGGTGTTCAGGAAGTTCCAGTCGGAATCCTCATACTGCCATCCCATGAACGTGTAGCCTTCACGGGTCGGATTGTCTGGCCGGTCGATGGTGGAGCCTTCCTTGACCTTTTGGTCTGCGATATCGCCATCTCCCCCGTTCAAATCGAACTTCACGGTGTACGTGCTCTTGTTCTTCGTCCAAGAGGCCGTCAACGTCAAATCCTGCATGACGGGAGTGGTGAAATCATAAGGGTCTCCGCCCAACAGCCAACCGTTGAACGTGTAGCCTTCACGGGTTGGATTGTCCGGTTTGGACACGGGGTCGCCTTCCTTGACGGTTTGGCTATCGACCTTGCTTCCCTTGCCACTGTCGAATGTGACCGTATGTTTCTTGGCTACTGGCGTGTTCTTAGACCATAGTGCCTTCAACGTGATGCTGGAGGTGACTGGAGTGTTGAAATCATACGGGTCGCCGTCAAGAGTCCAACCTTGGAACGTGTAGCCGTCCAATGTCGGATTGTCCGGCTGAGATGCCTTCTCCCTGTAGGACACTTGCTGGGAGTCCACGTCGCTTCCGCCATTGGAGTCGAAGCTGACGGTGTACGCGTTCTTCGTCCAATGGGCTTCCACAGTCAAATCATCCGTAACGGGCGTGGTGAAATCGTACAGGGAGTCTCCGGAATACCATCCGTCGAACGTGTAGCCTTTCTTGGAGGGAACCGTTGGAACGGTGGCCGAGGAACCATCCGCCACCGTCTGGGTGAAATCATCGCCCGCACCGGTGAAAGTCACCGTATGCGTCTGCACCTGCGCGGTCTTCCAAGACGCGGTCAATGTCATGTCGGCGGTGACAGGAGTGTCAAACGAGTACGCTTTGCCATCCAACAGCCATCCGTCGAAATCGTAACCGTCCAAAGTCGGGTCAACCGGCTTGACGACCTTATCGCCATATGCGATGGTCTGCATAGGATACCAGTCGTCACTGGCTCCGGCGTCGAAATACACTTCGTAAGTGTTTACCGTCCATTTGGCGGTGATTACCGCATCATCATAGACGGGTTGTGTGAAATCGTATGGGACTCCATCCTTGTACCAGCCTTTGAAACGGTAGCCGGTCTTGGACGGATAGTCGTCGGGTGGTGTGATAGTTCCCCCATCCTCGACGGTTTGGGATTCGACAGTGGTTCCTCCATCAGTGTCGAAGACTACCGTATGTCCGTTCTTCGCATGGAACTTATAGGAGACGGACACTTCCCCGTCACTGCTGGTCAGCGTGTAGGACAGTCCATTGTTCTTGGTGAGGTTCCACCCGTTAGGAATATGGCCGATGGTCACGTTCTTGGTTCCCATCGGTACGGTGAATTCACCACCGGAGACCGGGTCGAAGCCGTTGAGGTAGTCTCCGTTGGGGAGTTTTGCGGTGACGTTCTTCAATTCGGAGGAGGAATACTTGTGCTTCGCATGTTTGAACGTGTAGACGACTTTGATTTTCCCGTCGGGACTGGTCACCGTGTAGGTCATGTCATTGTCGGACGATTTGGTATCCCAACCGTCGGGCACGCCGGTAATCCACACGGTAGCGTGCTCTCCAATGGTGTAGGTGCCGGACTCCATCGGCTTGAAGTCCTGAACCACGCCGTCGTCGGTAGAGGCTGACACTTTGGCAAGCTCGTCCACCGAATAGGTTTTCACATGCTTGTTGAAACGGTAGGATACCGAAAGGTCTCCACTGGTCAACGTGTACACCTTGTATCCGTCACCGTCGGTTGTGGTCTGAGTCCACCCGGACGGCACGTTGACGATGGCGATTCCTTGACCGTCTTCGTATTCGTAGATACCGGACTGTTTCGGGTTGAATCCGGAAACATAGTTGCCGCCGACGATGGCTTTCACATTCGATAATTCGTCCAGACTTGCCTGATGTTTGGCGATGTTGAACACGTAGGTGACAGAGACGGAATTGTTCGGACTGGATACCACGTAGGTGATGGTGTTGCCGTCAACACTGCGTTGAGTGTTCCAATCGTCGGGCACGTTGGCGATTTCGACGTTCTTGGTGGTTTCAGGGAAGCTCCAAGCGCCTCCCCTGTAGTCAAATCCGTCCACCAGTTCCCCGTCAGCGAATGCTCGGACGTATTGGAGCTGGTCGATGTAATAGTAGCCTTCGTAATCCGAGGTTGGATGGAAGATGTAGGTGAACGTGTCCCCGCAGGGGCCGGTCAGCGTGTATACGCGGTTTAGTTTTCCGGTGGAAGGATTGTTGTAGTCAACTTTCCAACCGTCGGGCACGCCTTCCAAACGCACGTCGGTGTTCATTGGAATAGCGAGGGTGTCGGTGTTGGCGAGCGTGTAGTCGAATCCTTTCACCGCACTGCCATCAACAGTCAGATACGCTTTCAGATTCCTCAACGAGTTGATGCTGTCATGTGGCCGGGTATCGTCGTACAAGAACGTATATTGAACACTTGGCGTGTCCGAATCCTCCGGATGGGCCGTATACGTGTAATGGTCATCCTCGGAATCACCATCCAACACCCAGCCGGATGGCGCGTTCTCATAGCCTTTCATATCCCCGGCGGTCACATCGTGGATAGTGAATCCTTGGGTAATGTCACCGTCCACAGCCTGACCGTTCAGAGTGATTGTCATGCCATGAAGCTCCTCGACGGTATGAACCGCGCCGTCAGCCCCATCGAACCAGTAACGGTATGTGGTGGAACCGTTGGACAGGATATACAGGATGGAGTTCTTGTTGGTGATTTCGTTGAACGCGCTACTCCATTGCACAGTCCAATCGTCGGGAACTCCGGACAGTCTGACCGTTCTACCGGTCGCATCGTATACTTCTCCGCTTCCTGACGGGTCGAAACTCGCCAACCGAGTTCCATCTAGATAGGCTTTCACACCCTCCGGATAGTCGCTTACGGTACTATTGGCGGACGCGGCATAAGCCTCCGATACGGGTGTCAGCACGACACTCGCGGCCCCCAATAGCGGCATGAGCGTCATCGAACCCGCCACAAGCAGGGCGATAGGTTTACGCATGTTCCTCTTTCCGTGTTTTTTCTTTCTATGTTAAAGACCTTCAAAGAAAAGTTTGGGGAGGCGGGGAGTCATGCTCTCCCGCCTCCCCAAACTAGGCGGTGTAGGGAAGGAACACTATCGGCCCCTCCCCTACTGTTTCAGTCCGTCACTTTGTGGAGCCGGACAGATGAGCGCCGTTCGAGAGGGAAGCGATGCGACGCTTGCCTTCGGAAACGACCGCCAATCCCAGTCCAAGCACTGCAAGCATTCCGATGAGCGGAATGATGAAGCCGCTTGCGATACCGGTCTTGGCGAGTTCGCCCACGATTACGGTCTCGCCCGGAACACGGGCATCACCGTAGTGGACGAGCCGCTTGGTGGACTTCTCCACCAGCTTCTCACGCCAGTAGTAGGTTCCGGCGTCGGACGGGGTGACTTCCGGCGAATCGACCGTGGTCGCGTTCTGCGGGACGTTCACGGCGTCGGTGGTGGCGACCTTCTTGTCGCCCTTCACATCGTTGCCGTTCTGCTTCCACAGCTCGAACACCAGCTCGTAGTCGTCGTTAGGAATCTTGCCTTCGATGAGGGCGGTATCCTTGACCGGCTTGGTGGCGGTGCCGTTGGTCTGGGCCTTGGTCGTGACCTTCACCACGTCGGTGGTTTCACCCGGCGTGCGCGGCTTCTCGGTGTGAACCGGAGTGTCACACGGATGGTCTTCGTCGGTGTTGCCGGTCGGCGGGACGCACGGCGGAATGTCGGTGTCCTCGACCGGATTGTAGATGCTTTCACGCCAGTAGTAGGTTCCGGTCTCCTTGACCTCGTAGGTCGGGGAGTCGGCTTCCTTCTGACCGGCCTTGAGCATCACCTTGTCGCTGGTGAACACCTTCTCGTCCTTGCTGGAGTCGTCGCCATCAGACTGCTTCCACAGGGTGAAGATGATGTAGGAGCCGTCAACGACGTCGCCTTCAATCTTCGCCTTGTCTTGAAGCTTGGTGCCGGATTCTTCCAGACGGTGGGTGGTGGTGGTCACGTTGACCACGTTGACGGTCTCGTTGCTTACGCGAGGCTTTCCGGTGATGGTCGGGGTCTTCTCGACTTCCACCTTCTTGTCATGGTCGGCCGAAGTGGTGTGCTTGGTCGGCACGTATACGTGCTCACGCCAGTAGTACACGCCAACCTTGTCAACGGTCACATCCTCCAAGTCCGCGAACGCCTGACCTTCGGAGAGCGTAGTGCGCTTCGTGGTCAGAACCTCCTCATCCTTGCTGGAATCATCGCCGTCCACCTGACGGTAGAGGGTGGCGTCCGCCTGAGAGCCTTCCGGCACGCGTCCTTGAAGGAGCACGGTGTCGTGGAACTTCTCCCCGACGTGTCCCAGCGGCTTGGTCTTGGTGGTCGCGTCGATAATCTGGACGGTCTCATCGGCCACATGGGCGCGGTCGGTGAAGAAGTCCTCGGACTCCAGATGGCTGGTGTCCTTATCGTTCTGCGGCTTGTTCGGCTGTCCGTCACCGGCGAGGTTCTTCGTCGGACTGGTCAGACTGAACACCCAGTAGTATTCACCAACATCGGTCGGAGTGTACTCGGGGCTTTCCACTGTCACCTTGCCGTTCTTCAACGCCTCGGCGGCTTCCTCGGCGGTGATGAGGTGAGCGCCGTCGGACGGGGTCTGATAGCTTGCGACGAGCATGCTGTCGGAGGCTTCGCCGTTATCGGATTGAGGTTCGGCATCGACGTCAGTATCGTCGGAGCCTTCGCTCTCGCCCTGCTGCTGCTCGGTCTTGTCAATCAGATAATCGTCGTCGTCGGCGGTGTTGGTCTTGTACAGGTTCCAAGAGACCAGAGTGCCTTCAGCCGGATGTCCGGTGATGGTCACGGTGTCCTTGGTGGGCTTGTTGACCTGCTGCGCCACCTGAGCTTCGGAGGAAGCCTTTACGATGCGGAACGATTCACGCGGGTCGCGCTGGGTTCCCAGCTTGACGACCTTGTGGTTCGTGCTCGGGTCGCTGATTTCGATGACCCAGTAGTAGTCGCCCACCTCGTTCATCTTGTGTTCGGGGCCGTAGGCTTCGGTCTGTCCGCTGGTCAGATGCACGTAGTCGCCGGTGAAAATCTTCTTATCGGTCTTTACGTCGCCGTCGCCCTGCTTGTACAGGAACCAGCGTGCGTCCAATCCCGTGGTCAAATCGTCGCGGATGTCACCGGACTGCTTCCACTTCACGTTGGTCAGGTCGGCATGGTCTTTGACCACGGTGCCCACGTAACGTTCGGTGGCGACATCGGTCTGCGCTTCGATGGAGCGGAAGGACTCGTTCTTAATCTTGTCCTTGCCGGTGTGCAACGGAGTGCTCTGGTCATCCTTCGGCAGGTTCAGAACCTCAACCCAGTAGTAGTCGATTGCGCCCGGAACCTTGAGGCTCGGGCTGGTCAACTGCTGGTCGATGCTGGACTTGTCGAAGCCCAGTTCCTTGAGGGTGGCGGACTTGGTGGAGGCGACCTTCTTGCCGGTTGCGTAATCATGCATCTCGAAGGTGAGCGTCGCGTTCTCAGGCAGGTGGCCTTCGAGTCGTGCGACATCCTGAACGGTACCGTTCTTGGAAGCCCACTTGTAGGTGCTGGTGGTTACACGGACTGCGTGGAAGGATTCGTCCTTGATGCGCTTGTCGGAGACTGCCGGGTTGATGTTGTCAGGCTGGAAGGCTGTGCCGTCCGGCTTGGTGAACACCCACTGCCAGTAGTAGTCGGCGGGGTCGGTCAGATGTACGGAAGCGGAGTCGAGGGTCTTCTGGGCTTCGGTCAGGGCAACCGGGTCAAGGGTCTTGACGACGGTGTCCTTGTCCGCAGTCTGATTCTCGGCTTGCTTGTACAGCTTGAACGCGACCTTGTAGTCCTTGAGCATATAACCGGTGATGGTGAGCTTATCGTTCACATCGTTGCCGTTGGTGACATCGACGTAATGCTCGCCTTCGCTGGTGTGGATGTTCGGGGTTCCGGTCACGTTCGTGGTCAGCTTCACGACCTCGAACTTCTCGGATGCGATGTTCTTGCCGTCGAACAGGAGCCAACGGTCGGCGTAGCCGTCTCCATTGCCCTTCTGCTTGGCGGTGGCGTTCTGCCAGTAGTCACCGGCTTGGGAGTCATCGGCGTCGGTGGTGGCCTTGGCGGCGGTCATCCACTCCTTGGTGATGACACCGAATGCGGAGTTCATGCTGGTGTCTCCACCAGTGCCCACGCCGTTGCCATCCTTGTGAGGCATTTCCGGAGTGTAAATCTTCACACGCCAGATGTAGGAGCCGACACCCGGATTCTTCACGCTCTTGGAGCGGAAGGTGACACCATTGAGGTGGGCGCCGATGGCCTTGGACGGAATGTTTACGCGACCGGTGGTGGCGACCTTTTCGGAGGCGATGCCATTATGGTCGGAATCATCCTGCTTGGTGGCCGCGTCCTTACGGACGTTGCCATCCTTGCTTGTGCGCCACAATTCGGCTTCGTACTGGGAGCCAGCCGGAATGTTGCCCTTCAACGTGATTTCGTCGGACACGTTCATGCTGTCGAGCCACAACGGTTCGGTGCTCTTGGTGTCCATGTGAATCACGTCGAACTCTTCGGATTCGTCGTCGCCGCCGTACCAGACAACATCACGATTGTTGTCGGCAGGGTCGGTTCCAGCGCCCGGAGTGGTGGACGGGACGGTAATCTTCACACGGTAGTAGTACTTGTTCGCAGACCAGTCGGACGGAATCGGGAACGTGGAGGATTTGACGTTCTGGTAGTTGTCCAGACCATCGGTACCCACATACGGATGGTTCTTGTCCGGGTCTTCGCTCTTGGCGAGTTCACGAACCTTCGGGAGGTCTTCGGCATTGTACTGCTTGACCATCTTGCCAGCGTTCGCGCCGTCCTTGGCCCAGATTTCAAACTGGACTTTGGCACCGTTCGGTGTTTGGGCGGTCTTGCCGGTGGTGTAGGTGTCTCCGTCGATGGATTCGCCGTCGAACTGCTCATACGAGGTCTGGTGGAGCACGTCGTAGATTTGCGTGGTCTTGTCCTCGTAATTGCCGTTCGCGTCGCTCAGCCACTTCTTGGACACGGTGGTGGAGAACTTCTGCACCGGGGTGCGTTCGTAGCTCTTGTAACCGGTCTTGTGGTCGGAACCCTTTTCACCGTAGATATGCTGGTCGAGCACGCCGCCCTGCGGGGTCTTCAACGTGGCCTTCCAGTAAATCATGCCAGCCTTGGTGGTCTTGAAGCTCGGGTCAGTGACCTTGAAAGTCAGCTTGCCCGGACGGTTGACTTCCTGACCGGCCTTGATTGCGGTGAACTTGTTGGTGTCGATGGTGACGGTCTTCTCGGCAATCTTGAACAAGCCTTGGTCGCCGTCATCCTCTTCGGCCTGACGGTACATTTCCACGGTGACGGTGGAGCCTTGCGGAATACGACCGATGACGCCGGTCGGATTGCTGTTGCCCTCACCTTCGTGAACCTGACCATCAGCGGACTCGGCCTCACTGGTCTCATCGTAAACGGTGATTTCATCGTACAGCTGTTCGCCGGTCGCACCCATCTTCTGCGCGTTGGACGTGACGATACCACCCGGATTCACCTGAACGGTTTCGGACGGCAGACCCAAATCGTGGGAAGCCAACTGCTTGCCTTGCGGAGACCACAGAGTCGCAACCCAGTACACGGAACCGGAGTTATCGGTGTGGGTGGTAGGGCTGGTGACGGTGAACTTCTTGGACGCGGAGGCTTCCGCATCGGAGTCCTTGATGTTCACGCGCACGTTGTCCAACAGCTTAGGAGCATTGGCATCCGGGTCGCCGGATACCGCGTCGTAAGCGGTGAACGTGACGTAGGAACCCTTGAGCACCTTACCGGAGATGGTCGCCTTATCAGCGAACTCCTCGCTCGGCTTGACCTTGCCCTTGGTCACTTGGGTGGTGATGGTCGGAGGACGAACCGTGACGGTTTCTTCCGGAAGTCCAAGGTCGTGGGTGGCAAGCTGGCGTCCCTGCTTGTCGTACAGGGTTGCCTTCCAATACACGTTTCCACCATTCATGGTGTTGACGGTCTTGGACTTGACGGTCACGGTCTTGTCCTGAGCGGAGTCCTTCGCCTGAGCCGCAGTGATGTTGACCTTCTGGTCTTTCAGCAGAAGGCTGGCGTTGGTGTCGGGCTTCTCACCGACCGCATCGTAGGCGCGGAACACCACGAAGTCACCCGCGTGGACGACACCCTTGATGTCGGCGGTGTCGTAGAAGTTCTCTCCGACACCGACGCTCGTGGAGGACACGTGCGTGGTGATGGTCGGATACTTGACCTGAACGGTTTCACCGCCAACACCCAAATCATGGGTGGCGAGCACAGTGCCGTTGGCACGGTGCAGGGTGGCCTTCCAATACACATTTCCGCCTTCGGTGGCGTGGGTCTTCGGGCTGGTGACGTTGATGGCCTGTCCGTTCTGGCTTGCGGTGACATCCTTGTCCGGAATGTTCACACGCTCGGAGTCGAGCAGTTTCGCACCTTGGGCGTTCGGAGCGCCGTCAACCGGAGCGTAGGCGTCGAAGGTGACATAATCGCCGGACTCGACCTCGCCGTTGATGGTGGCGGTATCGGTGAACTCCTCGTTGATGGAAACCTGTTCCTTGCTGACCTTGGTGGTGATGGACGGGTTCTTGATAAGAACGCTTTCGCCGGTGGCACCCAGCTCGTGGGTGGCGAGTTCCATTCCGCCCTTGTTGTAGAGCGTCGCCTTCCAGTAGACGATACCGGCCTTGGTGGCGGTCACGTCCGGGGAATCAACGGTGAAGCTCTTACCAGCGCCGGAAGATGCAATCTTGTCGGCTGGAATGTCCACACGCTTGTTGTCAAGCAGTTTCGCGGCATTCGTATCCGGCTTGCCGGAAACCGCGTCATAGGCGGTGAATGTCAGATACGCGCCAGCATCAATCTTGTTGTTGATGACGGCGGTGTCGTGGAACGGACGACCGACATAGGTCTGCTGTGCGCTGGTCTTGGTGGTGAGGGACGGGCCTACCACTTCGATGGTCTCGTTCTCCAAGCCGATGGCGTGACCCGCGAGAGCCTTTCCTTTGGCATTGTAGAGTTTCGCAACCCAGTAGACCTTACCAATCTTGTTGGTGCTGATTTCCGGGGACTTCACCTCGAACTGGGTGGTGTCGGAATGGTCTGCTTGGTCGTTGGTGACGTTCACGCGAGTGTTGTCCAACAGCTTGTTGGTGGACACGTCCGGCTCGCCGGACACGGCGTCATACGCGGTGAAGGTGACATAGGAGCCACGCGGAACCAGACCGGAGATGGTCGCGGTATCGTAGAACTTCTCACCTTGGGTGACGGTGGTCTTGTTCACGTTGGTGGTCAATGTGACGGGTTGCGCGTCCTGAGTGACGAAGGAACGTTCCCACGGATTGTTGTACGCGCTCTTGAATCCTTCCGCACGGTCGGAGCCGGGGAAGTCGTAGATGAACACGTAGTAGCCGCAATGGGCCTTATCCGTGACCTTGATGTTCACATCGGTGGCAACGGTCTTGGCGTCGCTACCATCGCTCGGATAGAGAACGATTTTACCGCCGCCGACCTTGTACTTGCCGTTCATGGCCGGAACCTCCCATTCGCCAACCAGCTTGTGGTTGGCATCCTGAGTAGGCTCCTCTTCGGTGGTCGGAACGTACTTCTCATCCTCATCCTTGTTGCCGGTGCCGGAACCGGCCCACCAGACACGAATCTTGGCCTTCGCATCAGCACCGAAACCATAGTTCGTATTACCGGTGAACTTACCGTAATCGGACGGCAGACGGCTGATGTTGATTTCATCGAGGATGTCCTTGTTCATACCGGACTCCTGCTCCAACACGGTGGAGTCGTGGTTCGGCGGCAGAACACTCACGGACGTTTCCTGAGCCTTGCCGAACTCATCGATGTAATCGCCCTTGATGTAATCCTGCTGGGACTGGTCTGCCTTGACTTCAACCCAAACCCATGTTCCGAACAGTCCAGCGTCCTCATCGGACACCTGATAATCGTCCAAACCGTTCACACTGTCATAGTCGATGGCACCGGTAGCGGCCTTCGCCTTGACGGTGTTGGTCTGACCGCTCTTGGTGAAGCTGGTGGTCGCGGCGGCAACCTGACGGATGCCATCGGTTTCACGCAGACGCTTCAAATAGTTGGTCGGATTCTCACCATTGTTCTTCTTGATGACTTGAAGGATATGCTTGGAGTCACCGACGAAATAATAGCCCTTGAATTTGACGGGCACGTTGTCCGCCCACTCGTCGTCGGAGGAAGCGACACCGGAGGTCACACGGTCTTCGACCGGGGAGCCACGGGTCAACTGTTTCTTACTGACGCTGGTACTGACGGTCGGCTGAAAATCACGCGACACAGAGAAATGAACATCAGCAGTCTGATTCTCAGGGTCGGGAACCCGCATCAAATCCTGACCGGGGGAATTTAGCACAGCAGCTGTAGGAACGCTTACCTTTACACTTGCCGTAACTGACCCGTTACCGGTCGCTGTCCATGGGACATGCGTTTCCTGCCCGGTAGTAGTTCCATTGACTGTGTTGGTGCCAGTTTGGTCGAACTTTGCTGGACCGTTTAATGTCAGTGTATATTTTACGCCAGCAATATATTGCCCATTACTATTTTTTACACCGGGGTTAACGGTACCGGTACGCTTGCCAGAGGTATAGGCATAGGCGGCATTAAGGTTAGCGGGAAGAGTGTTATATGCATCATTCCAAAGATTCGCCGCATTGGAAGCGACGGCATTGATATCCGCACCCTCCAAACCAGCCGCTACCAGCTGACGGAAATGGCTACTGCCTTGGTCAAGATGCTCATGAATCGCATAAGCAACCGAAGCCTGAGTGAAATCACTGCTATCACCCTTATGCTTCTCAACCAGCCACGCACCAACCTTATGGTTCACATCCGTAGCCTTATTCCAAGTACCGGTATTGGTAACCTGTTCACCGGCCTCAACGCAATACACCGGATTACCGTTCTCATAACGTTGCGGTCCAAGAGAACTACCGTGAGTACCAACCCACCAACTCCCAGAACGCGTCGCATTGAACCAGTAGCCGGGTCCGTTAGGCGTGGCGGCAAGCGCACTACCGGTCGTTATCACTCCAGAAGCCAAGGTAGCCGTCGCCGCAACCAGTGCGACAGCGGCCTTCCCCACCCGTTTAAGAATGGAGTCCTTGACTTTCCGGGAAGTTTTACTCAATGGATTACCCATAGACTAACTCCTCTAGAGGTTTGTATTGTCGTTTTCACATATATCAGGTTTTCTACAATCAACCTTCGGAAAAACGGAATTTTCTTATAGAAAGAGGATATGTTTTTTCGTCTATCCGTTACTGGTACCATTTAATCCAAACACGAAACGAGGCGATGATGTCGAGAACATTCAAGGACAGACCATATGCGCTTATCGAGGACGAGGCCCGTTCACGCGGTTTCAGTCACACTTATGATTGCGGACGGTTTCACTGGGAGTATGTCGAAGTCGCAAAATATGCGTATTCACGGAAGAGGAATCCGCATATTCCGGCACGTCGGTGGGAGGATTGGCGGTGGATTGAGGACGATTGGTATACGGATTACGGGAATAAAACCCGAATCCGTGACTCACTGAGCATCGCCGTTAACGCTTACAACAGCGGCATGATGGATGAGGATTGGGATGAACCAAACGTATATCAGCGGCGTAGACGCTGGTATTGCTAGGATTGGAAGACTGCCGTATTGCTACTGTCTCTTGTTTTTGGGTTGTATAGCATATCTTTTGTTGCGACATGCCGATTCTCGTGTTATAGTGGATTTGTCCGCATTGAAGAGTAGTGTTCGCCTACCCCACATGGGAAAATGAGATTGGAAGACTGCTGTTTACTACTTCCTTCTACTAAACCGAGCACAGAAAAAATAAAGGAGCAACCGACACAATGGAAAAGAGCGAAGACCTTGAGGAGACCCAGACCATCTCCCCACTTGACTTGAATGAGGAAAACGAGAGCAAGAAGAAAAAGCCAAGCAAAAAGACAGTCATCATCGCCAGCACCATCGCGGCAATCGTAGTCCTCGCCGGTGTTGGTGGCTACGCGTATGCGTCCACGAGTGCTTACAGTGACTATGAGTCTCAGGTTGAGTCTGCGAAGACCATCGACGCGAAACTTGTCAAGAAAATCGAAAACGCTCAGAATCTTGCCAAGGCAACGAAGGATACGGACGTTCTTGACAAGACCCTGTTGGGTTCGTTGAATGCGAGTGTCAAGTCTGGTGAGGCGCAGAAGGGCAGTCCGAAGGCGGAGGCCGTCAACAAGTGGATGTTGTGGGACGTGAGCAAGG